GCTGCCAACAAAATTTGAATTAAAGTTTCGTATAGACGATCAAAAGCATTAGTTGATTGTTTTGGAATCAATGGATATTTTGATTCAGAAGTTAAAAAAGATATCGAAATAGAAGTTTGCTGTTCTAGTTACAAAAAGAAAATCCCCATTAATGCAAAATTTAAAAAACTACTGATCCACGATGTAGCTGACACTCTCTGTCACGAGAGTATACATAGAAAGCAATTTAAACTGCGCGGGAAAGATTCTTCTTATGATGGGTCTGGAGTTCCGGAAAGAGACTACTACCTAGATCCGGACGAAATGTTTGCGTATTCAGTAAACATAGCACATAATTTTTATAGGATGTACGGTAATCGTGCAGTAGATCAGCTGAACGATATAGATTCTGCTGTTAAGAAAGACTGCTATCTAGCTGACTATTACTACTGGTTTTACAACGGACAGCCCTTTAGAAAGCTGCTCAAAATGATAACCCAAAACTTAGAAGCGATTTCTGAGGGGAAAGTCTGTCATCGTTCTTTGCTCTAGTCCAAGATAAATATACTATAATATTTTTGGATTGACAAAATGCCTAACTTTCAAATAGCTCAATCGGGTGTAGAACCCGGAACATACGGTGGACTTAACAAAGTACCCTGTATCAAAGTCGATAAAACGGGTAGAATCACCTTTGCTGATAACATCGATATTTCAACTATGTTATCTTCGGTAGAAGGCAGCTTAAATGTAAACGTAAACGGAAATGTCACAGGCGATGTTGTAGGTAGCGTAACAGGAAATGTTTTCACTAACACTATCAGTTCAAACGGAGATATATCAATAACTGTAAATTCGGAACTAAGAGTTGTATCTGATGTTGTAACTGAAGGTAGATTTAGAGGAACAGTTTTAGGAGATGTATACGGTGACGTTACAGGATCAACTTATGGACTGCATACTGGAGCATTGACTACTGACCTAGTCCATGTTACTCATCTAAATGATAGATCATTACCTCCGCAGATTAAGATCGAAACTGAAGAAGACAATCAGCGTTCACACGCTCTTATGATCAAAGGTGCGTTTCCAGGAAGAGATGCACAATCGTTTCTTGTTGGAAGATCTAGAGGCACTCTTGCAGATCCTAAGCCACTAGAGAAAGACGACATCATTTATAGTTTTGAATACTTAGGTGCTGATGCAGATAGTAATCTCACAATGTCCGCTGCTCTATTTTTTGAAGTAGACGACGATGTGAAAAAAGGAGCAGTTCCTAGTAGATTAAGTGTTGTAACTTCTAGCCCAGACGACGGATGGAAATTAGCGTTAGGTCTCGACAAACATCAAGTATTACATTTAGCCAATAATCTAATACCTGCTGAAAGAGTAAATACTGAATCACCCGCATATCTTAAGATCAGTATTTGGACAGATGGAACACATCCAGGTACAGAATTTGCTATACCAGTCTTTCCATTAAAATCATAAGATTTTATCAATAATCGTTTTAAACGATCTAGGTTTGAACTCTGGATAATAGGATTTAAGTTTTTCTATATCCGGAGTTCTTCTCGATGTGCTACCAGGAAGGCTGTCTTTAGTAATCCAATTGATATTTTTAATTCCTAATCTTTGTGCGATCAAGTTTGCAGCATCGACTATTTTTATTTCTTCATCAGACCCGATATTAACAACTTGCCCAGATACATTAGAAATTTTAATCATTGCGTCTACAGCATCTTCAACATAACAAAAACTTCTTGTTTCAGTTGAACCTATCAACTCGTAATTTTCATTTTTAATTTTTTCAACTATATCTTTGAAAAAATGTCCCTGGCCGCTGTGTTCGCTGTAGACATTAAAAAATCTAATAATTAAAAAATCAATAGGACTATTGAATAGATAGTTTTCTGCAAGCATCTTGGGCAGCATGTAACTCCATCTGGGATTGTGTAGATTGCCTATAGTAATATCAACAATTTCAGGAGTGGGGAAAATATATGAGCCTGATACAACTTCGCTACTACTTGCATAGATTAATTTACACTTAGGATTAGATTCTGCAAATTTAAAAATAGATAAGTCTAGTGTTACATTGTTACGCAACACATCATTGGGTTGACTATAAAAATATTTGGTACCATTAGTTGCTGCTAAATGATATATTATATCAAATGTATTCCTAGTTTGTTCTAAGTATTCCGACAAATTAGATCTGACATAGATACAGTTTTTAGGAGTGTAATCTCTAAAACGTTGATTGTTATCCACAGCCGTAACATCGTGATGCAAGCTGAGTTGATTGCACAATTCTCGACCAATTAGTCCACACGCACCTGTGATTAGGATTTTCTTACGGTTACTGGCCATAGTTGGTTGTCTTCTTTCATTGCTGTAAAATAAGTCTGCGGAATACCTAGCTGCTTAAAAGTATTGATCAAAAAATCTAAATCTTTTGGTAAGCACTTGCCTCCGAATGCTCGCATGTTCTCATTTACTTCTAAATAGTTTTGATCGTGATTAACCTGAAGGTATGCATTTAGTACGTTATCGTAATTTGCACCGGCTGCCTTGCTTAGTTCATACATGTGATTTGCAAATACAACTCTTGCCGCAGCCATGTTGTTGCTCAACATCTTAATAACTTCTGCTTCTTCTAATGTACAAAATATACATTCCTCTCCCTGTAACCAAATAGGAACTGCCTGGCTATCGCTACCTACAATTATAGGGCGATCGAAACAATCTTCTTCCCACATACGTTCACGCAGGAATTCTGGCATATAGTAAATTTTATCATTGATTATTTTTTCAATAGATTTACACGTACCTACAGGAACAGTACTTCTAATAATAATAACGCAACTAGGATTAACTGCCTTAAGGCGTTTGATTTCGTCAACTAGTATTTGTATGCTCGCGTCAGTGTCAGTTGGAATACAAAAGAACACATAGTTACACACATACAAGTCTTCAATAGTTGTGCCTGTTAATAAATCGTGTATTACTACAGGACTATTTTTAAGTAAACCTTTGTGTGTGGCCTTTCCCACAATGCCGTAACCTGCAATTCCCAATTTCATTTGAATGAACTCACTTGACAAGAATAAAAAGGAACATTGCTGGCATTAACACCGTAGTGTGTTTCCTCGCTATCAAAGATCCAAACATCACCGGCTTTCCAATTTGTTATATTAATTTTTTCAAATCCCACATAATGCCCAAATGTCCAATCTTCTAAAAAGATTAGATATCTAAAACATCTGTCTATGTTTACACTATGTTGTTCTCGTAGGGTATAGAATGTGTCTGAATGCGTAGGCAATATTAAATTTGGAAGTATGCAAGTCCAACTAACAGAACCTTCTACAACATCCAACACTTTTTTAAATTCTTCAGCATTGACTAATTCGTCATTGAAGCTCTGCAATAGATAACCAGAATTATAAAACTTCCTATCCAAATGATCAAAATTCTTAGCAACAAACGGAACTTGCCTTGCAAACTCGTGGGTTTTTAAATCACCATCCCAAAAGTTTGTTATGTTCCTTACATATTCAATCATTTTTCTTTCTGGCCTTTTCTATTAAATCCTGATATTCTGTATTTGGATGATCTGTTAGATGAGAATGATAAATGTCGATCACTGTCCTAGGTGCTGTGCTATTGAACAACGAAGGAAATACTCCGTGGATAATACTAGCTATGCCCGCATAGATTAATCTTATTCCAGAAATAAACGCCCAGGATAGATGCTCTAGGTATGTAACTTTGCTTTTATTGAGATGTTCATCAAACATAATTTCTAAAGTATTCTCTTAACAATTCGTTATCTATCTTAATACCTGTTAAGAATTTATGTTTATTTAATACTGAGGTCTTTACTATCTCTATCCGTTTGAAATTGTTTTTAAAAAAGTTAGTATACTCGTTTAGTATGTAGGAATCTTTATCGTCCCAAAATGCTAGGTATAGACAATTTTTTACAGTGTCTGTGACTAGGTATGAGTTAGTATTTTTATCGTTAAAATCATTAACAATTTTTATGTCTAATACTTCGCCATTAATTTTAACTAGATCACTTCTGCCCTTATGTTTGTAAAACACTCCCTGTTGCTCAAAAAGATCGTTGGTTATTATTTCTGTATCATATACTGGCAAGGTAACTCCTAGCAGCCCGCCTTGATAAATTTTAATTTTATAAAAATCATCTACGTGATCAAATATCGCAGAATCCTGATATACATTTGATTTATCAATGACTACTGTAAAAATTGGTCCACTAGTTTCATTAGAACCAAATATGCTAGTAATGGATCTAAATACTCCCTGTGCGATGGCCTGTTTTGATTTATCTTGTATGTATGATAAAGTTTGTACATTTAAATTAGGCCATTGGATGTTATTTTTTATGCTAACATCTATGAACCTATCTATCATAAACGGATAAGGGAATATAACAAACTCTAGATCATTTTTAAATTCGTAGATATCGTTTATAAAATCTTCCATTGGAAGCAGTTCATCTAGATCGTAGAATAGGTGTTCAGTTACCTTGTCGCTAATTAATGTTGGTAAAAGATACACAGCTAAACTACTTCCGTGATTTAGATTTCTTACGTGTAAACATTTTCCAGAAAACTTTTTTGAATTTCTCATAGAAACTTTATACAAGAATTCGTGTGTATGTTCTACTATTTTAGGTGTTCCTGTAGTACCGCTGCTAGTGCATCGCATTACTACGTCGGATGGGTTAGGGAAAATATTCTTAGAAACTTCAAACTGTTTATCATCAACAGTAAAATCTATCTCTTTTATACTGTAGGTTCTATTTGAGCAATTTGAAAAAAATATAAATTTAGAAAATGCTTTTGGCTTTTCTTCGATTTCTTTTTTTGAAAAGTCGTGCAAAAATATATCTATAGGTGATAATATTTTTGTCTTTGGATCGTAATATGTAACGTCTGAAAAATCATCATTTCTAGTGTAGTCTACTATCACTATCTTTAAAGACAATTCTGCCGCAGCGAAACACACTGCAAGATAATCAATATTGAGTGTCTGCATTCCTATGAGAATAGATTCACCAGACTGTGCATCACATTTATATTTCAATACATATTTCCAAAGATCGATTTTAGAAACTAAATCTTTTTTATCGTACTGGTGCCCCTTATGTAAAGGTAATCCTATAAAATTATCACTGATCATGTATCTAGAGATAGTATTCTGCATTAAAAATAATCCTCGAGATTTCCTTGTCTTGCTAGATCTAATGTAGCACAATGATACCCCCCACTAAGAGTTTGTGCGTGTCTCATTCGTGTTGGTATGACCGTGAACTTGTGCTGCTCTAATACTTTTATTAAATTAGTTTGATCTTTTCCTACTATTACAGTGTCCTGATCGATACTTAGAATGTTCATTCCGATGTAAGGACTACACGGACTAATACTGCCCGGACCCGATTGTGTAACAGGATTGACATTAACATCTTTAAAATAAATCTTATCCCACTTCTCAAATAATTTAGGACAGTTCTCCGGTGTTACTCTTGTACTGTTTAACAACACCAAACCAGGACGAAGAGGAATGATAGTGCTGTCAAAGTGTGCGAAACTGTAGATATGTTCCGCTGCGTGTAATCTATAACCCCTAGGCTCTAGCGTATTTTTTAACCATTGGAATCCTAACCAATTACCTGTATTAGATATCTGAAACAAAATATCTCGTCCTAATCTTATACAATTAGGAGCATCAAATATAGGTTCTAGGTTATTGAGACTGGGCTTACTCAACTCTTTAAACTGATATGACTCGTCTAATAATCTAGGTTTCGGAGCAGCGATCCATTCAGTTCCGTCTTTAACTGCATCTATCATTATGTTGTGATATGCTCTAGTTTCAAATAGTCTGCTGCGACAAGGACTAGGAGTTTCAATCATTAGATTGTTTAATGGTAATAACAGATCTCTAGGACACCAGGTATACCAACCAGTAGTAGTCCAGTCTGGTGTAGAAAATATTTTAGAATGATCTATTAGTTCTGGTCTATGTACCTTGACCCCTGCTTGTTCTAGTACCGAAGATAACTCGTCGGCATCTTCGTTGGCTTCATCAATTAACCATTGCGGATACTCTCCTTCTAAAGGCTTGACTTTTTCAATGGCATAGTTAGTATAACTCATGCTCATAGTGCTAAGGTCAACTGTGGGGACTCGAGCTTTATCTGCTCGACCTACTACTATTTCTTTTAAAGGATCCCAGTCGTTATTTGATTGTATTTTCATCTTGTTTAAATTTGGTTTTGTCTATTCTCAACATCATAAAAATCCAGTCGCTGTCGGAGAGATTAGATGACGAATGTTCTATCTGCGGAATAAATGTAAAAAATTCTCTATCTTTAAAATTAAATTCCTCACCAGTGCTCATGTGTAGAGTAACTTTTTCCGGATTACTTTTCGATATAGAAAAAGTTAACAACATAGAATAAAGGCTCGAAGAATCAGTATGTTTGACTATCAGAAATTTAGGGCTGACAAAATGTACACTTGCATGTATTAATCCAGAAAGAGTTTCTATATGTTTAATCGTGTTCTTAAAGTGTTCTACAACTCTAGGATTATTTGTTTGCTTGTTCCATTCATTATCTAGAAAAGTTACACATAACCAAGTTCCTAGATCATGCTTCGGGTCATTGTTAATAACTTCTTGCAATGATCTACTATCTTCGTAACTTTGCATTCCTTCTTCAACATTGCTTTTCAGTACCATCCAAGAAGGACCGTCATTAGTTTCGTCATCCTTTGGTTGGGTCAGTAGGAAATCCTTTAACTCTTTCCAGTCTATTTTAGAAACTTCGTCGGCACATATCTGTTTCAGTTCTAGTACCTTATTAAAATCTACATATTGACTAGATAAGATTTCTGCACTGTTATACATTGTTATATGCCCTTATCAAATGTGAGAACCCTGTCTGATTAAACCACTTGTCTATTTCGTGTTGTTCTATGTTGAATTTATCTTTTATGTATAGCAGCTTGTCTGCATTACTTTTTGCCAGTTTAAAAAAATGATCGTAGTTATAGTTGATATCATTTTCTATATCATCTTCGAATCTTTGATAATTTTCTAAAAAATACTTTGTGTTTTTTACTATGGCTTCTAATCTCTCATCTTCGTCGGCTAGGTATGCATAATCTTTTATTAGCATATATTCTTCAAAAGTTTTAAATCCTAATTCTTTAATGTATCTAAACATCTCCGGAGTAGAAGCATGTAAAAATGGATGGCGTTGAACAAATACTCTATAGGTCTTTTCTGTAAGATATCTAGAAGTTAAGTCACTGCTGCTCACACCTTCTGAAATTATGCTTAATACGGTGTTCTTATAAACTGTTGGTTCGATCCATCCTATATTCTTTGTCCACTCGTTCTGGGAAGGACTAGTTCCGTAATGCTTAGATGAGGAATAAACATCGTCTATGGACTGCTCGATTATCTCATCATATCCATCTACATTATTTTTACACCATTGTTCTTGTTCTTCAGTCCAGGGTTTAAAAAATGTATACACTGAATCTTTTAATAAATCGCTTTTTCTAAATTTATTCAAGAGACCTGCTCTGTTGGGCCTGTTAGGAACTCCTCCTAGAAATAAAAATTTATTAGAATTTTTATTCCAGGTATATGTTTCTTTATTTTTATATCCCATAAAAACAGTGTGCATCATAAAATCAAAATGAATTATATTCTTGTATTGATGTTGGTCGTTAACTATGCCTGCAACTACATGCAGATCGATGCTGTTGTCTATTAGATCTATGTTACAGTTGTTATTAAAAAGAAATCCATCTAATAACAACAACCCTAAAATATGTTTGCTATCACCTATCTCTTGCTTTAATAAATCTTCAACGGTGTCTTGTGAAACAGCAAATGTTTCTAAATTAACAATCTTATACATAGTGCTTGTATAATCCCAGACGATTCGTTGGACCGCCCCTGTTGTATTCTGGATAACGATTGTATTCATCTATACCAAATAACACAGTATTGCTAGGTTTAATACCAAGAGTCTTACAAAGTTCTATTTGATGTTTCTTGTAACGCTGAACAATAAAATCTGGAGAGAATCTTTCGATCATTTTATATCCCAATCCTGCTCCTACTCTATTGGTATAGTCGATCTTGTGCAACATTAGTAAAGAATCGTCATTGTCCTCTCTGGTCAGTCTCATACCAACACGAGCATATGCTAAAGGAAATGCTTTTGATAGACTAAACGTAATATCTGTAATGCAGTCAAAATTAAAATTAAAATCTATGTCAGAACATACACCAAAATATACACAGTCAACCAATACAGGAATTTCAAGTTCTGTACAGATACGCAAAGTTTCTCTCATTTTGGAATGCTCGTTACCTGTGTCGCTAAACGGTAGACTGATAACCACTGCATCGTTAGTTTCTAATGGTGCATCTTCTATAAATTTCCAATCCGGCCAGCTGTTCCTCCAGGTCACTTGATGATAGATGTATTCTCCTTTGAAGCAGCGGAATCGTCTTTTGTTATTTTTTATATAAAACTTATCAAATGCTTCTGTGGTTCCGTTGGAAAATACAGCGTATGGAAAATTTTCTATTCCCGTAATGGTGTTTAGTTCAGTAGACTTTATCCACTCTAAGTATCTTTTACAAAATGTCTCGGCATCTATGTTCACAGCCTGAGGTAGGCTGTCCAAAGTCTCTGGATCCATAATAGCAAATGATCCGCCATAGGGTAGAGATCTTTTATCGTTAGGTGGTGCAGTCATATAACTACTTATTCGTTAAATACGCAGATAATTACATATATGAATACCCAAACAGCATTTGATTTTTATTTGAAGAACAAAGATATAATTTGGAAGACTCCAGAAATACCAGAAGACCTTCTCGGTAATCTACAGATTGCCCGATGGATTTTAAACTATTCTAAGATAGGATGGTTGGAACTTGACCTAGACATTGATGTAGAATCCTGGCAAAGAGAATCGGACAAATCTGAATTTCGATTAGTACCACATAGAGAAACAGACAGCAAGGGATGGAACAGTTGTTGTATACACGGTATTGATGTTGATAAAACAGGAGCCTGGACGAACTATGGCTATACTGATGAGTCTCAAGTTCCTTATCATTGGACATCTTTATCGGAACAGACTCCTTCTATAAAATCTTTTTGGACAGATTTTCCTTACGAGTCTTATCGCAGAATAAGATTTATGCAGGTAGAACCTAACGGATATATTAATCCTCATAGCGATGCACCTGGAAAACTACCAGGTGAAAATAATCTTGATATGTTAGACTTCGGAGTACCAATCAACATAGCTATCCATCATCCAGATACTTGTTATCTATCAGTCGAGGGGTACGGAGTTGTTCCTTTTAAAGAAGGTCGAGCATTTATTGTTAACATAAGGAACTATCATAGTGTTATCAATCTTTCTAACATTCCTAGAGTACACTTAATATCACACGGTATACCTGGTATTAAAAAAGAAGAATTTGCAGAGTTAGTCGTTCGCAGTTATATAAAACAGTATGATAAACATTCTAGAATTTAATCCCGGATGGGATAGAAACATAGCTGTATGTTTTGTTGATAACACAAGACAGTATCAGCCTGAGATCCGCGAATTAATAAAAAATCAAGCAGATGGAGTGTTATCTAATCTGTACAAAAAAGGTTATACTGTTTTTCAATGGGTAGATGAGGATGCACTGATTAATCATGTATCTACATTAGGATACGAATTTGCATTAGTGGTCAGCACTGGTACAGAATTTATCAACGGAACTGCATTCTTTGATGCATTATCAAATCTGATTACAAAAGATTTCTTTGTAGCAGGACATATACTAGATCGTGGCGATGCGTATTACGAATTGCATCACCAATGTTATGTTATTAACTTAAAGTATTACAAACAACTAGGTAAACCCGAAATAGGAAAACAACAATTAGGAGCAAAACACAAGCAGTGGATGCCCTGGCGTAGCCCTGAAAACTGGCACGACGACTATACTCCTAAATGGGTCAGCGTAGGAGATGATACTAAGCAGTACCATCATCAATGCCACGGTTGGAATATACTTAGCAAAGGCTTCGAAGAAGATTCTACTATGTTAGTGTTTGACGAAGAACTTAGAAATAATAAAAAACATTTCTATCCTGAAAGTCCTGCTGATTTTTACAAGCAATTAAGTTGGGCATACCATCGACTAAACTACTGTCACGATACATTTGTTCACACAGCCAACACAGAAACTGTAGATCTTCCTATAAAGAAATATGATCAGATTGTTACTCCTGCCAGTGGAGTGTGGTTTACTGAATATCTGTCCGATAAAGGAACAGTAATTATGTACGATTACAACAAATCTTCTTTAGATTATTGGCAGAAGCAATATCCTAATTACAAATTTGTAAAGTGTGATCTTCTAGGCAACGATAATTTGTTAGATTATGTAGACACGAGTATAGGCAATACACTAATAAATCTATCAAACATTTTTAACTACGAAGGAACTTTGTTTTTCTACAGTTTAAATTATAGAAAATATAAAGAAAACTCGTTAATAAGAGATATTGAAAATACAATGCCCGATGCAGATATAAATGTCAGCCTATCGGCAAACATAATTACTGCTGTGCCTACTTGGCATCTATAATCTCTATTAGTAAATTCGCTAGTTTAGAATTAATCGCATCACCTTCGAAATGATTAGGTGCAGAAGGCGAACTATCAGCTGACAGTTCTTTTAAAATTACAGGAACAGTAATTCCATTTTGCCAGTCATATGATTTTTCAAAACACCATAGGTGTATAATTTTTGTATTTTTTAAATTAGATAATACTTCTCTATCAAATCTATAAAACGCAGAAATCATTTCTTCTCTAGCTTTTCTATCATCATACAAAAATTTGTAATAATGTTTTGCAGCATTAACTACACCGTGATTTAATATATTAGAAAGTTTTATATCTTTTAACTTTAAATCCAGCACAGTAGAATAAGTTAAATTTCTAACCACAGGATGATATATTCTGTGATGACTGGTCCAACAAAAAATACACACGTCGGGAGTATCTACAGATGTGAATTGATCTAATATAGTATCCCAATAGCTGCTACCCGGCCGACCTAGATTTACTATATCTGCTTTATAGTTGTTTTTGATTTTTCTAATATAAGTTTCGTAATTAAGAAACCAACTATGCGGGTTACTTTCTTCCATGCAAAAACTATCGCCAAAGAATCCTATTTTCATAGCAGCGTATCACCTACAAGATTTATCATAAACAATTAATTTTCCAGTTTCGTAGTTATCGATAGCATCAATAATTAGATTTGCTACCTTTGAGTTTGATTCATCTGTGCCTATATGATTAGCTGAGTGGAAGAATTTAGGACCTTCTAATCTAAAACAAGATAATGCTGGCCGTATCTCTACTCCGGATGACCACCTATAATCATATGTTACGTTTTCTGGATCTACAGTTCGATCCTCGTTACGTTTTTGTATGTTGCCAAAACTCCATAAATGGATGATTTTAGTTTTATTCTCTAGAGGCTTTAGCACGGTGTTATCAAAATGATACCATGCTGCTTGCATTTCTCTAACAGCTTTTCTTTCATTGTGTATATGTGTGTAATACTCTCTAGCAGCATCGTATGTTTTTCTGTTAAACCAATGTATAGCATTTACTACTGGATCTTTTCTGTGTTCAGGATCCATCACCCATAGGCCTATGTTCCTAATATTTTCATTGAATAATCTATTGCAATCTGTCCAACAAAAAATACATACATCCGGGAGCTGGTCTCGATGCTGGGGGAATTGATTTAAAATAACATCCCATCCGGAGCTTCCTCCGTGTCCCAGACACGCAACCTTAGCACCGTAATGTTTTTTAAGTTTACGTATATAAGTTTCGTATCCATTGCCCCAACTATGAAAGTTACTCTCTTCCATACAGAAGCTATCACCGAAGAACCCTATTTTCATGTATATTCAGTGATCAACAAAGATAGTCTTGTTTGATGTCCGATGTTAGCAGCACCGTGTACATCGTAAGAGTCTAAAAATACAAATACATCGCCCTTCTTATAATCGGTCATTAGCTTGTCATTGTATATAAACACGTGACCTGAATGATAATCTTGCAAAGGTATCCAATATCGTGTACCATCTCTTTCATAAACGTGAGGATCTGAATGCATAGGCATATACTGGCCTGGTAACAATTTTGTAACCCACCAGTGATAATCGTTTTTTAAGAAAGGAAAATTTAATTTAAAACTTAAATCAGGTGGGTCAAATACAAACCAATGAACGCCCTCTAGGTCATATCCAGCATCTCTAGCCTTTTTATATTCGTCACTTTCGTGTTTAAAAGCTGGAGGCCAATCTCTAGGTCTGGCTTTTCCGTCCTTGGACATTATTTCTTCTATCCATTCGTCTTGTATAAATTCGGCAAAATTGCCGATGTATTTCATTGCGTCTGTCATATGCTGATATTTATGGAGTAGTTACTGGGGTAATTTTAAATTGTCTAAATTTTTTCTTGCGGCTAGCATCGAGTGTAACCGGAATACTCAAACACAATGTATCTTTTTGTTTGTCAAACGCACACAGTTTGCACACAGGAATCGATTCTGGTAGCCGTTGAACGAACTCTTTAATTAATTCATATTCGTCAAATGGATTGCAGCCTTTGTATTTCTCTAAAACTTCCTGGGCTTCTGGTTCGTATCTAATCTGCAATTTGGCTTCTGGATAGTTTGTAACTGGCGGACATTTATATAAACGACCATTTTGGAATGTGTATGTATCTTTCCAAGCACAATTCTGATGGCTTGCTTCCTGATCCCCACCCATTTCAAAATATACTATACCATTTTCAACCGTCTTATGATACGGTGGAGCCATTTCAGTTACCTGCTGTAATCGTATTGCTATCCGACCATCTAAGTAATACTCTATCATCTTCCATTCTTTGAGATGGACTTTTTCTTTTTCTATAGTAGTAACTCGATCCATCCAGGGAGATAGTATGTCTAAAACATCTTTTCTTTGTTTTTCAAATGTACTTTCATCGTGACAAGAAACTTGTATCCAGGTTTTTTGATCTTGTACAAATTTTCTAGACAGTTCTTTTCGTTGGGCAAGGCGTGTACCATTAGTTAATATTTCTAGTCTAGCGTCTGGCCATAACTGTCGAACATTATCAAACCATAATTCTAATTCAGGATGCAGGTATGGTTCCCCTCCGCACAAGGATATGTATTTTAAATCTAAAATCTTAGCCCATTCTTTGTAATATTCTTCGTAAGAGGTCCACTTAAATGTTCCTAGAAAATCATACATTGCTAATCCTGTGCAATGACTACAGGTCATGTTACAAAGATTGTTAACCATTATAGAAACGTTTGTTTCTATTAATATTTTTTCATTCATAATTAATTTTAAAATCGTCCGTTGTTATCTGTTTAAAATCTTCTAACAATTCTCTCTCTAATCTAAATGATACCTTAGACGAATTATGAAAAAAGTCTGCTAGTTTGTATTTCTGATTAGCACGATTTAAAAATGGACTAAAGATCTTATCAAACTTGTATCTATAATCGTGCTGTTCATACGCAGGTTCAATAGAAATGTCAATTAGATCTGTCGGAGTTCGACTAGTAAACAGCAGCTCTCTTACTACAAGTTGTAAACGTGGAATAGATCCGTAATTGGTAGCAGCGTGTATATGACTAGCATCCATGTATGCCCATCGATTATCTCTAACACATTCGTGCATTACCTTATTATCTAAATCAATTAGATAAGATTGTTCGCCTGTTAAATTTAAGTGCCAGCGATTGTCTATATCAGCGTGTGCCATGTAACTTTCGCCGGGCTCTAATTTGATAATACGTGCCTGTCCAACAGTGTAGGGAAGTGTATTTAAAACTTCTTCCCAGGCCGTGCCCTTATAAATCTCTTTAATAGTCCATTCATCATAAAAGAAATTACCAGTTGGTTCGTTAAGTACCGCACTATCATCCTGAATAGGACATTCTTTAAGGGCCTTCTCAATTAATCCATCTGGGCATTGCCATCGTTGCTTCTTAATCATAGAAATATTTATGTGCTACTATAATGATGTAAATACGTTTATGAACCTATACCTTAACCCCGAGTGGAAAAAGATTGGAATTAGCATAAGTGGTGGAGCAGACAGTGCGCTATTATCATTTTTAATTTGTTCTAATACTGATGCAGAAATACATTTTACCAATCAGATACGACTTTGGAAAACTAGACCTTGGCAGGAATACGTAGCCGATAAAGTAATAGGTTGGTTTCAGAAACGTTTTAAAAATAAATTTTATGTACATCGAAATCTAATTCCTCCCGAATTAGAATGGGCAGACAAAGGTCCTAATATTATCGACGAATACGGAAAGTTGAAAAGCGGTAATCAAATCATATTGAGATCGCACAATGAATATATCGCTCACAAATATAATTTAAATGCACTATATGGGGGCATAAACAAAAATCCAAATATTCCGATAGACGGCTCATTGAGTGATAGAGATGAAGGACATATACCTCCGTACTTTGAACATAATGGAATTAGTATTTGTCATCCGTTCGTACACACAACTAAAGATTGGATAGTAAAACAATATTATGAAAATCATATTGAAGATTTATTAAATCTAACTCGCAGTTGTGAGGGAGAATTTGAAGGTATTGATTATCAAACCTATCAACCTGGTCAATATGTTCCTACTTGTGGGAAATGTTTTTGGTGTAAAGAAAGAGCCTGGGCAATTGAATCATCCAAGTAAAACCTTTTGTATGCATCCTTTTACAGGATTAGCAACACGCGAAGACGGTGCAATTAAAATATGCTGCCGCAGCCAACCTATTGGTTGGATACAAGAACAAAGTTTAGAAGAAGTGTGGAACAGTGATAACATGAAACTGGTCCGGCAACAGGTCTTACATAATGAAAGACCTGAAGTTTGTAAACCTTGTTTCGATCTAGAAGATCAGGGAGTTGAAAGTCTACGCCAGCGTCACATTAATGGCGTCATTCCTGAAGCACGTATTAACTTATATCCACACGCACTAAATGGAATGGATCATAACTTCAATATGCCATTTACATTTCCTACTATTGAGATTAAACTTAACAATCTTTGCAATCTCAAATGTAGAATGTGCAATCCGTTGGATAGCACGAACTGGAAAGATTGGGATGAAGTTAAACCTTTCTACGAAAAAGAAAACAATTACCTAGTACCTACTGTAGCCAAGTTAGTTAAGACTCCCGGACAATACATAGGACCGTTTGATAACACTGATAATTGGTGGAATAGTTTTGAAAAATTACTTCCTCATTTTAGACGTGTAGAATTTGCAGGCGGCGAACCTCTAATGGATCCGCAGCATTATCGAATACTAGATATGCTAGAGCCATATGGCAAGAATATAGAATTAAAATATGCCACTAATGGCACAACACTAGGAATAAAGGGAGGAAGAAGTGTTCACGAATATTGGCCTAAGTTTAGATCAGTTGCCGTTAATGTCAGCCTTGACGGCGTTGGGAATGTTTACAATTACATACGCACTAACAGTAACTGGGATTTGGTTGTTAACAACATACGAGAAATACAAAAAATCAAAAATGTTACGCGAATAGTAGGAGCATTTACCGCGCAGGCCGCTAATATATTACAGGCTGCAGAATGTGTAGATCATTTTATCAACGAATTAGGAATAGTATTCTATAGTCATAGAGTAAGTTACCCTAATGTGTTATCTGCACAGGTATTGCCTCAACCGTTAAAAGAAGAAGCAATTAACAGATTGAAATCAGTAGAACAAAGACTGTTTACGTTTCCAGCTATAACAGAAAATGCTTTGCTAGAAAAAGTAACAAGACAACAAATCAAAGATAATATAAATTATCTACAGGCTAAAGATCAAAGTCATCTATGGAACGACTTTGTTGAATTTAATAAAAGATTAGACAGCACACGTAATCAAAGTCTAACAGATGCTGTGCCAGAGTTTAAAGACTATGTATAAACTTTCCGACATAAAAAGTATACACTTGGAATTAACCACAAGATGCCAAGCTAGGTGTCCTATGTGTCCTAGAAGAATCAATGGTGGAATATTAAATCCATTGTTTGAAATAACAGAAATTGATCTAGATGTATTTAAAAAATGGTTTCCTGAAAGTTTTATTCAGCAGTTACAGGGAATTAATCTATGCGGGAATCTTGGAGATCCTATAATTGCCAAGGATTGTTTAGAAATATTAGAATACATTAGATCTATAAATCCTTCTGTTATATTGAATATGCACACTAATGGAAGTGCTAGAGATATCAAATGGTGGGAAAGATTAGCCAAGCTCAACATAAGGGTAGCATTCGGCATCGATGGACTAAAGGATACACATCATTTGTATAGGATCGATACTGACTTTGATAAGATAATAGAAAATGCTCGGGCATTTATACAAGCAGGCGGTAACGCTGAATGGGCTATGTTAGCGTTTGCTCATAATGAACACCAGATAGAATCCTGCAGATCTATGTCTCAAGATTTAGGATTTAGAAAATTTACTGTTAAACACACATCTAGATTTCAAGATGATAAACTGCACGTCATTGACGAGCGAGGAAAAACTACACATATACTTCAACCAACAGTTAAGAGCAAGGAGATGATTCCTAAAATCGTAGAATCATTGAAAGTAGAAAAACCTTTTATAAACTGCAAGGTGCAAAATAATAAAGAATTTTATATAGGAGCATCGGGATCTATTAGTCCTTGTTGCTGGTTAGATTTTAGTTGGATACTTCCTAGACACGAAAGCAGAGTAGACTACATGGATCAAATAGATATGCTACCTAGTCTAAGAGAAAATACACTTGAAGAAATTTTTAATTCTGACTATTTTCACAAGATAGAATCTACCTGGATGAATAAACCTCTAAGAGAATGTAGCAGACAGTGCGGATCATTTGATAAGTTGGGAGAACAATTTGTACAAGATCACTAGTTCTTGGCCACATCAGGATCAACTTAAAGTAGAGTGGAATCTAGGCAAGCGGTGTAACTACGACTGTTCATATTGTCCTAGCAGCATACACGATAATTACAGTCCTCACACTGATATAAACGTTCTCGAGTCAGCAGTTGATACTTTATGTGAAATAGGTAAACCCTTAAGAATTAGTTTAACTGGTGGAGAACCTTGCGTTCATCCCGACATCGAGGATTTTCTAGAATACTTAAAAAGAAAATATGTGTTTTGGGTTAACGTAACTACCAACGGTACCAGAGGATATAAATGGTATTTAGATAACGAAATTTTTTATAATCATTTAGTATTCAGTCTGCACTTCGAACAAGAATGGATGAGAGTGTTTGACACTATTCTTAAGTTTTATGACAGCACCGAGCGTGATTTTCATGTTAATGTAATGGCGCATCATAAACACATGCACAGTGTTCGTACGGTAGTGAAAAAATTCCAAGAGTTAGGCATCAGGTATGCTGTTCGTAGGATAAGATGGACTGATGGAGATCATAATATATTTGATGATTTAAGATATGACGGTGACGATCTAGAATGGCTATTAAGTCAAGATGCAACTGCCAAGCCCAATTGCAGAATAGATGACCAACAGATAATACATGCTAATGATATTATTAAGAATCACTTGAATCAATTCAAAGGATGGACTTGTAATGCCGGAATTGAAAGTTTGATGATTAACTGGAACGGTGAAGTACATAGAGCAACCTGTAGGGTCGGTGGAAGCCTTGGCAACATATACGAAGGAACATTTGAAATTCCTTCCAGTCCAATTGTTTGTACTAGAGATTGGTGTACTTGTGCAGCCGATATCCCGCTAACAAAATACAAAAATGATTGAAACTACTGCTATTAATTTAAAAAATCCTTCCGGATTAATGATAACCTGGGATATGTTAAGAAGGTGTAACTTAGATTGCTCCTACTGCGAAAGCACCAGACACAATAATTACAGTCCTTACCCCTCACTAGAAGAATTAAAAGAAACTTTCAACTTCATTAAACAATATACTGACTTGTATAAAGACAAAAGAGTATACAAAGATCACAGCAATATAGATTTTACCGGAGGTGAGCCTACGGCTAATCCTAACTTCTGGCCTTTAATTGATTATATAAAATCCGTAGGAGGATTCAAATTAGGTCTTACTACCAACGGAACCTGGGGACCTCAATTCACAAGCAAGATCTTAGATAACTTTATACACGTTACTATCAGTTATCATACGGAAGCTTCTCCGAAATTAAAGTTACGCAGCTGGAAGAACATCATTGAATTGCATAAAGCGGGAATGAGTGTGCAGGCCAATATAATGTTACACTGTGACCACTTCGATGAAGCTGTTGAGATTTGTGAAAATCTAAGATCTAACGGTATTACAAAGATAAACCCTGTGCCCATCGGTGATGGTAACATGGAACGCAAGGGATGGTTCATAGATTCAGAAGGTAAGAATCGTAGAACCAGTCACGAATATACTAAAGAACAACAAGATTGGTTCTTTAAATTTATGAATCTTGATAGATCGGCTGAACAAAAACAAGAAGGAACTAACATAGGTCGAGCCTGCTGCGGTGGCAGATGCACTACAGGAAAAGTCAACGGCGAGTGGACTGAGGTAAAGTTAGTAAAGAACTGGTTTAAAGATTGGCATTGTACAGTTAATTGGTTCTTTATGCACATTGACCAACATACAGGAAATGTCTTTCATCATCAAACTTGTCAAGCTACATTTGATGGCAAGGGTCCTATTGGTAATATAAAAGAATCACAACAGATCCTAGATAATTTAAAAGAGTTTTTAAACAAGGATAAACTTCCTGCAATCGTATGTCCTAATCAGAGATGCGGTTGTGGTATGTGTGTACCTAAAGCACAATCGTTTGAAGATTTTAAACAGCTTTGGAAAGAAGTTACAACGGCTGAATTGGAATAAATTTATTAATTCCGGTTTCAAAACCGCACTCACATATGTCTTTCTGACAAACTATCGGTTTGATATTGGGACTAAACTCTCTAACAAAGTTCTCATCATAGAGATTATAAAAAGAATCTCTCCCGTAAACCTTCTGTTTACAATTGCCACCTATACGGCCTGTCTGAAATATTTCAAGATGATCTACACCTAAGTTACAGATCCATCCTTTGAATTTATTTTTCCCTTGTAGAGTAAGCCAATTATCTGCAACAAGTTTCTTTTTTCCGTTCTCGATCACCCATAGTTTATAATATTCTTTGTAGGGCAAAGTAAACCACCACCATAGATTAGGCCAACGTTTGAGAGGCTTCTCGAGATATTGAACTTGATCAGAGTTGTATCTACTTTCTCCGTTAAAGTGTACCCATTTGGCAACTATAGGCCAACGCTTTTCGCTGCCCCTTAACATCTCTAATATGCCTTTGCACTTATCCCAATGTGCAGGATCCATTAATACATTGGCAACTAGATTAGTTTTTTCTCTATAAAGAGCATCCCCTACATCGATAATGTGATGCGGTTTGGCATATTCGTGATGCACAGATATTTCTACAGCATCAAACAACTTAGCATGTTGTTTCCACCAGTTGCTACTTTTGTAACCATTAGTTGATAATCGGATAACTGCATTATAATTTGATTTTAAAAACTTACATAAGTCAGGCAACTTCTTCCACAGTGTAGGTTCACCACCTACTAAGTAGAATTCAAAAACATCTTTACCGTTATTTTTATAAGTGTCTAAAAGATATTTTAAATTTTTAATTAATAATTCATAATCTGGCCAGGGATGATCACCTTCGTTGCTGCCAGGAAAGCAATACGAACATTTGTAATTGCATAGATTACCTAACATAAATTCTATGCTAAGAACATTTGATTTTCTGCTGTTAATAACACGAGTCAGCATTTGTACTTTTCCATTATTTCATCAAACATTTCTTTTGTTTCTGCTTTAGGAGCACACAGTCCACACCAACAACTATGTTTCTTACAAATTATATCTGGTAATGTATCGGTTGATATCCGTTCTTTTAGGTCTTTTAAAATTTTATCTGAGTCTTTTAACATCCCTATGACTCCAACCTTTCCCTCTAGATTCATTCTACAGTCTTTATTAGTATAGATCTCTCCTGTTGTTTGCCTAATGTAGAGAAAGAATCTATTCACAGAACAATGCCAGCCTTTAAAATTATTTCCTTTTATGTAGGTTGTTTCTTTATCTTTGTCTGTGCATAGTACTTCTCCCCCGCAGCAAGCTCTGCCCTGAGAAGAAAGATTGATACCATTTCTAAAAAATGAAATGACCTTAGTTGTAATCGGAACTTGTTTTATTCCTGTCAAGTATTCAGTTTGTTCAGCGTTGTAATTAAATCTAAACTCAGTCCAAGTATGATCTAGTTGTCTTGGAGTATAACTTATATTGTTTTCTTTACACCATTCAACAATCTCTACACACCTATCCCAGTGTTTAGGATGCATCAATACGGAAACTTTAAAATTCTTTTTTTGATCTCTAAGATAAAGAACATTAGATTTAAATAGTTCCTGTTGCTTAGGCAAGCTTTCTGAATGAAAACTCATTGTAAAGTAGTCAACAAGATCTGCAATACGTTTCCATCGATCGGTTCCTGTAGTTCCATTTGTAATCAATGCTACATTCAAGTTCCAATCATTGTAGAGGCTTTTCTTTTTTCTCAAGTACTCTAATATTTCTATAATATTTGGATGGAATATACTTTCTCCGCCTTGGATATTTAGATTTGCAAATCTTATATGCTCGGGCCTATCCATCATGTAAAGATTGAGATACTCTACTATAAAGTCAATTGTAGATAAACTATCTTCTAAACTAGGATGATCTATCTTATTGTCGTGCCCATCACCGCAATAACTACAATCAAGATTACATTTTAAAGTAGATTCCCAAGCTACTTGAAATGAGTGATGATTATTAGTTTGATCTAAAAACTTAAAATCTGGCATTATTCTATGAATTTTAATTCTGGGAAGAAAGTAGAAAACTTTGTATTTCTTACTTTATCTAACTCTGCGAGATATTCTTTTAATGCTGGTAACAAATGACTGTTGTCTGCCGAATCCATAAATTCTAGTACAGCTTGCCAGCGGCGCCAACCATAAGGATTCTTTTTCCAAAAGTCTTCATCCTGTCTGTAATTTTCGTGTAACCAGGTTGCAAATTCTGCAAATGATTTTCTTACTTCTGCTTTATCTTCTTGCGGTAAACATCTAATATCTAAAAATGTAGGTATGTAAAGCAGATGCATATTAAAGATACCGCCACCTGCTTGTATTCCGCCCGTGACATTTTCAAAATTTATCTTTTTAAAGTTCTGTTTTATCTTCCATCGAGCAAAGTCTGGCAGATGTTTGATGTTTAGTATCTGTATAGCTGTGGCTATACTGACTTGTATATTGTCTGGGGTGTTATCTAACCTGTGCAAGTTCTTTTCGATAACTGACCAATCGCTAGGATATCTTATGTAATAATTTTTATCACCATAAGCATCTATGCTAAATCCTACTTTAACTTTTTTAAATTTTGTCCATAGATCAATGATCTCTTCATTTACTAATAATCCGTTTGTGTTGTATCTGATTAGGATCTTATCCGCATATCCTTGACTGATTATTTCTTCTAAAAACTTTTTGTGTTCTTTTATTAGTAAAGGTTCCCCGCCTGCAAAGTAAACTTGTTTTAGATTAGGAATCTGTTTATACATTTCTTTCCAGAAGTCTGGATTTTCGTGCCAATAATTGTTGAACTCCTTTTGGTCCCAACTCATTTGACTCTTCAATGCATCGTGTTTGAATAACGGATAGACTTTTTTATGATCTGCTACCCACAAACTCGAATCGTGTGGACTGCACATAACACATTTTAAGTTACAGGTATGGCCTAATCTAAGATCTAGATAGACTAACTTCTCCGGCACAGTGCCATCTTGAGCAGTCTGTTCTACTAACTCCTCTAAATCGATTCCGTCCAAAGACCAGGATGCTGTTTCCCAAATGCGCTTGCTGGCTATTCCTTTGCTTTCTTCTTCAAAACATTTACGACAGCTAGCAGGAATTTCATTGCGCAGCATCGTTGTTCTAACCGAACGCATGTATTCGTTATTCCAGGCGCTCATAGGAGTTTCTCTACCGAAGTTAGCAGGTCGTCCTGTTTCGTTTTTTACTAATCCTACTATATGATCTTCGCCAGCACCAGAGGCATTTGACGAACAACATAATCTCATGTCGCCATTTGGTCTAGTTGCAAAGTGTATCCAGGGCAATGCACAAAAAGTATTGCTGCCGGTCATCGATGCTATTTTATTTTGCCAATGGCCTAGCTCAGTATCTTGAGGTTTAATCCAAAATTCTTCCATTAGATCACCCTAGGTCCGTTTGCTATAAACGTAGCACAGATCCATTTCTCGCCTTTGGTTATTACTGTTGACTCGTGTACGCCAGACTGATTAATTGATTCATCTGGATAGTCATATTCTAGCCAAGCCATTGAACCTTTTTTAGGCTTTATCGAAAAACCTAATACAGGAAAACTAAGTTCTCCACCTTCATAATCATCATTCAAATAGAATATAGCAGTATGCTTTCGATCTCCGCCCTTTTCATAATATTTGATCTTCCTTGGTTCTAAAGGAAAATCTACGTGTAGATCAAAAAACTGACCTTGATCGTATCTATAAATGTCTCCAGCTTCAATATGACTTCGAGGTACTCCTGTGACTTGGGTTATTATGGCCCAAAAGTGTTCTCTGATTTCTTGTGGCGTATCCCAACTTATGTTACGTTGTTCAATTCCTTCGTGTACTTGTCCGTCTGACTGCTGATAGGATTCCCACCCTGCTCTAGGATTCATTCCGTCTTTATTAAACTTGTCAATGATATAATCACAGTATTCGTGATCAACAACATCTTCGTAGACGGCAACTAAAGGCATTTCTGAATATACTATTTTGTTCATAAATCTATCTGTGGATATAATTTTTGTAAATCTATTTGTTTAACTTGCTTCTTTGATTTGTAAGATTTCATAAAATCATACAACTCCGGGTTTACTTCTTTTAAAAATTCTTGTCTTAGCTTATCAATTGAATTACTATAAAAAATAAATTCATCGAAGTACTCAGTATCTTCGTTGTTTAAAAATTTAAGAACTTCCGGATATGGTTCAACTGAAGATCTTATTTTATTTTTATACTCGGCGGGCAAAGAACTTATTCTTAAAAATTCCGGATAGAATAAAAATTTCTTCTCTAACCCAAACTCAGGAAATTCTTTCTTAATAAATGAATCTAAGTCTTGTAACTTATTAACATTGTATATATTCACAAGAGTCGACACGCCGATAAAAGTACTTTCGGGAGGTCTTGATTTCATTAAAGACCGCAAGAAATTTAGTGTGTTAACAATATCATCAAAGTTTGACTTTCCTCTAATGTATTCATTCAATCCGCCGTATGCATCTATGCTAACAAACAAATCAAGATACCTACATTTTTCAAACGCTTCTAAAATGTATCCTGAAGGTGTGACCATTCCGTTAGTGTATGTAGAGATTACAACTTGAGATATTTCTCCGGAGGTCGTAAAGTCTTTAAAAAATTCTTGAGCTCTAGGACTTATTAACGGTTCACCGCCCCAAAATTTAATTTCTTTTAAATGTGTCTTATCTATTTCATTATGTCTTGTTGTTAAGATAAACTTTTTAGGATTGATTGTCTTACCTAATACTTCTATTTCATCTTCATACAACATATGACTATTAGTAGATGCACACATTCTACATTTTAAATTACACAAGTTATCAAACTGCATTTGAATTGCGTGGATCTCAACATTATCAACATATCCGTATCGGTTAATACTTCTTTGCCTCATAGATTCTACACCGGCAGCTTCTTCGTTATAACATTGGTCGCAGCCTTTAACAGGTTGGCCGGACAACAATTGATTCCTGAACTGTTCTAACACTCCTGTGTTAAAAGACTGATCGAAGGAATCTTTTATAAAAACTTTATAAGCGTGATTTTGACAACAGGGCTGTAAAATGTCACCGTTGAATAGAACTACTTCCCTAAAGGGCAAAGGACAATACTTGGAAGTCATTAATAAAAATCCAAATGATCTATGTTTATAATTTTTCTAAATTCTTTACTAAACTTACAATCTATTCTTAGTCCGTATTCTTGTTCTAAACTGTGTTCTCCACCGTGCCAATCTTGGTCGTTCCAGAAAGCGGCATGTGAGTTTACATAGTGTTTGTCTTGTGTGTCTGGATCCCAAATATAGAACCCACGTTTGGTACGATAACGTATGTGTATAAACTCATTGTTATGAGGAGTATAGTAGTCGTTTTCAAACACACCATTCTTAGCATCTAAGTCTCTGTGCTCAAAAGCCTTACCGTTATGGTCGCAATGAAAGAATATCACACGTCCAATACGATCTATCACACCGTGTGCCTGCAAACTTTTTACCCAACTTACTACGCCCGGAAAGAATCGACTTTCTTCTGTTAGCTGACGTTCAGCATTGCGTTCATTCCAGTCGCCTTCATTCCATAGGAAATAATATACGTAAGGATCATTAGCACCCAACACACTCTTAAGATAACGTGTGAATAAATTGCGCTGTTTATAATCTTTAAAGTCTGTAGGATAGATTTCTTTTCCCTGCACCTTAATAGGATGATCATCGGGTAGTTTCTGATATTCTTCAAACGCTTTGTAGATTGGTTTCCAATCGATAACATAACTACCTCTGCTTTGATCAAAGCCAGGTGCCATCCAAGTTCCTTCCTTGGCATAATCTCTAGCCAAAGCAAAACCTTTACAGATCTCAGCGTGTAGATCTATAAATCCTTTTACATCCAAAAACGGATCTAAGTTAATGTAGGGCTTACCGCCAATACCTCTAATCATAGCAATACTTAGCTGATAAGTATTTGCATGAATACGGATTACGAATATTACTACAATGATGTTCCTGGCAAAGGCCTTTGCCGAAATAATTTAATCTACACAAGCCTTATAAGCAAAGACCGTAAAACATTTTGCCAATGGTATCATAACGATACTGAATATCATCGAGGACAAAATCAAGTCGTAGATTCTTCTTTAATGGAAGAAAAATGGTTGCGTGAAGTAAATTATATTACACAGATGCGTAATTCGTTTCCGGACTTGGTACCAAAGATACTTAATATAGATCTAGACAAAAGAAAAATCTATCTAGAAATCGACGGTTATGATTTTTGGCAACAGGCAGGGACTGTAGAACAAAATTATGACAGCGTTCTTCCTGATTGGAAAGAACAGATGCTTGACATATTTAGAGCACATAGACAATTAGGAATCTATAAGTATAGTCTACACCCTAGTAGTTACTTTGTAATTAATGGAAAATTAAAAAGCATCAATTATTTCTTTTGTTACAAAGATCACGAAGCTCCGATCACGATTAACAGTGTGTTGAGCCACATCAGTGAAGATAGACAAAAGGATCTCTATTTAAAAATAGATAAACTAGGACTGTCAGTCGATAGCCCTGTTCCGTTTATTGATTTACAGATGCTGGCATTTGATAGTTTTAAAAATAATTTTCCAGACGATTTAATGGAACAAGCCAAAAACATATACAAATAAAATGATATTCAAACCATATTTAAAAATGTTAGACATCTACTACGGTGCAAGATGTAATTTGTTTTGCAACCAATGTGACACTCGTAGTGATACTATCAGAGATACAACTAACGATCCTGACCTTGAAACTATATTCGAGGGGATTCGATTAGCAAGAGAAAAGTTTGAAATCGAACTTTACAGCATGATTGGTGGCGAACCCTTGTATTACCTTGATAAAATAGATGCTATCCTTTCATACATAAGGTCTCTTGATCCGGATACTCCAATACAGTTCTCTACAAACGGAACATTATTGTCTAAAAGAATAAATGAAGTTTCTGAATTACTAAGAAAACATAAATGCAGTCTATTTGTGTGCAATCATTTTTCATCATTTGATGCATCGATGTCAGAGAAAATATCAAACAGCGTTGACGAATTAGTAAATCAGTTAGGTCTGAAACCCGGTGATGCTAACAAATTCTTGTACGACTTTATGAAATTAGACAATCCTAGAAACGATCCGTTCTTTGCTAAGTGGATTGATATTAATAAAGATTACAGCCAGGGAGAACAACCCAACGATCTTTACTATCACGACAACGAAATATTTGTACACTTTAGACCGCAAGGAGAATTTAAAAAGAATCATTATATGAAAGATGGTAAACCTAAACCATTTCAAACAGGACTACCACATCTTTCGTATAAGCAAGGATGTAGTAGTCCTATGTGCAGTTTTCTAATAGACAAGAAAATATATAAATGTGCTGCACTTGGCACACTAAAAAGATTGTTAGAATTTCATAATAGTCTAGATGATCCGGACTGGAAAAAGTATCTCGATTACAATTATCTAGATTTAGAAAACTGCACAGACGGCGATGTGATGAAATTTCATTTAAGTAAATTTTGTGCCATTGCAGAATGTGATATGTGCGGAACCAAATATTTTAATAGATCCAAGGAAGATGTTACCAATGTACAAGTTATTAGAATGGACCTCTGATCTAGATCTAACTGACTTTTATAATAAAGCTGACCAAAAAGGTTTTTACAATAACAGTAATCAACAAAGAATGATAGACTGTTTTAAAAACGAGAGAGATTGGAAAGCTTGGATACTCTACGAAAATGATCAAGCAGTGGGTAGTGTAGTCTCTCACACTTTTGATGATGTAATGGGTACGGGTAGTTACAGAGTGTTGGCGAGATGCTGTGTACTAACAGGTGCTAGATCAAACGGTGGAATGATGACTGCTCGAGTGGCAATAGGTCAACATCAAAACATCACCGATCAATTCTTCCTACCTGCTTGCATTGAGTGGGCTGGAGATAATATCTATGCAACCTCTAATGAAAGTATTGTTGCTAGCCAAAGATTTGTACACAGAACTTACTTCCCTACTCTTGAAAAACTAGGAATCGTTGAAAAAGTTAAAGATGTATTTTATAGAGGAACTGATCAAACTGTTTGGAAAATAAAAGTTGATAAGTTCTATGAAAATTTAAATCGTTATCCTAGATGGATCTAAATTTGGATTAATCCTGTATAGCTGCTCCCTTAGATAAGGAGTCAGCTTCCATCTAAATTCCATTTGTCTTACAACGGGATGTCTAGTCCAGAACACAATCGACTCTATTATATCGTCGTGGCTAGTGGTATAATCACTAACAAACGCAGCAGGATCATTGTCAACTGTTGTGCCTTCGATAAAACTAAGATCTAAATGCAGTATAGGTATTCCGTTTGGATCTAAACTTATCAATCTACATTCTTCTGCTAACTCTTGCTTGTCTTTCACATATTGCGTAGGTATAATTTCTGGATAAAATCTACTGACACTGCCCATAACTACCATAGAATCAACTTTATTCTTTAGTGCTTGTAGCAACTTTAACTGCTGTCCGTCCCTGTAGGCATTGTTAATAAACAACTCACAACCAGACGCTTCTTCGACCACTCGATCAAAATCTTTATCAATGTCGTATCCATTACTGCGAGACAACCCTACAATTTCTCTACAGCTATCTTGCTTGAGAGCATCATATATAGATTTGCCAATGCCGCTGGTGTGACCAGTTATAACTATCCTCTTACTCAATTCTTTTCTCCGTGAATAAACGATACACAAGTTACTGTTGGATTAGCAAGCCAAAAATCAATAACTTTACCTATTGTTTCTGGATCATTATAACTTGCACCTGTTAGTTCTAATAACAATATATTTCTGTCACTTGTATTCGCTACTTCTAATACACGTTGTTTTAATTCTTTTTTATTCTGACTATATTCAGGCATACTAGGATCGGGATAGTCTGCGGCTACGCTACCCATTACTACTATATTTTTAATTCTAGAGTGTAATTCATTAAAAAGATCTATTTGCAATTTTCCGCCGTAAGCATTATTAATAAACAAATTACAACCTACTGCCGAAGTAACGATATCATCACCTCGATTTAATCCAATAACAAAATATCCCTTCTTGGTAAAATATTCTTTTAAAAATTTACCAAGTCCTCTAGTTGTACCTGTAATACAAACTTTAAACATACATCACCACAAATTCAAAATATATTTAGGTTCTAGTCCGCAGTTAGATCCGGCGTGCCAGTATCTCCTATCTGCCCATTTAAATGTATCGCCTTGCGCTTTGTTATAGAAGCATTGATCTTCTACTATAAAAACGTGTCCGAACTTTGGTTTTGATATATGACAATGATATCGGACCATAGGAGGTAACTTAGATAATTGTTCTTCCTGATCGTTTACATCCCAATGTATAGGAGCAAAGTGTCCAACATCTATCCTACTGATCCAGGCAGTGCGATAAGTTTCAATATTGTAAAATCCACAAAACTTATCAATCACTGAAGAATCAAATTGCTTACCTGGAAGATACATACTCCATCCAACGGTGCCGCCTTCATTTAGATTTTTGTATCCGGCATGGTCCCATAAGTCCGAGACTTCTTTAAGACCAGGAATGTCATCACTTTTCTTATGACTAGGTCCTATGTATTCCGGAGCAGTCGATGCACACTGTTTTATTATTTCATCCCAATCTATTATCTGAGAACAGTTTCCTATGTATTCTATCATCTAGGTTTTCCTAAAAAATGAAATAGGTAATAGGGCTCTGAACCACAATTAGTTCCAGCATGCCAATTCCTATAGTTGTCCCATTCCCATACATCGTGTTGTTTGGTATTATAAAAAATATCATTTTCAATTATCAACACATGACCAAATTGAGGCTTCTCCATAAAGCAAACGTAACGAACTAGATCGCCTTCGGCTAACCATTCTTTCTCTTTGTCTTCTACATCCCAGTGGTATGGAACACATCGGCCTGGCCATAGTTCGCTAACAAATACCCTTCTTGGATCTGCATTGACTAGATCTGCAAATTTATTTTGTACCTCTATATCAAAATGAGTTCCTGGATAGTAATCGTACCACTGTATTTTTTCTAAGGCATATCCAGCATCGGTCCAAATTTTTATAACTTCTCTATAAGACCCTAACAGATCCTGATCCTCCTGCCAGCTAGATTCAGATCTATCAACTACTGTGGTTACAGAATTAAAGTCACCATCATTCCTGGACTTGCATATTTTTACAATGCTTCCCCAGTCTATTAAATTTTCAGTGGAACCTACATACTTAGGCATTGAAGAGATCCTTATAAATGAAACTCATGTTTTCTTCTCCCCAGAGGACGTGAGATCTTAAACTATTCTTGAACATGATTTCAAGATTGTATCTATGGTCGATCTGATCTCCTGTTTCGTCTAATCTAAATTTAGCTGTCTCGTGTATGATTCCGTCCATGTAAACAGCTTCTACAAAAGGGTCTGATACAGGAACACATCCGTACCAATCAATCGCCCTCATGTTATTTTGATCATCGATGTAATGGCAGTGCGGATACATCGTGAGTTTGTATACACCATCTCGGTATTGATCTTTAATTATGTCTTTTATCTGTTGTTTCCAAATATCTTTAGGCCAAAACTTCCCACCATACATAATTTGATTACAGGTTTCGTTATACCATTTGATGTAGATCTTTTTATTTTTTAAATCTATGTCAACAACTTCTGGAGCATATGGTTTATTTTTAAAAAATTCTAACCATTTGATTTCGTTATTAAAAAACCAATCAACTACTTCTCTAGTATACAAAGGTCTCGGGTATCCTGTTAATTTTTGGTATTCGTTATCCTGATCGTAGTTTTTACAAAAAGTTTTGCCATCCTCGCTAACTAACGGTTCATAGGTCTGCTGGGCCATACAGCGATTGCCCTGCTCATCTAATTTAAAGTATTGATTCCAAATCATTGTATTCTTTTTGGTATTTTACTGTCTGCTGAACTTACACAAGTTTCTGTTACACAGACCTTAGGTTCTTTAAAAATTTGGAAATCCTCCAAAGTTCCTAAGGGTTCTTCTTTGCAACTGTAAGCACGTTTTACTTCATTTCCTCTGATCACTAGACTTTGATACCCGCTGTTGCAGGTCCAATTTTTAAATTTATTAAATCCAAAAGCATTAAATCTTTCTGCTTGATCAAAGTAATAATCTGTTGTTCCGTTGTTTAAACGGATTTGATATACATTTTCATCTTCAGATCTTTGGGGAAATCCTGTTTGCATAATCTTTATCATTTCGTCAGTGTACCCTTCTACTACACGGCTAGCAGTAGGATCACTTTGGGGTTTCAATGTGACGTTGATACCTTTCCTGTGGAATCGATCGCAGCGTTCATACAGCTCATAGAATCGATCAGGCACCATTACTTGATTGATAGTTACATGCACACGCTCATACATTAGTTGCAAACACTTGTCTCCAAACTCTTGCTCTTTGGCAAACTCCTCGTGAAAGCTGGCTGTGATGCTTCTTCTTTGTAATAAACAAGTATTACTACACCAGGTGTTCCACCATTTGCTTCCCGGACTAAGATTAGTAGTCATATGCACACTTTGATAGGAACTTTCCTTCTCGTCCAAATACTTGACTAAGTCATTTAGATGTTTATAAGCAGTTGGCTCGCCGCCGCTGAAGCTCCAATGGAACTCTGTGAATCCGTTCGAACGGGCTTGACTTTTAATTTGATCAATTGTATTCTTATACACATCAAGTGATTGGTAGTCTTGTTGATCGCTTCTGGCGTAGGGCCAACAGTAGCTACATTTGTAATTGCAGAACCTGCCCAGTATCCAACTTATGTTGAACAGTGGACGATCTAACATTGTTTGTTGACCAAACGATTTTATAGACTGCCAAGAAATTTTTTCGTAATTCATCATCCAGTGTATTTACAGAACATAAATAACTGTGTACAATATTTAGAATGTTGTAAAAATACCACATTATAGTGTACTTTTTAGATTGACAACTAAATAAAGTTACATTATAATTTTTGCAATGGTTAGGAAGAATGCCAAAATAGGTTGACAAGCTTCTTAACAGTTGTTATAGTAAGAACATCGCTGGAAACAGCACAAGGAAAGAAAAGCAAATGAAACAATTATCGTTACATAGACAAGCGAAACAGATAGCCCAGTTGGGAGGCTTTATGCCCTCATATTGGTCTGTATGTGAGATTAGTCTATCTAATGATCGTACACCAGAATCGGGGTCCTCGGAGGATCGTGTAGCGTAAACAAAACTACACAAACTTCAAAAGGACCCCAGGATTAAAAACCCTGGGGTTTTTGTTTGCCGAAAGGAACAGATGGAATTTGAGATAGATGACGATTACAAAGTTGAGCACAGTGAAGGATTTGTTTTAACTGAAGAACAATTTAAGAAATTAATTGAATCTAAAGTGAAAAGAAACACATTTTTTTACTCGTTAGACAAAGTGCGGGAACGTAAGGAAGACCTTTCGTAGAACGCGAAGTGTGATAGGGAACGCGACCCTGCAGGGCACTATAAAAATCTTGCTACTAATGTGGGCGGCCTACCGGATGGTAAGTCTAGGGCGACAACCTAGATGCGTAAAATGGTAGCGTATTAAAGTGTTCTATCGACCTCTGAACAAGGCGGCGCATAGCGTACATAGAGCACTTTAATACACACTCTTCATTCAGCCCCTGACGCTGTCTAAAACCATAGGGAAGAGTGTTTAACCAAAAAGTATTGACAAGTAAAATAACTTGTATATAATAGAGACTTAGGGCAGTTTATTGTCCTGTAGCGTATGGTTCGCCCAGCGTTACGAAGAATAACTGTGGTGACACAGCCAAAGCTAGAATGCCTACATACTAGCGCCAGCAATGGTTCACGTAAACAAGCCTGCTCACTACCGCGAGGTAGCGTTCACTGATAAGACCGGTGGATGTAACTGTGAAGCAAGTGTTAGGGAAAGAATGTGCGTCGACAGGCCGTAAGGAACCTGGGCGTATGAAAAGTAACAGGTGGTGCTGACTTCCTAACAAAACCAACTTGCGAACAGGTATGAGAAAGGGTAGTGCATTGGTTCGAGATGTTGCAGTCAAGAGCTCGTGTGCAATGTTAATGGTTAGTGGACTGTTTTGATGCAGGACACCGATCGTGAAACATCACTGAGTAGTCCGCAAGACAAAAGGTATGTGGTGAGTTGTATTCAGTAGTCCAAAAGATTATTGAGCAACAGAGGTAGCTCATCACGGTAGGTTCGATATAGCTCATTCGGTAGAGCATCTGTATGTTAAACAGACGGCAGTTGGTTCGATTCCAACTATCAACACAAAAATGCAAAGACTGCCTCGGTCATACGTGAAAAGCATCTAATGCTTGACACGCAAGTGAATCAAGCCTAGTAAAGCTCGCAAGGTGATACTAGTTTGTATTGGAAGTTTCGTAAAGTGTTAGCGCACTTGAATGGCTCGCAAGGTCAACGGGATAGATGATACAGAATAGCGTATGACGACAAGACTACTGCCTGTCTTTAAAAACGGCGATGCTGGTAGCAGACATAGGTACCGCAAGGGCTTATGTGGATGTCGAGAGAAGCTGTGCTCGCAAGGTGCAGTATAATGCTCGAGGTGTTACTGGTTAAAGTGTAATCTCAGCTTTAACACTATTCTAAAACATATTGGCCACAGCCTAGACGCATAGAAATAGGATGCATAGCATATTGTCGTCAGTGTATTTCAGAATAGTTTTTGGATGTGTAGGAAAATTGGTAACCCCAGTGGACTGTAAATCCGCCGCCTCTGGCACTGCTGGTTCGACTCCAGCCGCATCCACCAAAGAATGTATCCCTAGTGTCAACGGCAGCACGACAGTCTCCAAAACTGCTAGTCGGGGTTCGAATCCCTGGGGGTACGCCAGTAAAGTCTTAATGGGAGAGTTGCGGGAGGAGACTTTTACGTAAAGTCGCCGCTCACTCTTAAACAACAGCCCTGTGTGTCCCTTAGCAGTTTTTATGCACGGTTCGTCTATCGGTCGAGGACGCTGCCCTTTCAAGGCGGAAAGACGGGTTCGATTCCCGTACCGTGTACCAGTTATGCACCGGTGGCAGAGAGGCCCAATGCAGTGGATTGCAAATCCATAAAACCGTAGGTTCAAATCCTACCCGGTGCTCCATTGACAAACTAATTTTTATACTATACACTGTAGTATGGGAATTAAATTTAGAAAATCATTAGCTGTAGGCCAAGTATGGGAATCCAAGATGGAGAAATGGATGGACCAATACTTCGCTAATACAAACTGGGAAGTCAATGATACCCGAGACGTACATAGAGACGAGGACGGAGATCAATTTCCCGACTATGTTCTTTACAATACTGAGACAGAAAAGATCTGTTTTATAGATGCTAAGAAAAGAAACTGTTACGAAATGTATGGTCAAAGATACTTTGGCTTTGATGAACGATTCTATAACAGTTATAAAAACATAGCTAAGAAACACGATACAAAAGTTTACATAGGATTCAATGATCCTAAGTTTGATCCAGACCATGTCTATATCCTAGACATGGATCTACCTCACAGTAAAAAATTATTCTTTAGTAATGAGCATGGCACTAGTTATGCTTATCGTTGGAGTGTAGACATTCTAACAAAATTTAAAATCGAAGGAAGTGTGGCAGAGTCCGGTTTATTGCACCTGTCTTGAAAACAGACGATCAGAAATGGTCCGTGAGTTCGAATCTCACCGCTTCCGCCAACATTAGGTCTCAAAGTGTTCATGGACGCACATCAGCCTGTCACGCTGAAAGAAGGGGATCGTTACCCCTTGGGACCGCCAACGGTAACGTAGCATAATGGTCGTGCAACAGCTTCATACGCTGCAAGGTATAGGTTCGAGTCCTATCGTTACCACCAAATAAAATTTGCCTCAGTAGCTCAGTGGTAGAGCAACGTCTTGATAAGGCGTAGGTCGGTGGATCGTTCCCACCCTGCGGCACCAAGTTTGTAGCGTTAGCAAGTAAAAAGCACATTGTAAAAAGGTTCGAAACTTAATACAATGTAGAGCAGGAGGGGGTTCGACTCCCCACCGTCCATTCCGGGCGGTAGCTGAAGTGGAAGCGCCTGGCTTAGTAGCCCAAGTAACATGTCCTGGAAAACCTCCGCATAAGGAAGTCCGGCTCTGTATGCGTAAACACTAGCGATGAACCTGAGGACGCTAGGCTACAATCCTTTAACCTGGGTGTAATGTCAATCTGCGTAGACGGCGATCTTTGGAAGATCGAGGTTGTAGGTTCGAATCCTACCATCCAGACCAATTCGGCCTGTAGCTCAGTGGAAGAGTTCTGGTCTTCGAAACCAGCTGTCGGGAGTTCGAATCTCTCCAGGCCGGCCAATACCCCTGTAACTCATTGGACAGAGTACGATGCTACGAACATCGGAGTAGGAGGTTCGATTCCTTCCAGGGGTGCCAGAAATATGCGAGCGTGGTGGAATTGGTATACACAGCAGACTTAAAATCTGCCGCCTTCGGGATTGAGGGATCGTGACCCTCCGCTCGCACCAAATGCCCCTGTGGCCAAATTGGTAAAGGCAGCTCTCTCAAAAGGAGTGTTAGTTTCTCCCGGTTCGAGTCCGGGCAGGGGTACCATTAAAGGAGAAAACAAAATGGGGCGATCGCAGTTATTATTTTGGTTGTAGTAGGATTAATTTGGATAGACAAAAATTTAAAATAGGAGAATGGCATGAAGGTAGGTAAACCTTAGTGTCGCCCGGTACTCCGTGTGGTCCGGGTTGGCACAGTAAATCAATCTAATACGGACTATACGGAGGTATAGCTCAATGGCTAGAGCAACCGGCTTTTAACCGGTAGGTTCAGGGTTCGAGTCCCTGTGCCTCCACCAATTTTGCTGCTTTAGCTGATGTGGTCATAGCACCGGTCTGAAGAACCGAGGAACGTGGTTCGATCCCACGAGGCAGCACCAAATATAGCGGTATGGTGTAATGGTAACACAACTGACTTTGACTCAGTCGTTCTAGGTTCGAGCCCTGGTACCGCCGCCACACAATGGTGTCTTTAGTGTAGTGGTAGCAAAGCTGACTGTGAATCAGCAGGCGAGGGTTCGATTCCCCAAGGCACCCCAAGGAGATAATTATGAAGCCTGTAACTTTTGAAAACATTCTTAATCACGAAAAATTTGTTTGTGAGAACACGCGAGATGTGCAGGTAATAGATGGTGTTGAATATCTCGTCGTTCATAGGCCTAGTCAGGAAAGACGATTCTTAATGCGCAAGGATACTCTAAAAAAATTAGAAAAGAGACTTGACACAGCTAAGTAATTTGCTATAATAGATTTATGCCCCGGTGGTGGAATGGTAGACACGTTGGTCTTAGAAGCCAATGTCGCAAGGCGTGAGAGTTCGAGTCTCTCCTGGGGCACCAAGGATAATCATGGAAGAGATTAATTTCGCAAAATTTACCAAAGACATGGCGGACTTTGAAAAGAAACTGCCTAATGTCGACTTCGTAGTAGAACAAGTTGAAAGCCCTCATGACGCAGACGAAATAATGTGGGTACTTGAGATACAAGGGGACAAACTTCATTTTCCTACATATAAAGAAATGAAACAGTATCTAACTAAAGTTTCTAAAGAGATAGGGAAAAAGAAATAAGCATCGTTAGCTCAGTGGTAGAGCAGGGCCCTTACAAGGCCAAGGTCGGGAGTTCAACCCTCTCACGATGCACCAAAAATGCCTCCGTAGCTTAATGGTAAAGAAGCGAGCTTATACCTCGCCAAAGCACAGGCCAGATAAGCCTGAGTGTGCAGGTTCGAGTCCTGCCGGAGGCACCAATTTATTATAGAAAACTATTTTTCTATAATATATACAAATATGAAAATAAAAAATATAGTTATAGTCGGTGGCGGCACTTCTGGCTGGTTTACAGCAGGAGCTCTTTCAAAAGTCTATGATCAATTTAATATCACTTTGATAGAGTCTCCGGATATTCCAAAGATTGGAGTAGGAGAAAGTGTTACACCGCACGTACAAGGATTTTTTGATTTTCTAGAAATTGACACAAAGCACTGGATGAATGAAACTGGTGCTGTTTATAAATTAGCTAACAAGTTCACTGGATGGATCACTGGGGATCAAAATGAATCCGAATATTTTGGATTTTCGTATCCTTCCGCAGCAGAGTTGCTGTACAGAGAAACTTCAGAATTAGTCAGCTACAACGATTTAAAATATCCAGAGAGTACTGTTAAAACAACAGATGTATTTTCTCAACTGTTGTTAGATGGTTCCATAGACAAGTTTGATAGGTATTGGAGTAGTGCATATCATTACATGGAGAAAAACGTTTCTCCGTTTTTAAATGACAAGTATCTACTTAATCAGTTTTACAGCTGGAGTCAACACATCAACGCAGATAAATGCGGAGACTATGTAAGAGATTTTATTGCATTACCGAACGGTGTGAAACATATTTCTAAAAAAGTCATAGAAGTAAAATGTGAACAGGATAAAATATCATCCGTTGTTTTAGAAGATGGAGAAGTTGTTACAGCTGATTTGTTTGTTGATGCTTCTGGTTTCGCGAGACTGTTAGTCAAAGCACTAAACTGGAATGTGATTCCCTACAAAGATTATGCCATCGATACTGCTGTAGTTGCACAATTAGAATATAACGACATACAAAAAGAGTTAGTAAATTACACACAATCGATAGCACAACCCAACGGATGGATGTTTAAGATCGGTTTATATCATAGGATGGGATGTGGACTTTGTTTTAGTTCTAGTCACTTAGATGTTGAACAGGCTATAGACGAGTACAAAAAACTAAATTCTAATAGAAGATTAGAACCCAGAGTGCTATCCTGGAAACCTGCTAGATTAGAACAATTTGCCAATGGTAACGTAGCCACTGTAGGACTGTGTTCTGGTTTCTACGAACCATTAGAAGCAAATGCGTTATACATTTTGATCAGTGGAATATACGAATTGATCAACAGTTTAGACGGATATAAAAAAACTGGAAACTTAGATTGGTCCAATTACAATAAGAAACTGGCATACACCATTGACGATCTAACAGATTTTATAAAGATACATTACACTCTTAGTAAGAGAACTGACACTGACTTTTGGAACGACATGCGATCGATCGGCGACAAAGAACGTCACGAAGATTTGATTTTTCAAAAGTATAGCGATGGAAGAAATTCCATAACCAATGCTAAAGACCATTGGACATTATTTGCAGAATATATGTGGTTGCAGTTAGCGGCTTCTTGGAAATTAGATTTATCTAAATTTAAGAAAGATTCGATAACTAAAAATCAGTTGAACTTAGGACGTCATTATTTTACTTCGAGAGAAGTAAAGCACGATTTAATCAGCGATGACTTACCTAATAATTATGAATGGTTAAAAGAAAATATATTCCAGGATGTAGATTATAAAACCTGGGAAAGAAAGTATCTCAAGTGAAACATTGGAGTGTTGGCCGAGTTGGTCGAAGGCACCTTCCTGCTAAGAAGGCATGTGGGCAAAAACCTGCATCATTGGTTCGAATCCAATACACTCCGCCAAATTTTTAAAAAGGAAAAATATGTTAAAACCAGGCGCTAATTATAGAATGTCAAAACCTCTAAAGACAAGTTTAGCATTGTCTAAGTTTCAAGATCCTCACAAAAAGGCTCAGTGGAAACGTGCAATGATACAAGCCGAGATGGCTGCGTTGATTAAACCAGTATCGTCGAGATCTCGAAATAAAGACAAAGCAGAAGAATAACTCGTCTAATGAAAAAGAGGATTTTAATAATTATAGATCCCTGGGAATTAGATTGGATTAATATTTTACTTTTTCCGTTGTCAGCGCATTATGCTGTGTTGAGAAATATCAAAAGATTCGTTGAATCGAGAAATGACATCGACACTATAGTCATAGCTGCATACGATAACAAGAAAGCATCTTCTATAGTATGTAATCTTAAAGGTAAAAAAATTTACGCCACTACTATCGATGAGATTAAATTCTTACTAGATGACGATACCGTCGATGGAATATTCTTAGCAGGAATGGCTTGGAATATGTGTGTAAGAAACAGAGAACTAGGATACTTAAATCTATCCAAGTTTTCTGGTAATAAAGATTTGTTAGTAAAAAATGATTGTGTTATATATTCTGGAGAATACGATTCTAAATATTTTGATCCTTTAGAAAATCCGGAATGGTTACCAGTAGAAAAAAACGTTTATAAGTACACAATGGGGGTATAGCTCAGCTGGGAGAGCAGTAGCTTTGCAAGCTAAAGGTCATCGGTTCGATCCCGTTTACCTCCACCAAATAAGAGGATAATATGTCAAAAACAAATCATGCAGATCCAATGAAAACAAAAACAGGAAAGACTAGACTAGGACCACTTAATCTAGTACAATTACGTGAGATGTTAGAAAAGAGCTCTCGTCCAAAAGACAAGAGCAAGATTCAAAATAGAATCAGGACATTAGAATCAAGAAGTAAGTAAAGTTTCGCCCTTATAGTTAAATGGTATAACGACGGTTTTGTAATCCGTAGTTTGCAGTTCGATTCTGTGTAGGGGCACCAAACACATTCCCCGGTAGCTCAGCGGTAGTAGCAGTTGACTGTTAATCAATTGGTCGGAAGTTCGATCCTTCCCCGGGGAGCCAAAATAAAGAAAAATTTAAGACAACTGGTTGACATTAGTTTTAAATCAACTATAATAGTTTTGCTGAGGTAGTAATACCAAAGCCGGTGAAGTAGAGGGTAGAAGAGAATAGACAATCGTTTTCGCCCATAAGCGAATACGAACTAATCCTGGCAAACAGTCTTGAAAACTGTTCGTGCTTGAGTGAACCGATTCTTATATACCTGTCAATTGCTAATCGGAAATATTCAGGTCTCTGTAGCCTGTCTATTGCATATTGTCCAGACCGACGACATCGCACAATAGGTCTTGTCAATTGTCCGGTCTATTACTTGACCCTTTACCGACCCGTTAACATAGAGAGGCACAAATGAAAGTAACATTACGTAAAGCAAATGCAATTCAAAACAGCATCAACGATGCCGTTAAAAATATCAAAGTAGAGTTCAATGTAACTCTCAACGAATTTCAAAATCCAGAAGCTGAGATTGAAAAAGCCAATCAGAAGATGCTGGAAAATGATCTCCGAAGGACTAACCTGTTGGTTGCCCTTTACAACATTCGCGGACTAGTGTGTGCCGCAAATGCCGAAAGCGGAATCGATCTTAAGCTGACTAAAGCAGCTTTCATCGACAAGCGTGTTGCACAACTGACTGAAATCGTTGGTCGTGACACTGTCACTGACATCGAAGTTGTCAAAGGCAAACTTGAGAAGATCAAGAATTTGAAAGACGAAGCACGTAGTCGTATCTATGGCTACGGTGACACTGTTGAAACCAGTGTGTTGCGAGTAGGAGACATTGATCGTTTCCGTGCTCAATTAAATGATCTCAAGAAACAGAAACAATCTTTGAATGATGAAGTTCTTGAGTTAAACATCAAAACTGAGATCCCTCTCAGCGATGAAGTTGTTGCAACTCTTCAACTAGAAGGATTAATCTAACAGACCCCGGGGTCCCTTCCTCGTTATTAAAGGGGGTAATTGACTTCACCAAAACGTCAGGGTGCAAACGGTAATCGACCCCAAGGCCTTTTCGGCGACTTGAGACACCGTGGCGGCAGAAGCAGAACTGGCGACAAAAATTTAAATACTGATCGACAGGGTAGACAACTCAGTCTAGGGCGGAACAGGGAACTGTAGCTAGACACTTTTGTTAATGGTACAGCTCGTGGGCTAATGTACACAGCTAACCTTGCCCAAAGCGGAAAGCCTATGATACTAGTAAATGGTCTGTGTAACAGATCAACAATAGGTAGCAAGAGGGTAGTAAACTGTACCATTAACAAAAGTTTGACGCAGGGTGTTAGAAGCGGTATCTGGCAAGGCTCATAACCTTGAGGTCGGGGGTTCGATTCCCTCCCCTGCAACCATTTTAGGGAATAGCACTCTTGACGCATCGTTATTGTGCTCATTTTAAATAACAAAGATGACATTAGTATTGTAGATACTTTTAGTTGTTGTGCCCTAAATCTATTCGGTGATTAGCGCAGTCTGGTAGCGCATCTGGTTTGGGACCAGAGGGTCGGGAGTTCGAATCTCTCATCACCGACCAATTTCGCCCTGACACATGGCGTATAATAGGATAAGTAGTGTGTCTCAATGCGGGCGTAACTCAGTTGGTAGAGTGCAACCTTGCCAAGGTTGATGTCGAGAGTTCGAGCCTCTTCGCCCGCTCCAAAGGATAATATATGTTAGAATGTTTAATCGTAGGCGACAGTATTGCAGTAGGAACAGCTAACGTAAGGAAAGAATGCGTTAGTTACAGTGTTGGCGGGATCAACAGTTGGGGCTGGAATAAAAAGTTTGCTGAAAAAAATATAGCAGCAAGCACAGTTATCATCAGTCTCGGAACTAATGACCATTCTGGTGTTCATACTTTTAAAGAATTGTCTGCTATGCGGGCCAGAGTAGAAGCAGATAAAGTGTTCTGGATCTTGCCGCCTTGTAATGACAAGTTCTGTAAACCCAACGTTAATGATATCGTTAACATAATCGCAAGAAGCCGAGGAGATACTATCATTAAAACAGATCGTTTACAAAAAGATTCAATACATCCTAGCTGGGCAGGTTATAAAGAACTTGCAGAAAAATCAAGATGATGCTACAGTAATATCTATGCGGGGTTCGTATAGTGGTAATACCTCAGCCTTCCAAGCTGATGCGGAGAGTTCGATTCTCTTACCCCGCTCCAAATATCTGACTGTAGCTCAACTGGATAGAGCAACAGCCTTCTAAGCTGTAGGTCGGGGGTTCGAGTCCCTCCAGTCAGGCCAAATTCTCCCTATAGTTAAATGGATATAACAAAACACTCCTAAGGTTTAGTTGTAGGTTCGATTCCTACTGGGGAGGCCATAAATATCCACATGAACATATTAATATTAGGCGACAGTTGGGGGGTCCCAAATTACTACGGACCGCCCGGAGTTGATGCAAAATACCATACAGAATTTCTACTAAAAGATCTAGGGTACACAGTTTACAACTGTGCTAACAATGGCGGATCTAATCTAGCATCGATTAGTTCAGCAAAGAATCATTTAATATCTAAAATAGATTGGATCATTTGGTTTCACACAGAATCTCTAAGAGATAGGAATCTTTTCGATGCTGATAAATCATTCCTTATAAATGATGTTATAGAAAGTAATTCTAGAATAATCTATCAGGAATTTGATAAACTTAAAAAGTTCACCTCGGCTAAAACATTAGTCATTGGTGGACAGGCAAAATTATTAGATTGTTTCTATGAGATAACATCTGCAGATTTTGTGATTCCTGATTGGCGCAGTTCTATTTTTGGCAAACAATTTCCAACTGTACATACACTCTGTCATTTGGACCTCATAGAAAAATCCGCAGACAGTTTAGAGTTTAAAAACCGTCTTTTAAAAGATCACAAAACTATCTTAGATCAAATGAAATGGTCTGAAGATTTTCCGGATAACTGCCATCCTGGAATCCGACCACATAGAGAACTAGTAGAAAAATTTTCGGCTCTCATAGTATAAAGGTATTACACTACATTGGTAATGTAGAAACACTGGATCGTTACCAGTTGGGAGCACCATAGACAAGAATGAAAAAAGAAGATATAATCAAGGAATGTATAAAGTAAATTGGAAAGACGCAAGGGGAAGAGCTTGCGAGGAAGAAGTAGACACTCTAGAATTAGCATTAACTAGATCAAAAGAAATTGGTTTATTTGTAAAAATAAATGGAGACGATTTTGAACTAGTTGGAGTTTTTGGATCCGATAGCGTCAAGGACGGACTGTTACCAGATGGATCAAAATACACTTGGATGAAAAGGCGGCGACAATGAACACAGACAGAATTAAGATAGACTACATCGGTAATAAGATCAAATGGCAACAGGATTTGAGATTTCAAAAATCCGTTGCCTATGATTACCTAAATAATGAGATTATCGTAGAGGAGTGCATCAATAACTTTGATCAGGCCAACGATATCATTAATAAAATTAAGAAGAATTTAAAATGAATCCCTGGATCCAAAACGTATCTTTGAGCGATATTAAAAAAGGATTTCACATCGATGCCGGTTTTAATTCTATGCTCATACAGATCGTTGATCCAGACATGGAATTTCCAGAACCTAAACATCAGTTTCGCGAAACACATCAATTTAAGTTTCTCGACGTTGAAGCTAAAGATCTTGTAATAGACGAGACCATGCGATGCAGTCAAGAACAAGCCGACGAGCTTGTTCGACTACTGCAACACGCACTCGAGGAACATATGAACGTAGTAGTTCATTGCCACGCAGGTGTATGTCGTTCTGGTGCCGTAGCAGAAGTAGGTGTTATGTTAGGCTTTCGTGATTCCGAGGCTTTTCGATCACCTAACCTGTTAGTCAAGCATCGAATGATGAAGTGCCTAGGTTGGACCTATGACGAGAATGAGCCCCATACTATCAACGGTCATACAACCGAGTTCGGGATCATTCTTCCTAAAACAGTAGAGTGGACCAACGACAACGAAAAAGTTTTTACACTGGCCGCAGAGCGTAGAGCTCGTAGAGAACGTGAAGGAGATATTTAATGTACTTACATAGAGATGATATCAAAAGAATGATGGAAATTTTTGAAAAGTTTCCAGATGTAGAGGTAGCAGAAATTACTCAGGATAATAGTTCTGGTATTGGCAGTCATACGACTATGACCATAGAGACAAAAGTCAATGATCAAACTGGGAGGTTTGAAGTTGTAGTTTCTAGTGTGGAGAATTGGTAATAGAATAAAATGAAAACTTATATAACAAGTGACTTACATTTCGGACATACGAACATAATGAAGTTCTGTCCTGTCACGAGAGCAAGATTTAAAAACGATGTAGATTACATGAACGAACAAATGGTCAAGGAATGGAACGAAATAGTCGAACCAGAAGACCAAGTTTATATCTTAGGCGATGTTGCATTTTTGCCATCGGCTAAGGCTGTACAATACATGAAACGATGCAATGGTGTTAAAATATTAGTTAAAGGAAATCACGATCGCAAATTGTTGAACGATCCAGTATTCCGCTCTTGCTTTGAGGAAATACACGATTACTTAGATATCACTTACAATGGTACTAAGTGTGTTATGTTCCATTATCCAATAGCAGAATGGGATCAAATGCATCGAGGCGCTGTTCACTTCCACGGTCACTTGCATGGCAACACCAGTGGATTAGAAAAGTTTCGTGCATTAGATGTAGGCATGGATTCAACTGGTTGGATCGTCCTTGAAATGGAAGATGCTATCTCAAGAGCATTAAAAGGCGAAATCAAAGGTCATCACGTTTAAGGAGATGTTATGGACATAGTAGAAAAGGCTAGAGTATTTGCTACAGCAGCTCACGGTGCGGCGGCTCAATTACGCAAGTATACCAACGAGCCCTACATCGTCCATCCTGCTGAAGTTGTAAAAATCGTCAGCAAAGTATCTCATTCAAAGGAGATGTTGGCAGCGGCTTGGTTACATGATGTTGTTGAAGACACAGGAGTTACTATTGAAGTTATTCGAGCAGAGTTCGGTGAAGAAGTCAGTGAGTTGGTGGGATGGCTTACGGACGTATCCCGTCCGGAACAAGGCAATCGTGCCACACGCAAAGCAATCGACAGAGCGCACACTGCAATGGCACCAGCCGAAGCACAAACCGTCAAGTTGGCTGACTTAATCTCTAACACTCGTAGTATTATGCAACACGATGAAAAGTTTGCTAAGACCTACTTAGAAGAAAAGAGATTGTTGTTAGAAGTAATGACCAAAGGTGATCCTGCCTTAATGGCGGAAGCCCGTCAACACATCGGAGGCTAAATGCCAACTTTATATATGTTAATCGGTGTTCCAGGTAGCGGAAAGTCTACCTGGATCTCTAATCAAGACTGGGTCAAAGATTGCACAGTTGTAAGTTCTGATCGTTTTGTTGACGAGGAAGCTGCTCGTGTGGGCAAAACTTATAACGAGATTTTTAACGACTATATTAAAATCGCAACCAAGTTGATGGAAAATCACGTGGCTATTGCACAGGCAAATAATCTCAACATCATCTGGGATCAAACAAATACTAGCGCAAAAAGTCGTAAAGCAAAATTGGCAATGTTGCCTAACTACGAAAAAATCGCTATCGTATTTAGAACTCCTGATGAGGAAGAATTATCTCGAAGACTGGTTAATCGACCAGGCAAGTCTATTCCAGATAATGTCATGCGTTCTATGATCGCTAACTTGCAAGAGCCAACTGAAGAAGAAGGCTTTAAGGAAATTTGGAGAGTTTAATGACCCCTGAGTTTATTGAACGTGTGCGACGTGATTACGATAAAGAGTCTAACAAGCTGGACTGGGAAAGTTATCTCGCTGGTTATTTGGCTGGTGTAAAACGTTTCGCCGAGCGACGAGAGACTCGCAGAGAAACACGAAGTAAACTTGGTTATTCAAGGATTGGACTAGGAAATGTTTAAAGATGAATTAAAAAAGTATGTTGCTGAATCCGGACTGGTAAACATGAAGTCTGCCGGAGATGGCATTTATGTCCTAAAGTACAAGAAAAAAGTTTTCTACGATAACTTATGGAACGAATACATTGCCGAATGCCGTGGATCCATTGTGGACAAGGATTTCAACTTGGTTGCTTATCCATTTACAAAGATCTATAACTATGGTATCGAAAAGGAAGCACCAGTGCTTGCTCCAGATACTAAGGTTACAGCATTCCGAAAGGTTAACGGCTTTATGGTTGTCTGCACTTGGTACAATGGAGACGTATTAGTGTCTACTACTGGCAGCACTGACAGCGACTTTGTTACCATGGCCAAAGATAGAATGCTGCAACATATGTCCTGGCCAGATTGGCAATTGGCGTTTTCTACTGCCGACATGCAAGGCCTTACTGTTATGTTTGAATGTGTACATCCGTTGGATCCACATATTATTCCAGAATCGTCAGGTATGTATGTGCTAGGATATCGTGAAAACGAATGGGGTAGTCGAGTAGGTCACGATCCTTTTGTACTGCAAGACCTGAGTCGTATGTTCAACTGTTTCGTTCCAGAAAGCGTAACAACGTCAATGGAACGTCTAGAACAAATGGCCAAGGAGTGCAGGCACGAAGGTTATGTATTCTACACAGACGAAGGTATTAGTGCTAAGATCAAGTCACCTTACTACTTGACTTCGAAGTGGGTTGCTCGCAATCCACGCACAGACAAGTTAGTAGATTTGAAGAAAGACATCAAGCACAATCTAGACGAAGAATACTATCCTCTAGTTGACGCCATACGTGCTAATATAGTAGAATATACAGCAATGGACGAGCAATCTCGTCTGGCTTGGGTAAGGGAACAATTAGCATGAAAGATGAAAGTCATTTACCGGTCAGTGAACAAAGTTTAGTTTTCCGCCTTCGTAAGCGGGCAGAGATTAGACGACAGAATCAAGATCGAAAATCAGTTCAAGAAGGTAAACCAGATCGAATATCAGATCTTTTAGAAGAAGCTGCCAATGAAATTGAACGTCTTCAAACTAGAAATTCTGAATTAGGTTGGATGGTCAATCCCGATAGAATGGGACAATAATAGGGCACTTTGGTGCCCTATTTTTTTGACTTTTTAGTTTATTAATATATAATTACAATGTGGTCGTGAGTGGAATATGGTATACCTCCGGTCCGTTGTGATAACGCACTTGGGATGGGGCACAGACGTAGTCGCCGCCTTTGTAGGTTCAAATCCTACCGACCACACCATTCTCTATAATAAGTAGAGAACATATATAAGGAAAAATTATGTCAAATACAGTAGAACAATTAAAATCTCATTTCGAAGCATTCTTAGCAGAAGATGCAAAATTTTCAAGTGGTAATGGTGCAGCAGGTACTCGTGCTCGTAAAGCATTACAGGAAGTTGCAAAATTAGTTAAAGCTCGTAGAACAGAAATTACAGAAGAAAAGAACGCTCGCAAAGAAGCCAAGGCTGCGTAAAATGAGCGATGATAAGATCGAAGACAATGACATTGTTATCGATCTTGGTAACAGTGTCTATACAGGAGAAAGTTATACATTAAGCAGTTCCGGCATAGACACTATTACCATAGATCCTTTATGGAACAACATGGCAACATCGATAACTATACCTACTTCTTCAACTACTTCTTTTACCGGCGGAAATTATACTATCGCTGGCAGTAATGGATACACCTGGTCAAATAGCGGTCTTGGTATCAATAATAATGCAAACGTTGTAATTACCCAAGGCGGAATGGAAATCAAGGACGGTGATATAAAAATAGGCGAAAGAAGTTTAACAAAATTTATGGAACAAATGGAACAGAGATTGTCAATACTTGTTCCCGATCCAGAAAAATTAGAACAGTTCGAAGCACTTAAGAAAGCATACGAACATTACAAAACGATGGAAGCATTGTGCTTCCCTGATAAGAAAGACAAATAAATGAATGTACGATTGGTCTCCTATTCACAACCAACAGAGGAATTTGCAAACTTGGGCATCGACGATGCGCAGGAACTCATTGCGTATTGCGCCCGTGTCAGCAATCCCTCAAACCAGCTCAATACAGAGACAAGTGAAAAACTCATCAGATACCTGGTCAAACACGCACACTGGAGTCCACTTGAAATGGTCTCAGCCTGCGTTGAAATCGAAACCACAAGAGACATCGCAAGACAAATCTTGCGACACAGAAGTTTCTCATTCCAAGAGTTCAGCCAACGATATGCTGACCCTACTCGAGACCTCTCGTTTACTATTAGAGAAGCAAGATTACAAGATCCAAAAAATAGACAGAACAGTGTCCCTCTGGACGGCACACTTGGCCATGCAATCATACAAGATGAATGGAGAGATAGACAACTCGAACTCATCAGAGTCGCCAAGGAAACATACGAATGGGCTATATCTAAGGGCATAGCTAAAGAACAAGCCCGTGCGGTGCTGCCAGAGGGATTAACTGTGAGTCGTCTATACATGAATGGTACCTTACGTAGTTGGGTTCATTTTATTGAACTGCGTTCTGGAAACGGTACACAAAAAGAGCATCAATTAGTTGCTCTTGCCTGCGCCAAAGCTATCGCTGCTATATTTCCTATGAGCGAGAGTTTAATCAGCAATGACTGAAGAATTAAAAGATTTCTGTCAAAATTACGAGGTTCGTGTCCTGAACGACCAAAAACGCAGGGCACGATATCACCCTCCCAGATTCTTTACAGAACCAGAACGTGCTGACATCATCCGAAATGACATTGTAGAATACGAAACTGAAAAAGTCATTACTTTAGAAATACCAGAAGGTAGACTACGCACTCTTATAGAAATGGAGCGCAGATTCTTTAGATGGCAACGGCACAGTCAGGGTGAGGTCGATATGTTCCAAACTTTAATGGACAAAGAAAGAGAAGAAGCACACTATCGTAATACCAATCCTGCTGTACAAAAAGCCTACGAACAATATTCTGTAATGCTTAATCTAGCCGGATATCAAAGAAAATTTTGAATCAAAATTCATAAGTATTGACAGGTTTTAAAAAATATCTTATAATTACTTTACTATGAGAAATTACTGGACTTGTTCAAAATTTGCAGACTGGATCCGCGGGACCACAAAACTAAAGTGTGGCACCGGAAAAGAATGGGCTGAGTGGGAGAAAGCTGCCAAAGCCAGATATCCTTTCCGTTGGTGGTTAGCTGAAGAAGGTCTCGACTACATCCAAGACGTTTGGATGTTCATTCCTGATAGGATTAATGATGTTCGCTACTATATTAACAATCGTTGGATTACCCGTACTCATGCTCTTACTGCCCATCCTAGGGACATTAAGCCTGGCGAATGGCGTGATGTGGGAAATCGTTTTCTTCCCTGTCTTTTTAACGAGCTTGTGGATTTCGTCGAGATAGAACAGGCGTGGCATCACTGTGTATGGGACGAAGAAGCCCGTAAAAAGCACAGCTATCCCTGGTGGCGTCGTTGGTATCGAAACTGGCGGTGTCCAGAAGCTGGCATTGCTTATCTAAATTGGGCAAAGACTCTAACTAACAAAGAGTTCATCCAAGAAGGCGAACAGGAAGAACCTACATATCAAGCCAAAGCTGCTAAAGAAATCTTAGAGCTCTATACCTGGTGGAAAGAAATTTATCCAAATCGTCCAGATGTTCACGACGCTAGCGGTTGGACTGCTTACTGTAATCTTCGCCGCGAAAAAGGTTATCATCTTTTAGATATGGAAGATAAAACTCCCGAAATGGCAGAAATGTGTAATACTGCCCTTAATAAAACCAGAGAGCTTGAAGAAGCATACAATAAAGAAGATGAAGAAATGATGATCCGTCTTATTAAAATTCGCGAATCGTTATGGACTTAACTCCAAAAACTCCTAGTAGATTCCGGGCGTGGGTTTATCAACTTTGGATAGAAAACTCCGAAGAACATTTGACATATGGCGAATCCCCATATAAAATAAAAGAGTATTGGGCCAAACACAAGTATTGGCTTAAACACCAATTTAAGAAAGCATTACAATGACTGATGAAAAGAAAGAAACCAAGGTTGTATTTGCACCCGGTTGCTTCGATCACTTCGAGGGAACCCAAGAAGAACTCAACGAGCTTGTTAAAGATATTCAAAAAATGTTCGAAGGAAAAACACACGAAGAAATTAAATCTTCTGGTAGGATGGTTGATCCGGATGATCTCCCCCCTGAAATTCTTGCACAGTTAGCTGAACATTTTTTTGACGAAGAAGAATTAAACGAATTAGAATCCATGGGTATGCCACGGAATAGGAAACTGCAATGAAATTACAAACACCTGCGGAAGGTATTCTTAAAAAGAACGAATGGGGTGATTCAAAAATGTATCACGTAGTCTGTGACTGTGGTGCAGATTGGCATACTCACGATCTTTGGATAGAGGCTGAAGATGTAGGTGTTACTGTAACGATCTATTCAACTGTAAAAAGTCCTTGGTGGTCAATGAATCGATTTAAACAGATTTGGACTTTACTTACTAAAGGTTATCTACAACAGGAAACAGTTCTTACTATGTCCGAACAGACTGCATTGAACTATGCAGAAACTTTAAAATCATCTATTAAAGATGTTAAAGAATTCCGTAATAAAAGACTTTCTAAAAAAGAAAATATACAAGCTGTAAAAGAAGCAAATGAACAAGACTGTGTCTAAGAGCCCACAGCGGCACTCCTTTCAAAAAGAAGGGTATGTTAAAAGAATGGAGGAAAAAGGTGAACCTCCCAGCGAAGCATACCTAGATTATTTTGAAAAGGTCCTCGACGATCACGATCGTAAATTTGAAGATCCCCAAAGCAGAATCGACAACATGGAATACGATCTCCTAACCACCGATTGGATCCTGGAAAAAGCTCGTGCTGATGATGCCTATGCCCAAAACTTATATGCGGCAATGTGCAATAATGACTTTATCAAAATGGAAGTCGTTCCGATTCTTAGGCAAGATCCAGAGAAAGATTTTTGGAGCGCCTCTTGGCGTTATGCCGGAGGCATCGTTGCCGACATGCAACAAAAAGGTGATTACATAGATTGGTACTGTTCAGGTATAAGGGATATCGGAATCTATTCACCTGCTAAAGAAAACGAAGAATTTACCGAAGAACAATTAGCCAGAAAGGCTGTTGTTGACAGATACGTGCCGGAAGGCTGTATAACCGACGAGATCCGGAATGATCTCCAACGTCTTGGTTGGGCAGTGGCGCCCGATGGAGATTGGAAAAAATTTGTTTAATTCAAGGAGATAAGTGAGATAAAATGACCTGGGAACTCTATGAGGTCTGGGCCGTTGACGAGGCAGGACACGAACAGTTAATCGAAACAACTAAAAGTCAAAAAGAAGCGATGGAACTAGCCGAAAGAACATTAGACGAAGGCTTTACAGAAACAGTGATCTATCGCGAAACCGAAGATGGTGATTTGGAAGAATTCCAGAGATTCGTACTTGATTGACAGAATGTTTTTTCGAAGTTACACTAAGTATTATTTTGTTTAACTTAACAACAGGAGCCTAAATTGGTAACCAAAACAAAGAAGTTGTCTATCGCTGTTCGTGAAAACAAAGGACGTGATCTCAGCCCAAAGTGGGATGGTCACGAAACCTGGTCAGCTGACGAATTCTCTAAACACTTCCGCCGATCAATGGAATGGTATCGTCTTGAAAAAAGCGGTAAAGAATTAAAACCAAAAGTTATTGATTGGATGGGTCGTAACGGTTATACTAAAGATCAGATTTCTGCTTTTAAGAAAACTAAAGATAATCGTTGTGGACTTACAATGGGTGCCGTAGCAGCCAATCTTCTTAAAGGAATGCCCGACCTTCGTCCTGATTTCAATGAGGGTCGTAATACTGATACCTGGTTACGTAATGCTATCCAGAATGTCATTAATGAAGGTCGCGATGATGCTGAAGATGAAGAAACTGCAGAACCAGTATCAGCTGTTCCGCAGATCAGTATCCAGGAACGTGTAAGAGAAGCCAGCTATAAAATGGCAGAAGAAATTGAAGATGCCCTAGAGCTGTTTGCTGAAGATCCTGCAACCTTCGATCCAAAAGCATTTAAAGTTCTTAATCTCCTTAAAGGCAAAGACGCCAAGGCTGCACACGCTCGAATTATTCGTGACTTTTATCAACGTCAACACGACGAGTATGTCGAACTACAAGAAGGCAAGTGCGAGCAGCTTAAAGAAGCTTATAGACACCTTAGCAAAGCAGATGTTAAGAAGATCGTCTCTTTCTATAACGAAATTCTTAGTGCCTGCAATATGCTGATGCAGGAAGCTAAAGTTAATCGCAAGCCACGTGCCAAAAAGACCGTGAGCAAAGATAAACTTGTAGCTAAAGTGAAATATGCTAAAACTTTTGAGCCGCTGAAACTAGTATCGATTAATCCTGCTGACATTATTGGTTCTAAAGAGCTGTGGGTTTACAATACTAAAACACGCAAATTAGGCAAATATGTTGCCAATGAATACATGGAATTGGGTATTAAAGGAACCAGCATCACAGGATTTAGCGAAAATCTCAGCGTTCAAAAGACCCTGCGTAAGCCTGAAGAGAAACTCAAAGAGTTTAAATCTGCTGGTAAAGTAGCACTACGAAAATTCCTTGAAGATATCAATGCTGTTGATACTAAAATGAATGGTCGTATTAACGAAGAAACTGTGCTGTTAAAAATACAATAACAAAGTAATTACTCAGTAACCAGCGGGCTCCGGCCCGCTTTTTTATTGGCTGATAAATACAGTACTATGACCAAACAAACTATTGATTCTATCCTTCAAGATCTCGGAAAACATCTCAATAACATAGCAGATAAAGCCGCTCTAGATCCAACACAACTGGTATTAGCTATGCCGAAAAGAGGGCTTACCGGTGATCATATCTCTGGCGGGAAAATCGTAAATTTTGCCAGCACAGGAATCAAAGATAGTGCTAAAGATCTAGTTTTACAAGTTAACGACGACGGCATAGTAACAAACAAAATAACCACTTCAGTACTGCAAGGTCCCGTGACTACAGAAGGCGATCTCACTGTAACGGGAACGATAAAAGCAGCAGTATTGGAGGTTGGAGAAATCAAAGCTGATCTCAAATTAGAAAAGACATCTCCATTAGAATTTAAAGCGATCAAAGGTGACAGCCCATACGGAAAAGGGTTGCTTTGGACTGGTTGGGGAATTACTAAGCAATTGGTAATGTCAGGAAATCCTGATAGGCTGTTTAGTACAGAACATTTTGATCTAGCAGCAGAAAAATCATTTTCCATTGGCGGTATTGGTGTGCTTTCTTCAAACACACTTGGACCTTCTGTAACTAAAAGTAATCTAAAAGAATTAGGCAGACTGAGAGAATTAAAAGTAGATGGCGACGTTGAAATAGCAGAATATCTATTTTTTGATTCTATTACCAACAGACTAGGATTAGGTGTTGATGCTCCTAACGCAGCAATCAGTGTAGCCGAAGATGGTATCGAAGTGATGCTAGGCACTATCAACAATACTAAAGGAATGGTCGGTACCTTTGCCGGGCAAGCATTTGATATTGTTACTGATAACACTACTAGAATTTCTATAGCCGCAAACGGCAACATCACTCTAGGCAATAACAAAATGCCTCCTATACAAGTAGGAATACACGGCAAACTAGCTGTTAGGGTGAATGTCCCAGATCCGGACGTAGATCTTCATGTTGCCGGTCCTATCAAGTTCCACGGTCATAGACACGAATACGGAAACAATTCTCCAACATCCGGTGACTACGATCAAGGAGATATTGTTTGGAACAACTATCCTCACGTAGGAGGTTATGTTGGTTGGGTATGCACACAATCAGGTAGTCCAGGAACCTGGTCACCATTTGGAGCAATAGTTAATTTATGAGCTCGTTAGATAAAAATTTAGAAACAATAACTTCTGCACTGAAAGAATTATTAGAAGAAAGAACACAAGATGTAAGTCTTGTGAATGTGCCATTTGTAGAATTTAAAGCAGGCAAAGACGGAAATCTTGTTGGCAAAGGATTGATTTGGTCTGGTAAAGGAATCACTAAACAGCTGATCCTATCTGGTAATTCTGATAAGTTGTTTACTACAGAAAACATCGATATCGCCAAAGATAAAATCTACAGCGTAGGTGGTGTTCCTGTATTGTCAGAATCTTCTCTAGGTCCTAGTGTTAGCTCTAGCAGCCTAAGAGAAGTAGGAAGATTAAAAAGTTTAATAGTAGATGGCAATCTAATCATAAACGAGTACTTATATTATGATGCTGCTTCGGATAGATTGGGCATCGGAACAGATAGTCCAAATGCTGCCATTAGCGTAGCTGAACACGGTGTTGAGATTATTATTGGTACTTCTGAAGAGTTTAGGGCACAAATAGGAACCTTTGCTTCTGATGATTTCGATATCGTTACGGACAGTACATCCAGAATTACCGTTAAGGCTAACGGAGACATTGACCTTGGAAATAAAAACTTCGGTCCAACTAAAGTGTCTATAAATGGTACATTGGGTGTAAATGTCAATTCTGTAGATCCTAGAGTCCAATTGCATGTAGGTGGTTCTATTAAATTTAATAATAACCTACACCTAAGCGGAACTGAACCTCCAAGCGACGGCAGCTTTACACAAGGTGATATATTGTGGAACACTGAACCTAATCTAGGTAAATGTGTTGGATGGGTTTGTGTGCAAGCAGGTCGCCCAGGACAATGGTTACCTTTCGGTCAAATTTTTAATCACAATTAAAAATCTTTTTAAATAGCGTAATGCTATCAGACAAAACTCTCGTCATTGGTAACGGTGAAAGCAGAAAAAATATAAATCTAGATTTAATACATTGTACCAAATACGGGTGCAATGCTATTTTTAGAGATCATTATGTAGATCATTTGATCTGTGTTGACTCTCGAATGGTTGACGAAGCACTAGTCAGTCTTAAAAAAATATCTAAAATTTATACCAGGACAGATTGGATAAACAACTACAAACAATTCCCACAGGTTAGAGTAGTTCCCAACTTGCCGTATGCTGGAACAAACAGAGAAGACGACCCCTGGCACTGGGGTAGTGGACCATATGCTGCACTGTTGGCAGCATTGGATTATCCCAGTACTGTTGAAATGATCGGATTTGATTTATACGGCATCGACGGCAAAGTCAATAACGTATATAAAGGAACTCAAAACTATTCTAAATCAGATAGTCACGCTATTGACCACAGCTATTGGGTCTATCAGATCTCAAAGGTCTTCGAAAGTTTTCCTGATAAATACTTCGTAGTTTACAACAAGTCCAATTGGCAGTTACCAAGGCAATGGGATTTGGAGAATGTTGTTGTTAAAGACATTGACATTTTCAATGCAACTCTGTAAACTACTGGTTAGTGGTCTTAGGCGTTCATCCCACTTTAAATACTCTGCATGTCATCAAACTTGCTACTTTTACAAGGAGACTAGAGATGGCAAAATATCTTTCTACAAAAACTTATGGCAACGACAGAGGACTTAGTTGTTGCTTCCGCCAATGGCGTTCTACACACTCACACTGCTCATTAATTCACGGTTACTCAATCGGTATCGAACTCGTTTTCGAATCTGAAACATTAGACGATCGTAATTGGGTTATGGACTTTGGAGGTCTCAAAGCATTCAAAGAATGGAGCGAATGGCAATTCGATCATACTCTAGTAGTTGCTAAAGATGATCCTCATCTAAACTTTTTCAGGCAAATGAGTAACCTCGGTGATCCTCCTATATCTGGAACAGGATCTTTAGAAGCTGTTAAACCCCACGAACGCAGAGCACTTTGCGATCTTAGAATTGTAGATGCGGTCGGTTGCGAAAAGTTTGCTGAACTAGCATATCAAACAATGTCTGAAATACTAGCAGCATATCAAGAAGGACGAGGATGGACCCATCCAGACGGGCGTGTCTTTGAAGCACGTTATCCAACTGGCTCAGGTGTTAAACTTCGTTCTGCAAAAGTATTCGAGCATGCAGGAAACAGCGCAACCTACGAAGGTTAATATTGTCTGTTTGAAACACGGGGACAAATACGGCCCCGAGTATGTTAACAAACTATTCAACATGATATCTAGAAATTTAACCTTGCCCTATAATTTTATCTGCTTTACAGATAATGCGGCAGGGTTAAATCCTGATATAGATATAAGAATGCTGCCTGCCGGAAACTATCGAGGATGGTGGTGGAAACCGTATATTTTTAAAAAAGGTCATTTCGATTCTAAAGATACCAACTTCTTTATAGACCTTGACATGGTTATTGTAAAAAACATCGATCACTTTTTTTCTTTTGAACCTGACAAATTTGTAGGATTAGAAGATGTCGGAAGAGTATTCGGATACCGAGCACCTAAGTTAGGCAGTGCTGTGTTAAAATGGCGAGGAGACAACTACTCTAGGATATGGACTACAATAGAACAAGATCCTAATATATGCAGTAGATTTGCCGGAGACCAGGAATACATCTGGTCTTTATACAGAGACGAGATTAAATTTTTTCCAGCAGAATGGATACGCAGTTATAAATGGGAAATTAGAAATCAATCCGAGTTAGAAAGAAGAGGAGGTCAGTTCTTCTTTAAACAAGTAATCGATCCTATAGTTCCAAAAGGTACTTGTATATTGGCATTCCACGGAACTCCAAATCCACACGATGTTGAAGATCCTGTTATTGTTGACAACTGGCGTTAATGACGTTATACTGCTTATATGACTAAACGTATCGGCTTTGCCTGCAAATGGATCGACCGCCCTGATCAAGTGGACGGTATTAAACCCAAAGATGAGTGTAAGATCTACAACACTGGTGCTACTACAGTGGCCTGGTTAAATAGACAAGACAAGGCAGTTGCTGAACAAAAGCTGTGGGATCTAATGGTCCAAAACATCGAAGCAACTCGTAAACTTGTAGAGCGTGTAGGAGGGCTCGATGAAAATCTTAGAATGGTACGACTCAGCAGCGATATACTTCCTGTCTACACTGAGCCTACTTGGAGCTGGTTTTGGCGGCTTCCCGATACTAGAAACTATTGCGAAAGAGGATTTGGACAAATCGGAGATGTGGCTCGTTCGAATAATGTTCGGTTGTCTTTTCACCCTGGCCAGTTTACTGTGCTTGCATCTGATAACGATGATATTGTAAATCGATCAATTGAGGAGTTTGAATACCATGTGGACATGGCTCGCTGGATGGGGTTTGGTCAAACGTTTCAAGACTTTAAAATCAACGTTCATATCGCGGGTCGACGAGGCCCCGATGGAATACGTGCTGCGTTGGCTCGCCTAACACCCGAAGCACGTAATACTATTACTATTGAAAACGAAGAAAACGCTTGGGGGTTAGATGACTGTCTTACTATTTCTGATGTTGTACCTATCGTGCTCGATATACATCATCACTGGTGTCGTGAAGGTGAGTATATTGTACCAACAGATGCCCGAGTGCAGAAAGTCATTGATAGCTGGCGTGGTGTTCGTCCTGTGTGTCACTATTCCGTTAGCCGTGAAGATATTCTCAATGGACATTGCTCAAATACAATGCCCGACTATCCCGTTCTTCTAGAAAATGGTTACAAGAAAGCAAAACTCAGAGCTCATTCTGACTTCTACTGGAATACAGCAGTTAACAGATGGGCTCTGAGCTTTAGAGAAACACACGACATTATGTGCGAAAGCAAGGCTAAGAATTTAGCCAGCTTTGCACTTTACGAAGAAGCCAAAAGCTTAGGACTTTGATTTCTTAGTACGTGGTTTTTTCTCAGCAGGGGCTGCTTTAGTTTTTGGAGCAGCCTTTTTTGCTGGCGCTTTTTTCTTTTTAGGTGCAGCTTCTGCTACGGGTTCCGCAGGCTTTTGTGCATCTGGGAATGGCCAAGCAGCTGGTGCTGTAGATGCTACCATTGCCTCAGTAGCTTGTTCTGCTACAGTAGTAGGTGCTTCAACCTTGTATGGGGCTTCTGCTTTTGGTGCCTCTTCAGTTTTACCGCCAAAAAGTTTTTTGAGTAATCCAAGCATTTTATAAATCTCCTTGTGGAATATTTAGCGCGGTAAATATAGGTATGCTACATTTTATTAAAAGTTTAACAGAATCTAAAGATCAACGAGAATTAAAACAAGATAAGCTCAAATTTAAAAAAGATGAGCTTGATCCCGTTATGAGCGAAGCAACTATAAAATACCATTACGATGGGCTTGCTTCTAAGTATTCAGAGAGATATAATAAAGGTGAAGGCGACCCGGATTTTAACTACGGAGGTGCTGTCCTTCATAATTTATTTTTCAATAATCTAACTCCCCCAAGAGCTGCAAATAAAGCTATTGGTGCAAGCAAGGATTTAATCGAAGAAAAATATGGAAGCTTTGAAGAATTTAAAAAAGCATTTGAAAAAGAGTTTATGGCAGCACAAGGATCAAATTGGATCTACATGGACACCGCTGGAGACTTGCATACCATACACAATCACGAATACAAAAACACGATGAAGATTGCTCTGTTGATAGATGCTTGGGAACACGCCTGGGCATTAGATTATCAACAAGATAAGGCCAAATACCTATCAAATATTTGGAGAATAATCGATTGGGATGTTGTTAATACTAGACTAGGAGTTTAATATGGCATATTCTGAAAAAGTAATTGATCATTATGAAAATCCACGAAATGTGGGCAAGTTCGAAATAGATGATACTATTGGCACAGGAATGGTCGGTGCACCTGCCTGTGGTGATGTAATGAAATTGCAAATCAAAGTTAATAATCAAGGAATTATCGAAGATGCTAAGTTTAAAACTTATGGTTGCGGAAGTGCTATTGCGAGCAGTTCATTGGTCACTGAATGGGTTAAGGGCAAAACGCTTGACCAAGCAACACAGATTAAGAATAGTCAGATTGCAGAAGAGCTTGCGCTCCCTCCGGTTAAAATACATTGTTCTATCCTAGCAGAAGACGCAATTAAAGCAGCCATAGAAGACTACAAAAAGAAACATGATATCACTGACTGAGTTAGCAGCCGATAAAGTAAAACAACAAATAGAACGCAGAGGCAAAGGATTAGGTATCCGAATCGGAGTTAAAACTACCGGTTGCAGCGGGTATGCCTACGCTTTAGAATACGTAGATTCCGTTAGATTAGAAGATATTAGCTTTGTGAGCTACGGAGTACACGTATTCGTAGATCCAAAAAGTCTTACGTTTTTAGAAGGACTAACAATGGATTGGAAACGTAACGGGCTAAACGAAGGGTTCGACTTTATAAATCCTTTAGAAAAAGATCGATGCGGGTGTGGAGAATCTTTTAGGATCTAATATTTTCCCACAGGTAAATTGCTGCTAGCCGGCAAATTCCATATATTCTTTTGCTCTACACCTTTTCTTTGGGCAAATCTCTTGGCATCGCAGTTTGAGCACACGTGAAAGTAGTTGTTGCTTAATCGTTTGCGATCAATCTTCTTTAGATCTCTTTTAAAGATTTCATTACAATTATCACACCTAAACACTGCGACAGTTTTAGTTCGCGTGTAGGTGTGCTCATTGCCTAATTTGCTTGGTCGTTTATATTCCGAAACGACTGTCTCAATATCTAAGAACATCTAATATTTACATTAGGCTTATCAAACTTTGGGCTAAATATTGAAGTAACCATTTTTCCAGGGTATTGAACATGGCAAGAAAAATAATTGATGTTGGTTTAACCGATAATGACGGCACAGGCGATAGTATTCGCGACTCGTTTAAGAAAGTAAACGATAATTTCCAAGAGCTTTACAGCTCTTTAGGATTAGGGGAACGACTAAGATTTACAGGACTCGACGACGTTCCTGGATCGTATCTCAATCAACAACAAAAAATCCTAGTAGTTAACAATAATCAGACAGGAATGGAATTCCGTCGATTAGTTGCCGCAACAGGATTAACTATCACACACGACGAAACAGCCGGAACAGTTACATTTACAGCATTAAATCAGAGCATAGTAAATGATAAAAGTCCAGCATTGGGCGGCGATCTTAACGCTACTTCGGACGGAATAGCACGAAGAATTAAAAATCTTGCAGATCCTGTGGCAGCGGACGATGCTGCTAAAAAATCATATGTAGATTCTAAATTAAGTATAGCTGGTGTTAGTGCTATAGATCCTGCTACAGGTATAACCAACAGAGCGTTTGGAACTATGACTGGACCTTTGGTTCTGTCAAGATCCCCTAGGGCAGAAGACGATGATAATTATGGCGGCCTAATCGCTGCTACTAAGTCGTATGTTGATGCTTCTAGTTTTGCCAGCACAACTTCTTTATATGTGAATCTAGGAGGAAACGATAATCGAACAGATATTCCCGATAGTAGAAAGGGAAGATCTCCGGCATACGCATTTAGGACTCTTGAAAGAGCAGTTAAAGAAGCCGAAAGAGTCATAACTGAATCATTATACGAACTTAGTGTATATGCTAAAAAATTAACCTATAACGACGGTTTGGCTTGTACATTAACTAAAATCGAAACTGCTCCTAACAGCGGTTCGGGCGCAGACATTAGAGCTAGAATGACTGTTGAAGTTGAAGCTCTAAATAATACAGGAACTGGTTATCGTGTCGGCGACGTGCTAACCATCCAGGGCGGTTCATATTCTGCACAAGCATCTTATAGAGTGTTGTCTATTAACACATCAAATGGTGCTATCCTAACTTATCAAAGACTAAGTTCTGGAAACTATAGCAGTTTACCTGGAACTACTAATGTATCAACTACAGTAACTTCTGCACCAGGGTCTCAACTAACAGCAATTGGTGCCGGTGCAACATTTAATCTAACATATAAAGTAACAGAATTAAGTATCTTCGATGGGGGCACTGGGTACGGACCAGTCAGTGTTACGATTTCCGGAACTGGTAGTGGAGCTAGCGCAGTGGCCAACGTTACTGACGGGGTTGTTACAACGGTCTCTTTATTAGCTGGCGGAACTGGATATACAGCTATCCCAACAGTTACAGTAAGATTGCCTAGACTTTTTATATTCACTAACGGAATCAAAACAGATTTTTCAAAGAGCGTTGATCCAAGATCTCAAGACATCAGAGAAGGGTTAGGTATCAAAGGAGCAACTTCTGGCGCTGTAGCAGAAATATTAAGCCATAGTGCATCTCTAGATACACCAGCAAATGGTTATCCTGCAGGTAGCGGTAATAACGAAATGTTTGATGTAGGTATCTTGCAGGGTGAATTTATTAACGGTGAAGAATTACTCTATGGCGAACTTGTAAAGAATAAGCAAATTACCATCCAGATGGAGTCTGGTGTATTTGAAGAAAACTTACCTTTGCGTATTCCACCAAATATATCTTTAATTGGTGAAGAATTCCGTAGAACTTTAATTAGACCTAAACCAGGAATCAGTACCAGTCCGTATACCCAGATTTACTTCAGAAGAGATCCTGTAATCGATAATCTCAGAGTAACAGGCTTGAGCGGTCCTAACTATGCTGATGCTCTTAATACTACAGCAACACCTAGCGGAATAAACGGTCTTATCACCGTAACTATTGGTACTGCTAGTGCCAATGTTAACTGGTTAGGTAAAGTATTTGGAATGAATCGAGGCGAAGGTATTGTTAGAAGCATCGTTTCTTCAACACAATTTACTGTACAGGTTTATGATGAGTTAACCAGTACAACAACTGCTACGGCGGGAAATTGGTATTTGCGAACTGTTCTTGAATACGGTTATCATTATCTAAGAGATAACTCTAGACCAATCTGGCCTATTATTAACAATATCGGTAAGAACTATAACGCTTCAACTCTATTAAGTTTGAACAGATTATTCTTACAAAAAGAAGTAGTAGCTTATGTAAACACATTACCGGGACTAGTTCCATATAATCAAACACTATGCGAAAGAGACGTGGGGTTAATGGTCGATGCGTTGGCCTACGATTTAATCTATGGCAGCTATACCAGATCTGTTGAATCTGCATTAAAATATTATCAAAGTACCAGTGGACTTATAGCCATTGGATTAACTGGTTCTGTCGACGCAGGATTAACTCCGGTTGGATCGGGAAGTCAGAAACCATTAACTCTTGCTGCTGTAGCACACTTAGGTACACTGGCTGACAAGGTCGTTACAAACACACCTCATACAAGATTAAACACAGACCCAGATGCTGTTCAGGTCATCAACTTTGCGCTAACTGCTGAGCCAGGTAACCCTAGTCAAAATATTCCTAGCTCCAGAACAACATTATCTACACTAGTCAATGTTATTTCTCAGATGCTAGATCAACCTAGCCAAGTAAACTTCCCTAAGAATAATTCAGAAATGGATGTATTCTTATTAAATGATGCTAATATTTTAAGGCAGATTACTGTACAAGGTCACGGTGGAATGGCGCAGGTACTTGACCCCGAAGGACAAATACTTACTAAGTCTCCGTATTCACAGCAAGGATCTATATTCTCTGCTAGTATCAACAAACAATCATTCCGTGGAGGTATCTTTGTAGACGGATACACTGGTAATCAAAGATTTAGAATTAAATCAAAGACTGACAATTTTACTCTTGAAGTAGATCAACTATTTAGAAGACCACAGTTACCTTGTATCTTTACAGTACAGGGAGTCAACTACAAAGTAAACTATCTACGTAACTTTGTTTACAATCCAACTGGATCTAGTGCTACTCTAGTGTTAGATTCATCAACCCCTTACACCAATGCATTAGCTGGTTTGATCACACCTTGTACAGTTGCCGGAACAGGAAGTGTGGCAACCATTACATTCGCAACCAGAGGAACTGCACCGTTTACTGTTGGTAATCAAATTACAGTAACAGGATTTGGTACTACTGCTACAGGATATAACGGTGTATGGACTGTAACAGATTGTACTACTAGCACTGTAAGTTTTATCAGCGGTGAAACAGCATCCGGAACCGGTGGAACCGTTGCTGAACTGTTTGAACTGATTACAGCTGGTAATAGAAGTATTTTAAGTAACGACTGGACGCAACTTAACGACATGGGTTACGGTCTGTTTACTACCAATGGCGGTATCAGTGAAGCAGTTGGTATGTTCACTTACTACTGCTACAATGCTTATTATGCATTAAACGGTGGACAGATCCGTTCAGTTGGTGGATCAAGCGCCAACGGTGTGTATGCGTTAAGAGCAGAGGGCAGCGATCCAAAAGAAATTCCAGATGCCGTAAGAACAAGATATCCTTTCAGCCAATCTGCAACAATTTATAATGTAGGACAATATTCTAACGCTCAAAACGGTGTTGAGCTTTACATTAACAATTATACCTATATTCCATTAACTGACAGCCAGATCGAAATAGCGCACTTTAAGAATTCTAACGCACAGACTGGAGTTAGTTTTACAGCCGTAACTAAAGGTGCTAAGACACAGTTAGCAGTAGGATCAATAGCGGCAGGTTACTTTGCTAGCCAAGATTATGTACAGGTATCCGGACTTCCATACGCCGGCGGAACATTATCTGGTTTATTAAATTACAACAGTAGTAAAAATTTATTTGTAGTTGACAGTGTTGATACTTCCGGTGGTACTATCACTCTTAATCTCGATACTAGTGCTGCCACTGGAACTTACTCGTTAACACCTATCAGTATAACCGGTGCTAGTGGCAATGGAGGCGGAACAGCGACTGTTACATTTAATCCTGTCCAGGCATCAACTACACTAACTTCTTTAGCCAGTTCTACATTTACTTTTGCTAACGGAACTACGGCTAGATTTACATTTGCCAGCGCACAAGGTTCTGCGCCATATGCAGTGGGCGATCAGATCAGAATCAGCGGATTTACTGTCTATACAGGATACAATGACTATTGGCAAGTTACTGCCTGTACTACCACTTATGTTGAAGTTCTATGTAATGTCATAGGAACTCCGACAGGTACCGCTACAATAGCAGGACCATACGTAACTCCATTCCTAGTAGGATCTACTGTTACAATTTCAGGAATTAGTCCGGCAGGATACAACGGTGTCGTAGTTATTACAGCTTCAACTCCGGGTAGTATTTCTTATGCTAACGCAACAGTGACAACTTATGTCAGCGGCGGTACCATAACACCTGTAGTAAGATTGATGCCGAGAATATTAACTTATACTATCAATAGTATTAATACTTCAGGATTACCAACTGGAGTAATTAAACTTGTATTGGCATCCACTACCAGAGCAGATGGTACTACAGGACTTTATGCATCGGTTCCTAACTCGCAGTCAGTTACTATTAGACAGAGTAAGAAACTATTCTTAACTGATGTTGACGATATCACTACACAGAAGAATTCAACAGCGTTACTATTCAACGACGATGATCCATTAAATGTATACTCAGTTATTAACTATACCACAGGTGGTTATGTAAGATCTGGGGGCACTGGTGAAGCAGTTGCCAATCTAAGAGATAGTTACACATACATGGCGCTGACAGTGTCAACTGATCAACAATTGGTTGGTAGAACATATCACGGTGCAGTTGGCAGTAAACAAATTAGTATTACTGCACTAACAGATACTACAACTATTGCTAAACTGAATACAGGTCAATACGTATTCGGTTATGCCGGTCAAAATTATAGAGTGTTGTCATATGAAAGCCCGGCGGTCACTGGTGTGTCTACTGGTAGAATCAATATTGACACAGCACTAACTGCCAGTTTGAGCGGTCTAGTAAACTCTTACTCTCTACTAGTAGGACCAGGAGACGGCTTTACTTATAATGTATCAACTTGCCAACGTGACGTAGGATATGTAATCGATGCTGTTGGATTTGATGCTATGTTCAATAGCAACCTAGCAACTATCAAGTCTGCATTATCATATTATAGAAATTTAACTTCTACTAATGTTGTTAGCACAGCACAAAAGACTGCTACTATCTTAGCATTCACTAAAACTAGAGATTTGCTAGTATCTCAGGCATCTGACAGTACGTTTGATCTTAGAGTAATCGCTAATCTAAACAATCTGATCAGCATTCTTAGCAACGGTCCTACTACAGCACTGGCATCTATTGCTGCTTCTAACTCCGCAGCAGCAACTACCACAGCTACCGGTACTAGTGGTACACCGAATATTACTGTAGCCAACGCAACTGGAATACAAGTTGGACAATTAGCAGTGGCTACCGGTATTCCGAGTGCAACATTTGTACAGCTAATCAACGGAACTAGTGTTGTTCTTAGCAAAAATCTAAGTAGCAATTTAAGTACCACAGCTATTAATTTCTACCCTGTTTATACATTAACAGATCCTACAGGCGGAACTAATAATGCATTTACCGTAGGATTCTTTAATGCTCGCAGATTAATCGAATCTAATAGACAGTTTATCGTAGAAGAAATATATCGTTGGATTGAAGTTCAAAAGGCTGGAAGCCTAAACGGATTTACTCCCGGCTTCACTTATGATTATCTAACTTGTCAGAGAGATGTTGGTTATATTTTAGATGCTATTAGATACGATTTGACCTATGGCGGCAACACCCAAACACAGGTAGTAGCGAGATCATATTATACCTACGGATTGTTTGTAGAACCAGCATATCAATTAACTCCAACTGTTAATACATTGTCTAGATTGAGCACAATACTTGGACAGATTGCACAAGCAACTCTAGTAACAAAATCTACCAATAACAATCTAACACAAGATCAAAGTGGAACAGCCGGTACTTTAGCGGCCTCGAATTTCGTTACTTCAAGAATAACAACTATATCCGATACAGTAACAAATGGTTATACTACTAGAGTAACCATTACAACTATTGCTACCAATAATACATTTACTACAAGTGCTACACACAATCTATCAGCGGGCGATACTGTTATACCAAACTCTACTGCCAACGGACTAACTTCTGGTACTATCTATTATGTGTCTAGCACTCCTGCTTCCAATACATTTACATTAGCAGCAACTATCGGTGGTGCAACATTAGCCAGTTTCACTAACGGTACCGGCTTAACTATAACTGCACAAGTAACTTATCGTCCAGATACAAGTTGGGTAACTAGTGCGTTGACCACTGACTTTGTTACAACTCAAACACAAAGATCAACAACACAGACTGCTGTTACTGATTATATAACTGCAAACGTAAAACAAAGCCATCCTGCTAGCATCACTATCAAGATTTCTACAGTACGTGCCACAGCACACGACGTTCTTGATATTGGCACAGGATCTTATGCAGACACTAACTATCCAAATAATATCTTTGGTGTTCCTGCAAATGAAAAGATTCCTGCAAATGAAGCAAAAGAAGTTGGCAAGGGCCGTGTGTTCTATACAACTATCGACCAGGAAGGTAACTTCAAAGTTGGTAAACTTTTTGGTGTAAATCAATCAACTGGTGAAGCACAATTAAGTGCCAAGATCAGTTTAACTAACATTTCATCGATCCAATTAGCACAAGGTGAACAGATCACTAACTTCAGTTCTGATGCTGGATTTAGCAGTGTTTCAAATAACAGTGTAACAACCGACCTTGCTACACAAACCTATATCGACAGAAGATTAGGACAAGATCGAACTGGTGCCAACGTAGCCAATTTAATTGGTCCTGGATACATGTCTAGAAACGGCGGCTTACCTATGTTGAGCAACCTTGACATGGGAACCAATGGAAGGATTATTAATTTATTGAATCCGACATCGGCATCAAATGCTGTTACAAGACAATGGTTAAGTATTCCTCATAACAAAGATTGGGTTGGTTTAAATCCTGGTGTAAGTAATCTGTTGGTATTCACCGGAACCAACGTAGCAGATGCTAGCGAAAGTGTAACAGCCGAACATCAATTTACTAACGCTGTTATGACTGGTGACATGACTGTAACTTTAAATGCAGCATCAAGTCCAATTACATTAACTAGTGCTACCTGGGCTTCCAATACTGCAACCTTAGGTTATAGTAATACTGGATCTGCCCCGTTCACTACCGGTCAATCAATTACTGTAGCAGGTGTAACTCCAGACGGGTATAATGGAACTTGGACTGTAGTAACCAGTAACAACTTACAGACTACATTTACAGTAACAACTACACTGACAGCTGGTACAGCATTCGGAACTGTTAGAGCTACAAGAACTTTAAATGCTCAAATCAATTCTGGCGTTATTATAAATGCAGATGTTAATTCTAGTGCGGCTATCGATCAAACTAAGCTGGCATTAACTAACAGTGTGTCAACAACATCATCTACAGCTGGATCAGGTTTAGCCAATGGTGGAATGACTGTAACTGGTGCTAGTTGTGCAAGCACCACAGCAACGATAACCTTTGCAGCAATAACAGGAAATCCGATTCCATTTGCAGCCGGTAACAGGATAACAGTATCCGGAATGACTCCTTCGGGATATAACGGAACCTGGACAGTGCTAGGTAGTCCTGCTCCGTCATCAACTGCTGTATCATTTACTGTACCAACAACTATAGCCAACAGTACTGTTAACGGAACCGTTATTGCTGAAAGAGGATTAAGCGTATTTGATCAAAGTTCATTTACAGTTGTAAATGGTTATGTGACTCTAAAAGGTGGAGGTATTACATTAGGTAGCATCCAATCTATTGCAGATAAAACTGTAGTAGGTAATGCATCCGGTGGAGCTTCTGTACCTAGTGCGGTTACATTTGCTACTGTAGTTGATCAGGGTAATGCTGTCAAGAAAGGTCAATACTCAACTAACGGTTTCTTAAGGCAAAAGCAGACTAGCGGTAGTGTATTAGATACAGATTACGAAGTTATTGATTCTGCATCAACTAGCATCACTGGATCAACTCTTGTAGCAAGAAATACCAACGGTGACTTTGCAGGTCGATTTGTTATAGGTAGAAGTGGATTCCAGGTTTACGACGGATCATCAGATTACACTGCACTGTCATTTGAAACTGCTGTCAATGGTTATGTGACTAAAATCAGCGGACGTAGTGGGGTATTGTTAAGTGCGCCATACATTGCATTAGGAAGTTCTAGCAGCGGTTCGAATAACGATCGAACATTGTATGCAAATTCTAGACATGATTTTACTAATTTAAATGGTTCTACTGGCGGAGTAATAAGAGTACAGGCTATAGAGGCCGGTGCGAATAATACTGACACTGGTAGTATTAAAGGTCGATGGTCAGTTGATGGTCGATTAGAAGCTACGTATGCTGACTTAGCAGAATATTACGAAGCAGATAGAGATTATGAAGCCGGTACTGTTTTAGTGTTTGGTGGTGATAAAGAAGTAACAACTTCAAATGTAAAAAATGATCATAGGATAGCTGGAGTAGTATCTACTGATCCTGCTTACATTATGAACAAAGATTGTCAAGGAAACAAGTCTTGTGTAGCGTTGGTCGGTCGAGTTCCCTGCAAGGTTGTAGGTAAGATAAGAAAAGGAGACCTAATGGTAACTTCAGGTATACCGGGAGTGGCTATTGCAGCATCCGGAACTGTTGCTGTTGGAACACTAATAGGTAAGGCGATAGAAGACTATGATTCGGATCATATCGGTACTATTCAAATAGCGGTAGGAAGAGCATAATGACAAAGAAAACAATTAATATAGGTCAAACAGCCAACGATAGAAAAGGTGATAGCCTAAGAGCTGCTTTCGGTAAAGTTAATGATAATTTTTCAGAACTTTATACCGCTCTTGGATTAAATAGTGGTGGTTTGAATATTGCTGCTTTTGAATTTACTGGCAGCACTATAAGTACCACAGATAGTAGTGCTATTGTTATTGATCAAGCCACAACTGTAACCAGCAACTTGACTGTAGGCGGAGACCTATTACCCAGCGTAGCCAACGGCGGAGACCTAGGAAGTAGTGCTAAACCTTGGCGTAGTTTGTATGTCAGTAACTCAACTATCTATCTAGGTAATACTGCTATAGCAGTTAATCAATCTGGACAACTAACTGTTGGAGGTTCTGGTGTAACAGCAGGATCTGTAGCTTGGGCCAATGTCACAGGCAAGCCAACTATACCAACCGGAGACAGATTAGTAAATGGAACAGATAAGATAGTGCTCAACCAAGAAGGTACAACTAGACTATCAATGTACCTTAACAATGTAGAAAAAACTAGAATCCAACAAAACGGCAATGACCTATTACTTTCCAGTTTGTCTGGAGGTGTTGTTCTAGCGGCCACAGACGGAACTAATGGGGAATGGCGATTTAAAAATAATGGAGAACTAGAATCTGCTCAAGGATCGTACCTAAGTTCGGCTGAAGTACAGGCTACGTTTGGTAGTATGGATTCTCTATTAGCTGGCGCCAGTAGCGGAACAGTTACTCTTAAATCAGGTACAGGTGCTGTCGACGGCGGTAGCATTTACATCCAAGCAGGCACAGGTGGCTCGGGAAACGACGGCGAAGTGGTAATCAGAACCGGTTCTGGACCTTACGAATGGCTGTTTGATAACGGTGGTATATTAACAGTGCCCGGCGCAATAACCCTTGGAACTGACGCTCGAATATATGGTTTAGGCGATTTTATCGGACTACTAGCATCTCCAAGTTCATCCGCAGGTCTTGAAATAGACGGTGTTAATGATGCGATCCTAGCCGCTGAGAGACACGTCGTCATTAGAAGCGATTCAGGAACTACTAATAACAACTGGACATTCAATGAAAATGGCACTTTAACAGCCCCGGGTGATATTATTGCTACTGGACATGTTGGCGAGTTTGGCACAGTGAACGCCAACTATCTTGGCCATGTCGGGCAAAGCCAAATACAGATTGGCGATGGTAATCTAGCAAATGGCCAATCAATCGTGATAACCGATCAACGGGTAAGGATAATGGCTGCTGTGCCTGCTACTAGCATCGGATCCAGTGGCGATTATATTGGATCTGTAGCATTTAACAGTTCGTATATCTATTACTGTACAGCAAACTACAACGGTGTAAACAACATTTGGAAGCGTGTTGCTTGGTCCGGCGACACTTGGTAACGGTAAATATACTAAAGAGAGCGCATTATGGCCATACAAACAATAAACATAGGAAATGTAGTCAACGACGGACTGGGCGATGACCTTCGCACCGCTTTTCAAAAGGTAAATGCTAATTTTACAGAATTAAATAGTCAGTTAACTGTCACTGCTTCAAATGTTCCTACGGGCGGAACCGGAGTAGGTGTATTTAAACAGAAAACTGGCAGCAATTTAGAATTTAAAAAATTGATAGGTGAAGGCAGGATAATCATAGAAGAAGTTGGGAATGCCGACACTGTAAGAATAAGAACAACACAATATGACGGATTTAGATCTATTACAACTGAATCCGGTTCTGTAACTGCTAATGCTATTACAGGAACAGATCAGATCACCATACAAGGTGGTCCTAACATAGATGTAACTGCAAATGGAACCGTTGTAACGGTTGACACATCTAGAAACTTAGAAAATATTTTAGGATCCATAGACTTTGGATCAATCGGAACTGTCCCGACCGATACACTATCATTTTTGGCGCAGGCTGTAGAGATAGACTTTGGAACTTTTGACAGTCCTGCTGCATTTGAATATGATGCTGGAACACTATAACGGAGAAAAAAATGGCATTAAAAATTAGAAGAGGAACTACCGCTCAAAGAACCGCTGTTGTACCAGCATCTGGAGAGCTAGTATTTGACACTACAGAAGTAAAATTATACATAGGTAACGGCAGTACATCTGGTGGAATACCTGTTGTAGCAGGATCCATTGGGGGTAACTTAGGTTCAAATATTAATTTAAACAATTACGACATTACTGGAACTGGTAATATTAACATCAATGGAACTATTACCGCTACAGGAAATATCACATTAGGTGATACTGATGCTGATAATATCGTGTTCGGAGGCGAGGTTAATTCTAATATAGTTCCTAACACATCAAACTCTTTGACTTTAGGTGCATCATCTAAGTATTGGTCTACTGTATATGTTAATGCAGTTGAGACTACCGGTACATTAACAGTTAACGGTGGAATTAAACCTAGCACAACAAAGACTCGAGACCTCGGAGCATCGAATCTAAAATGGAGAGATGTGTATGCCGAAGGCGTATATTTAGAAAATATATCAATAGCGAATAACAATATTAGAACTTTAGATTCCAATTCTAATATTGAAATTTCCGCCAGTGGAACTGGCTACGTTGTACTAGGAAAAACTAGAATTCAAAATAACGTAGTTGTAGGTATTGAGTTTGCTCCAGTTACTACAAGGATTGATAACGATGGTATTACCTACGCTTTCGATCCAGCTACAAACGCTTTTGGTCAACGTCATCAAATCAATTATATAACCTATACACAAGTTGCCAGTGCGACAATCGAAACATTTACAGTAGTTACTTTCAACGCTGCCACTGATAAAGGATTTCACGCTATATTCAATGTGACCAATTCTCAAGGAACACAAACATTTAGACTAATGGGGAATTTCTTCGGAGGTCAAGGAAGAGTTAGCGCATTATTAGATGACTTTCCGAATAACACAGGAGTTACAATTATCGGCGCTGCATCATTGAACTTCATCTCTGGAAATACTTGGGAGCTAAGACTTTCGACTACCAATTTAATTAATGCATCGACTGTTACCGCAGTGAATCTCCAATACGATCTATTTAGGTAATACCAATGTCTATAACCTGGGTTACTCCTAGTGGAACTTTAGGAACATTTGAAGAACGATCTTCTTTCAATCTTCCATTACAAGCATCTAGTGATTCTGGACCTCTTACCTACTCAGTTATAGCAGGTAATCTTCCGATAGGTCTCAGATTAGAAAATGGAGTCATCAAAGGTACGACGGTCGAAGTTAAAAATACTAAACAATATAGATTCGTTGTTCGAGCTGCAAATGCATCAGAGAAAAACGATCGAACATTTAGTTTAATAATCGAAGGACCGGATGCCCCTAGATGGATTACACCTGCTGGATTTTTACCAGTCGGAAGCAACGATGCTTATTTTGTATTAGATGATTCTTATGTAGATTTTCAATTAGAGGCTACAGATCCAGACTTAATAGCCGGAGACAGTTTAAAATTTTATATACCTAACAATGGCGGAGAATTGCCTCCGGGACTAACATTATCCACCGACGGACGGATACAAGGGTTTACTAAATCTTTACCTAGATTGCAGTTTAATCAGGCAACAGGAAATTACGATACAACCGTATTTGATCTAGCACCATTTGATATTGGTCCAAGATCCAGTGTAGGTTTTGATACATTTACATTTGACAACGATACTTTTGATTATGCAGAGCCTGCTAAACTTCCTAAAAGTATCAGCAGATTTTATAGTTTTGTTGTAACAGTCACCGATGGGGTCTCGACTGAAAATAGAAGCTTCAAAATATATGTAATCGATGAAGAATTCTTAAGAGCGGACAACTCAGTTATAGAAGTATCTTCTACAGTTTTTAAAGCTGATAATAATAATATAAGAACTCCGTTTTGGGTAACTCCTACTTACTTAGGAAAAGTAAGAGCCAATAACTACGTAACACTGTACATAGATGTTTACAATCCTCCTTCGTTAAATCTTACCATAGGATATTTTTTAGAAACTAAGAATCCAGACGGTACTGATAGCGAACTGCCCCCTGGTTTACAATTAGATACATTAACTGGGGAACTAGTAGGAAAGGTTCCTTACCAACCTAAAATTACCAAGAGATATAAATTCACCATAAGAGCTGTAAGTTTTGGAGAAAAAACTTACGCTACAGAATATAAAACAGTGGGCAGCTGGAATCCCGATACAACCTATGCGGTAGGAGATATCGTAAAATATATAGATCCGTTGGTATACGAAGATAGTGCTATTAGAGAAGGCATCGGTGAAGCAATATATCTCTGCCTTACACCTCATAAAAATCAGTTACCTAGCAATGTGTCATACTGGAACATCGGTGCTGTAACTACTATTAGAACCTTTACTGTTGATACTATTGGTGAAGTAGAAAGCGGAATAACCTGGATTACCAATAGCGATCTAGGAACTATTAGACCTCAGCAGGATTCAATGTTCTCAGTTTTAGCAACTAGCTCTGCATACGGTGGAACTGTAACATATACTTTAACTAGCGGTGAATTACCACCAGGACTATCATTACTCAGCAATGGAAATATAATTGGAAAAGTAAACAAGATAGGTTCAGTAACTCGTGCAGGTATTACAAGATTTTACGATAGCGACCCTAGCTCAGCTGCTTATAATATTGTTTTCGACAACGGTATAACTAGTTTCGATAAATCTTTTAGTTTTACAATCACTGCAAAAGATGCTTTAAATTTTTCATCTCGCGACAAAACTTTTAAGATATCAGTAGTTGATGGAGACACTACACTTTTCAGCAATATATATGCAAGAGCATTTCAAACAAGAGATAGAAGAGACAAATGGTATGATTTTATTACCGACTCAACTATCTTTGATTCTAAGCAATTATATCGTATAGGTGATCCTGCATTTGGAGTGCAAACAGATCTTAAAGTATTAATGTATGCTGGCATCGAGAGTGTAAGTGCAGAACAATTCATCCAGGCTATAAGTAGAAATCATTCTAGAAAAAAATTAAGATTCGGTACTCTTAGAAAAGCTGTAGGAAAAAATCCAGTTACACAAGAAGTTGAATACGAAGTTGTGTTCATTGATGTCATAGACGAATTAGAAAAAGATAAAATAAGCATTTCCTCTGTTGTAGAATTACCAGATTATATTAACAGCCCAGTACAGGTAAGTCAAAACAACATTACAGTTGACAGTGGAAATCAAAGCAATTATGTTGACTGGAATTATAAAGTTTCTGACTCTGACACTCGGCGTGTATTTCCAAATTCTTTCAGAAACATGAGATCTCGAATTAAGAATGTAGGGGAAACTAATAGCACTTTTCTTCCATTATGGATGAGAAGTATTCAGTCAGATGAAGATAAAACAGTATTTGTCGAACCAGGATACGTAAAATGCTTGGTATTATGTTATACCAAACCCGGAGAAGCTGACAAAATAATTTCAAAAATTAAATTAAGGACTGATTATGCATCTAGAGGCACATGGTTAAGTTCAGTAACCTATCAAACTGGTGACTCTGTTCTGTATAAAGGATTTTATTACACTGCAATAAAAGCCGGAGTTAATCAAATTCCGGATATCAGTAGTTCATTTTGGAATTTAAATTTCAGTTTTAAACTGCTTAATTTTGAAATCGACAGATATTCCATAGATTTCATAAACGGAAAAGACGAAGAACAATATCTTCCATTCCCAACGAATGGGCTAGTAACACCTTAATAAATAAAGAATCTCGGAGACATAAATGGCCAGTAATATAAAATATACAACGATCAATGAAAATTTTCCATTGGCGGGACAAGACAACGACACGCAAGAATTTAGAGATAATTTCAATATTATCAAAACCAGCTTAGGTGATGCTTATACAGAAATTACCGCTCTCCAGGCTAACACGGCAAAATTGAACGCTACTAACGAGTTTGCTAATACTGTAATCTCCGGCGGAGTACTTAAAGCCAATAAAAAGAAAAAACACAGCGGTGGTTTAGCTAATCAGGTAGCAACAACTATAGATTTCCTCAACGGTGAATATCAAATCTACGGATTTACCGCAGATGTTACTGTCGATTTTTTAAACTTCCCAACAGATAATCTAGGAAAAGTTACACTAGAATTATACGGCAACGATCAAAATCGAACTTTAACATTTTTAGCATCGGGTGGTACTGTAATTAAAAAGCCAGCCAGTTTCCCAAGCCCATTTGTGATAAATTCTTCCACTAATCCTTACTTTGTAGAAGTTTGGAGACACAGTTCGGGTGTTATTTTCTTAAATTACCTAGGTCAATTTGTCTAATGAATGCCTTAGAAGTAGATCTTTCCACACTATCAGATTCAGAATTAGAATCTAAGTTACAGGAATTATCAAAAAAATACTTCATGGCCCAACGTTTAGGCAATCATCAGCTATTGACACAAATCGCTACTTTTGTTAATATGTATAGAGACGAATTAAGTCAACGATACAGAACGAAAATATTAAAACAAGATGATAGAGATTTGGATCAACTGATCAATGTCGATTAAAACAGAAAACTCAACTGAAGATCTTATTGCAGGTGTTCTAAAATTTGGACCAGAAATTTTAGAAAACTGCATTTGTTCTGACGATTTGACGCAATATATAGATCGAATACATCAAGAACATCTGCATTATCCAATACCTCCAACTACAGTGAATAAAACAGATTGGTTCATTCCTCAGGAATACCAAGAGTTAGATATTGAAGACTGGATTTGGAAACAAGTAGATCCTGAGCATGAAAACAAAGTATTTCGTGTAGGAGAAGAATTAAAGCTCTTCAAAAAATACGATATGATTCCTGTTCTTAAAACTATGAAATTTGTTGTAGATACGTTAAGAGCCAATAATATCGTTTGGGGTGTAGGACGCGGCAGTAGTGTAGCCAGTTACGTACTCTATTTGATCGGGGTCCATAAGATCGACAGTATTAAATACAATCTCCCCATAGGAGAATTCTTTAAAGGAGAATAAAATGGGAACAACATATACAAGTATGCAAGGTAAAGAAATTGACATGGAGAAGCTGTCTCTACGTCACGAACTAACTCCTGCTGTAGGAAACATGAAGGTCAACGCTAGAGGAGACGAACTAGGTCCAGGTGGCGAAATTGTTCGAACTAGAGAACAAATCCTAGCAGACTATTATGCTAATAATCCAAGAGCAGTTACAGAAGAATTAGCAGATAGAAAGAAAGGTTAAAATGGCAACAGTAAAAGGCAAATTAACACCTTTGAGAGATAAGGTTATTGTCTACAATATGCATTTTGGCGAGCAAAGATCAAGCGGCGGAATCGTTATTTTAGGTGACGACGGTAAAGATCGAGGAATCTATCCTCGCTGGGGTCAAGTGTACGCTGTAGGTCCAGAGCACAATGAAGAATTTACAGTCGGCGACTGGATCTTAGTAGAACACGGACGATGGACTCGAGGAATTGAGTACTCAGAAAATGATGATCTAGAGCCTATTACTATTAGAATGGTGGACAATAACTGTATTCTAATGTGGTCTAAAGAAAAACCAAGTGGTGTTAGCATCGGCGATGCTGTTACTGCCCCTAGTGTAAACGAAGCATATCGATTGGAGAACAAATGACGAATCCGTTTCGGGATCAAGAAAAGTTCATGCGGGCGTGTGATCAATCAGTTGATGCGATGAATGATCCTCAATACGCAATGTATAAGAAGTTAATCGAAGAAGAGTTCCGTGAATTGCAAGAAGCTCACGACATGGAAGCAGAATTAGATGCCCTTATTGATATTTTAGTAGTAACTATCGGTGCTATTCATTCTGCAGGATTTGACGCAGAGGGAGCTTGGAAGGAAGTTATGCGATCTAACTTTGCCAAAATAGATAGCGAAACTGGCAAAGTTCGTAAACGTGAAGATGGTAAAGTTTTAAAACCTCTCGGTTGGACTGCGCCTAATCTAGTACCATTCTTAAAAAAATAAAATGGGTTTCAAGAAAAGCTGGGACGTAAGCGATATTGTAAACCAGATACATTCTATTTCCAGAGAATGTTCTAGTCCTTACAATGATGGGTTTACAGCTTTTGAATTGAAAAAAGATCTCTATATTATCAAAGAGATAATAGATAAATCCCTTAACGATGCCCCAGATTTTGGAAGCATAGAGCAAGACTGGTTGACAGAACAAGAAAAGAAACGTATAATTAAAATACTTAAATCCTGAAAGGATCAGATGCGTATTGGTATTATAGGTTTCGGTTTTGTCGGCCAAGCTATTGCTTGGGCACATCGTTACGACGATATTCTTATACGCGATCCTAAGTTAGAAAACAGCGCCGGCTATGAAAAATTTGTAGATCTCGATGCTGTGTTTGTTTGTGTCCCTAGCCCTTCAACAGATGACGGCCATTGCGATTCTTCTTTGTTAGAACAAACTTTAAAAGAATTACTGTTTGCTATTATTGACAAACCAATCCCAATCATTTGCAAAACAACTGCTACTCCAAGCGTTTACGAGAGATTACAAAAAGAGTATCCTAACATAGTACATTGTCCAGAATTTTTAACAGCAGTCAATAATGTAGCTGACTATCAAAATGCCAACTACTTTGTATTAGGCGGAAATAAGGATTGGTGCGAAAAGGCTAGAGATATTATACATCACGGTGTTCCGTTAGTGCATCAAAAGTTTTTAATAACTGACATCAAAACTGCGGCCTTGTACAAATACATGATGAATAGTTACCTTGCTACCAAAGTAACTTTTATGAATGATTTTAAAAACCTAGCAGATGCAGAAGGAATCGAATTTAGTAAATTAACTGAATTGGCAATTTGGGACGACCGCATCGGTTATACACACATGCAGGTTCCGGGTAATGACGGTCAATACGGTTGGGGAGGTGCTTGCTTTCCTAAAGATGTTGCTGCTATAATAATGGAAGCAATCGATCTAAATGCAGACTTTGAATTGTTAGATCGAGTTGAATCAATTAATAAAAAACATAGAAGAAAATGAAAATAGGTTTTACTTGTTCAACGTTTGATCTGTTTCACGCAGGTCATATAATGATGCTTAAAGAAGCAAAGACTAAATGCGACTATTTGATCGTAGGTCTTCAAACAGATCCTACTATCGACCGCCCTGGGATTAAAAATAAACCAGTTCAAAGTATATTTGAAAGATACGAACAACTAAAAGCCTGCAAATACGTAGACGAAATCCTTGTTTATGAAACTGAACAAGATCTCGTCAACATTTTACTTTCTTATCCTATTAATGTTAGAATACTAGGACAAGAATACGAAAACGAAGATTTTACAGGTCGCCGGGAATGCATCGAACGAGGCATCGAGTTTTATTTTAACAAACGCGAACACAACTTCTCGACCAGTGAACTACGCCAGCGTGTTATCGCTGCCGAAGTTAATAAAGGATTAAAAAATGAGCGGTAAGGGATCAAGGCCTCGCCCGTTTAGTGTCGATCAAGAAACCTTCGATAATAATTGGGATAATATTTTTAGCAAGAAAACAGAAGAGACTAAAATAGAATGCGGATCTTGCGGTTGGATCGGCACCACCGACGAAGGATTATTAGATGAAGATCTCGTCGATTATGAATGTCCTAGCTGCGGAGAAAAACTATAATGAAAAATGCAAGATTATCTGAGCTAGTAATAGAACTACATCATATCGCTAGCCAGATAGAACAGGAATGTGGACGAATCGAAATAAGCGACAACCTTAGACGTTGTGCCGATGACCTCCATGTCATAGCAACAAATTATCATAGAGAACAGGCAAATAAAAATGAAAACACTATGGGTTGAAAAATATCGTCCTAAAAAATTAGAAGAATACGTATGGCGTGACGAAGGTCAAAGAAAACAAGTAGAAACCTGGGTCAAAGACAAAAGTATTCCTCATCTACTACTATCAGGTAGTCCTGGCATTGGTAAGACTACAATGGCTAAGATGCTGATCAATGAGATTGGCATTGAAGACTATGATGTTTTAGAAATTAACGCAAGTCGTACTAACTCTGTTGAAGACGTTCGTGACAAGATCACTAACTTTGTGCAGATGATTCCGTTTGGTCCTTTCAAGGTGGTTTTACTTGACGAGGCTGATTATCTTTCACACAACGCACAAGGAGCACTTCGCGGCGTAATGGAAGAATATCACGAAACTGCTAGATTCATTTTAACCTGTAATAAACCCTGGATGATTATGGACGCTATCCACAGTCGCTGTCAAACCTTTAACTTCACAAAGATTGATAAAACAGAGTTTACAGCTAGAGTTGCTACTATCCTTGTCACAGAAGAAGTTGAGTTCAATCTCGAAACGTTAGACGAATATGTATCAGCAACTTATCCAGATTTAAGGAAATGTATTAACTTCGTACAACAGAATATCGCAGACGGGCAATTAGTTGAGCCTAACAAAGCAGATGCTGGCGAACTAGAGTGGAAGTTTGAAATGGTTGAGTTGTTTAAGGCAGGAAAAATCCTCGAAGCAAGAAAGATGCTGTGCGGGAAACTACGTGCAGAAGAAATGGTAGATGTGTATCGTTGGCTGTATGATAACGTTAGCATCTTCGGAGACGAATACAAACAAGATTCTGCTATCCTAATAATTAAACAAGGATTGGTAGATCACTACTTTGTTGTAGATCCCGAAATCAATCTTTCAGCTACAATGGTAAAACTTTCAAGGATGCAATGAAAGAAAAGTTTGTAAGTCTTTACATGGATTGGGCTAAAAGAGCAGCTCAGTTAAGTCACGCTGTAAGATTAAACGTAGGTGCTGTTGTTGTTAAAGACGATACGGTGATCAGTTATGGCTACAACGGTATGCCCGCGGGATGGGATAACAACTGCGAAGATAAAGACTATATGTCTAGCGATGCCGGCGGCTGGTTAAATCCTGATGAAATAGAAGAACGCTGGCCCTATTGTGAACAGCAACTTCCAAAAGATTCTAATATATGGAGACGATATGCTCTCAAAACTAAACCGGAGGTATTACATGCAGAATCAAACGCGATCGCTAAGTTGGCTAAGTCTAATAATTCTGGCCTCGGTGCTGACATGTTCGTCACTCATAGCCCTTGCATGGAATGCGCTAAACTTATCTTTCAGTCTGGCATTCGCCGCGTATTTTACGCTGAGGATTATCGAGATAATGCAGGCATCGATTTCCTTACGAAATCAGGAGTAGAGGTTAAGAAAATAAATGAGTGAAAGATACATGATCGTCACCTACTACAAAAAGCCAACTGGCAAGTGGGACGAAATAACTGAATTTAAAAATAGTTTAAAATCTAAGCATATACAGACTGCCAAAGTAATACTAGACTTCAAGGAAAAGACTGTAATTAAAAACGGTCTTAATCCTGATGCTAACTTTGATGATATGCTAGAGTTTTATAAAAGGTTATTGGGGGATAAACTTACCCCCCACTTACCTCAAGAATCTTTGTAAATCTTTAATATCTCCTTCACAGCTTCGTGTCTTTCTACATCTCTCAGATCAAACTGACAGATGTCTACGTATTTGTGATTTTTAAATTCCTTATATAGATTTAAGAACTCTAATAGACCGTTATTGCTAGGTCTATCTGCTTGATTTAGATCTCCTGTTACTACCATCCTAGACCCCTCCCCTAATCTAGTCAGTAGCATTTTCATTTGGCTCGGAGTTGCGTTCTGCATCTCATCAGCAATAATAAAGCTTCTCTTGAATGTGCGTCCCCTCATGTATGCCAGTGGACTGATCTCTATCACCCCCTCTCTGACCATTTCCTCGATTTCTCTGGCATAATAATATTCCTCAAAAACATCAAAAATAGGGCGAGTCCAGGGCTCCATTTTTTGTTGTAGAGTTCCTGGCAAGAATCCGTGCTGCTCATCTACCGAAACAGCAGGTCTTGTTACCACAATCTTTTCAATTTCCCCATCCTGAAACATCTTAACAGCCCACTGGCAGGCCAGCATAGTTTTACCAGTGCCCGCTGGGCCTATAGCAAAAACTATGTGTTTTTGAGCTTCTTGAAGTTTTAAAAGATAGTTTTCTTGATTAAGATTCTTAGGATATATAAGCACCCTAGTTTTCTTTTTTGGAAGGAATTTATTTATTTGTACTACGTTATCAACTGGTTTTTCTACCAGATTTCTTGCGGATTTTCTTTGTTTCCTCAAAGGATAGCCTCCTATCAATGTGTTAGGCACGGACCTTTAGCCGCTGTGTCCGTGTCCGAACACAACAGTATTTAAACCCAAATTGAAAAAATTATAAGTTATTATAACTTTTTTGATTCGATAAATACATTAGGAGAATACTATGCTAGATATCAAAGACGTCATTAGAAACGTAGAAAATATATACGGGTCAAATAACAGCCTAAAATTACTCAAAGACTTCGAGCGTGTTATAGACGAGCTAGATTGCTACGTCTTTGAAAACTGGATCGATGGCGAAGTTGTAAAAGGTCCTGAAGAATCTAGATATTGGGTTAAATGCACATTAATGTGGCCTTTAAAAAAGATGCCCGATCCTAGAGCAGCGATCAGACTTACAGATTACGGCTGCAATGTTACATATCAAGAAACAGAAGTTTCAAGAGTAAGAAAAATCGAAACTCCCGATGATATCCGCCCTGGCACTAGAAAGGGAAAGATAGATCATCATCCAGTCTGGCTGGTTAATATCGAAATGCCTAAAAAATTAATGCACGATATCGACAAAGGTTATCACGCATTAGACAAGAATAAAGTCAAAGACATGCTAGATCAACGATCAGTAGTCAACATGCAACAAGATGCAGTAGAGGCACAAGTACAGGATATTTCAAATGAACAACCAGAAGCAGAACAGCAACCAGCACAATAAATTACTTTCAGAAGGTTTGAGATCTTTAGATTTAGAAAATCTAGTAGATTCAATTTTCAACATCGATACCTACAGATCAAAAATGGGGGAAGATGAAGATGTCTGCGTGATCAGCTTCAATGTTAAAGATAGAAATCCAGCAAGAGACATGATGGAATTTATCGAAAAAGGCTATGAGTATGTCCTGGATGCCGATGTTAGTTCTGGGGAAAACGAAAAAGGTGAGTATACCGTTTTTGTTGAGTTGCCGAGACGTCCAGATCTTAAAAATTATATACAAGAAATTATCAGCGGAGTACAAAGGCTCACAGGCATAAAAGAATGGAAATTTAAATATTATCAGAACAGTGATGAAATGTCTTTATCAGAAGAAACATTATCTGTAGTTCCTGATGATAGGCAAAAATATGCTCAACATATTTTGCGTGTCAAAACAAACGAAATCAAGAGTTTTTTCAGTAAAACTCTAATGGATGATTTGGAATTAAATGATAACATCATAACAATTAAAAAACCATTTAATCAACAATTAAAATTCAAAATACACGATACTGCCGATAAAAATATTTTAGAAAACACAGAAGATCGAATACAAGTAGACACCGGGAGCATGAGCGAAGTATTCTGGCTTACTAAAGTTTTAGGTGACTATGGTATTACCAAGATAGGAAATAAATTCCATCTAACAAATAAAAACCAATCATTGGTAATTGAAAGGATACTATAATGAGCTTTACATTTGAATTTACAAAAAGTCAGTTAGCACAACTTATTCCAGGAAATCCGTATCTGGATCACTGGTATGATGCATTAAACGAAATTCTTCCAGAGTATGGAATCGATACTCCACATAGAGTTGCAGCTTTCCTAGCACAATGCGCACACGAAAGCGGCGGATTTAAATTCTTAAAAGAAAACTTAAACTATAAGGCAGCTAGTTTACAAAGAGTATTTCCTAAGTATTTTCCAGATGCTGGGACTGCTGCTTCCTATGCAAATAAGCCTGAAAAAATTGCCAATAGAGTTTACGCAAATCGAATGGGAAACGGTCCTGAAGAAAGTGGAGACGGTTGGCGTTTCTGTGGACGTGGATTAATTCAGTTAACTGGTAAAAACAATTATACATTCTTTGCGGGATCTTTAGGAATCGATTTAGAAGAATGTTCTGAATATTTGCAAACATTCGAAGGTGCTGTACAAAGTGCTTGTTTCTTCTGGGAACAAAATAATCTTAACAAAGAAGCAGATGCCGGTGATATTAAAACAATGACTAGAAAAATCAACGGTGGATATATCGGCCTAGAAGATAGAATCAAACACTACGAACACGCACTTCACGTATTCGGAGCTCATTAAAAATGTGGCAATTCCAGTGGATGCTTAGTTTAATTCCAGATAGCATTTTTATCTGGGTTACGTACATCCTAATGTTTATTGGGTTTGGTTTATACACAGCCAGTAAACTAGTTCAGTGGATTCCTTTAATGGGGCGATACAAATTGCCTGCAGAATTGATTGGTATTGTAGTTCTGCTGTTTGGCACTTATTTGTTTGGTGGCTATGGTGTTGAAATGAGCTGGCGAGATAAAGTAAGGCAGTTAGAAGAACAACTAAAAGTAGCAGAGCAAAAAAGCCAACAGGTTAACGAAGTGATCAAAGAAAAAATAGTTTACAAAACTAAAGTGATCAAAGAAAAAGAAACAGTATACGTTGACCGTATAAAAGAAATAGCAAAAGAAGTCGATGCTAAATGCGAAGTAGATCCAAGGGTCGTTGACGCACTAAACAACGCTGCGGATGATCCTACCAAGGGAGGTGCTAAATGAAATACCTAGCATTGTTCCTTAGTGCATTTTTAATCGGTTGTTCTACTACTGCTCCAGTGGTTCCAAAGTTTCCAGAAGTTCCTGCAGAATTATTGGAAGCTTGCCCAGATTTAGAAAAAATTCCAAAAGATACAAAGCAATTAAGTACCACAGCAGAAGTGGTTATTAGAAATTACAGCAAATATCACGGCTGTAAAGTCAAAGTAGAAGCTTGGCAAGAGTGGTACCAAGAAAACAAAAAAATTTACGATTCAATTAAATAATAGCATATAAAGGAGCGTTAGATGAGTGTAGTAGATTCAGTTCTAAAGTTAATTAACAAAGAACCTAAAGATCCCGATGCGCCAAAAGCACCAGTAGGTAGCCGTAGTGAGCGTGAAGCAAAGATTAAAGACAAAGCAGGAATGGTTATTTCTGTGTTTGCACTATTCTTAGCAGTAAACAGCTGGTATGGTGGTAAGCTATCCAGCACAGTATTAAACAATACATTAGGTGCTAACAATGCTTGGGCACAGTATCAAGCAAAGAACAATCGTTTAGTTAGTTATGAAATCGCATCAAAGACAACAAGCGATCCTAAACTAAAAGCAGAATTTAAAGCAGAAGCAGAACGCATGGACAGCGACAAGAAAGAAATTGCTGTAAATGCACGTAAGATGGAGGCCGATCGTGAGCTAGCCAAAAAATCTAGTCCTTGGATCGGTTATGCTTCAACAGCATATCAACTAGCAATCGTTGTGTTATCAGCAAGTATTCTTGCAGTAAGTATGCCGATGTTCTGGGCAAGTTTCGGAGTAGCAGGAGTTGGGTTGGTATTATCAGCAAACGGATTATTCTTATGGTTTTAAATAACGACGAAGGATGCCCAATTTGTGGCGGGAAACATCCCAAGAAGTAAATTATTTTAGGAGCGGTTATGAGCGAAGATGTTAAAAGCGAAAGCGAAAAGAAAAAAGAAGATTGGATGAACAGTAAGTGGCGTCCAATGATGGGCTGGATGTATATGCTAGTCTGTACAATGGACATGGTAGTATTTCCAATCTTATGGAGTTTGTTACAAACTGTAACTCATACACCAATTACACAATGGAATCCACTAACCTTACAAGGTGCTGGTTTATTCCACATCGCAATGGGTGCCGTTTTAGGTATCGCGGCATTTGGTCGTACACAAGAAAAATTAAATGGAGCAAATAATGGCGGAGCACAACCAGCACCAACAGCAAGCTTTGGCGTACCTCCAGCAGCACCAAGCAGTTTCCCGGCACCGGCTGCGCCAAGTGGATTTGGAGCATCAAGCTCCTCAGGTAGCTTTGGCGGAGGCGGCTTTGGAAGCACACCTAGTACGCCGGCAAGTTTCGGAGCCCCAAGTACTCCAGCAGCACCAGCGATGAGTAGCACAGGCAAACCAATGCCTGTACAACCAGCACAACCAGAACTATAAGGAGATAAAATATGTTAGAAACATTATTTTGGCTAGCATTAGGAGCATTTGTCGGATGGAATTTTCCGCAACCGGAGTTTGCAAAAACAATACAGGCCAGAGTATTGGCTATGTTTAAAAAATCAGGAGAAGTCAAATGAAACATATAATTTTTGTAGCAGGGTTGGCTTTGGCACTATCGTATCCCGTGTATGCAGCAGATGCCGCAGAAACAACCAAAGTATGCGTTGATGTACAGGGCAAAGACGGCAAGCCTGTAATTGATCCAAAGACTAAGAAGCCAAAGCAAGAATGCAAAGAAGTAAAGAAACACAAGAAGCACGAAGGCACAAAGCTTGAAGATGCCAAGAAAAAATAATCAGGCTTAGAAAAGTAGTAAATAAAAGGACTGTTTGACACAGTCCTTTTGTTTTTGTATAATAGGAACTATGGACTATTACAGCGTATTAGGTTTACAAAGAGGAGCAAGCTCCGAAGAAATTAAAAAAGCATTTCGCAAAGCAGCGATGCAGCATCACCCTGACCGAGGTGGTGACGAAAAGCAATTTAAAAAAATTAATGAAGCTTACGAAATATTAAGCGATCCACAGAAAAAGCAAATGGTCGACATGGGTATCGATCCGCTTAAACAAAATCAAGGCGGGGGCGGTGGTCCTGGATTCCAGGAATTTCATTTCCATACAGGAAACAGTCCCTTTGGTTTTGGTCACCCGTTCAATGACATTTTTACACACTTTGGCTTTGGCGGTCAACAGCAACATCAACGAAGAAAAAATTCAAATGTTGCTATAACTGTAGAGCTTACACTAGTTGACGTAATAAAAGGTAAGGATCTTGAAGCAGAACTTACTATATCCGGCGGACAGAAGAAATTAATTAATATTAATATTCCTGCAGGAGTCGACGACGGTCAACAGATCAAATATACAGGAATGGGAGATACCTCAATAGCAGGTATTCCTCCGGGCGATCTTATAGTTAATATTAGAATTAAAAGAGATGAGTTCTATACCAGAGAAGGCGATAATCTAGTATGCGAATATAAATTACCCGTGTGGGATGCTATTATGGGCACTGGTATACAGATTACTACCCCCGAAGGTAAAGAATTAACTATAGGTATACCTGCTGGCACACAACCAGATACTGTTCTTAGCTGTTCTGGTGAAGGATTACCTAACATAAGAACCGGTCAAAGAGGAAATCTTTTCATTAGAGTTAAAGTCTCTGTTCCAAGAAGCTTAACACCTAAGCAAAAAGATCTAGTAGAACAAATAAGAAATGGAATATAAATTAGGCCCGCACGATAGCCTCGCTGAGGTTAGCACTCCTTGGGACTTTTCTCAAGACGGCGATGCCGAAAAATTAGAAAAAGATCTTATTTCCTTTATGTTAGCTAACAAAGGAATAGGACTTGCTGCCAATCAAGTAGGCTTAACAAAATCTGTCTTTGTAATGGGCAGCGATAACATACCCGGATTCCCTAAATCTTTTGCGATTTTTAATCCTAAAATCATAGAAGCAAGCACTGAATTAGTTATAGATCAAGAAGGATGCCTAAGTTATCCCGGACTATGGCTTATGGTTAAACGACCTAAATGGATTGTAGCAGAATATGCAGATTCGAAGGGTATTACAAGAGAAATAAAGATAGACGGATATCTTAGCAAGTGTTTCCAGCACGAATACGATCACCTTAATGGTGTATGTTTCGTAGACAGAGTCAGTCAGATGAAGTTACAATTAGCTATGAAGAAACTAAGGAAGACCGCCAACAAATGATCGAACCTAGCAATACATTACAAGAAATCTTCGAGCGAGCTATTACTATCGCTAAAGAAAACAAACATCAATACATTACTATAGAACATCTAGTCTATAGTATCATGATGGATCAGCCTACATCCGATCTATTGGAAAGGTTCGGGGCAGATACTAATTTTATCAAAGAAAACATTTCTAGTTTCGTTAAGACTAATCTTAACGAACTAGTAGTTGACGACGAAAATTATAAGCCCCGTAAAACTAATTCTGTAGAACGTGTTTTAAATAGATGCTTTACGCAGGTACTGTTTAGCGGGCGACAAACCATGGAACCTGCGGATGTTATTATAAGTATTTTAAGCGAGAAAAATAGTTTTGGTTTCTACTTCCTTACCAAGGGCGGTGTTATCAAAGACAAGTTTGTAAAATTCTACCATAATAATGTAGATTCAGAAGAAGAACAAGAACATCAATTGACTAATCCTAATCAAATCGAAAAAGTAATCAATATGTATTGCACCAATCTTAGCTTGGCTGCAAAACAGAAAAAGATTGATCCAGTTATCGGACGAGAAGAAGAAATCGAAAAGATCCAACTGGTGCTTGCTAGACGCAATAAGAGCAACGTCCTAATGGTTGGTGATCCGGGTGTAGGTAAGACTGCTATTGCAGAAGGTATCGCCCGTAAGATCTTCGAAAAGAAAGTTCCTAAGTTTATTCAAGACCACCAGGTTTACACACTGGATATCAGTGCCTTGCTTGCAGGCAGTAAATATCGAGGAGATTTCGAAGAGCGTATCAAGGCAGTGTTGTCTGCGCTAGAACGCAAAGGCAAGATCATTCTGTTTATTGATGAAGCTCACATGATGCAGGGTGCCGGTGCTGCTAATAACAGTAGTAACGACATGGCCAATATGCTCAAGCCTATCTTAACTAAAGGTGTTATTAAGTTAATTGCATCAACTACCTGGGAAGAATATCGCAAACACTTCGAAAGTGATCGTGCATTAATGCGTCGTTTCCAACGTGTTACTATTGATGAACCTTCAGCAGAAACTACTGTTAAGATTCTCAAAGGTATTAAGAAATATTATGAAAAGCATCATAATGTAAAAATTACAGATGCTGCAATCGATCAATCTGTAAAGCTGTCAATCAAATACATGAGCGACAAGAAGTTACCAGATAAGGCTATTGATATTTTAGACTGTGCGTGTGCTCGATACAAACTTAAAGATGAGGACGAAGGCGTAGACGTTATTAATATTGTTGATGTAGAACAGGTAATGTTTGAACTCAGCAAAATGACTAATATGCCTCTTGAAACTGTAGCACAAAAAGAAAGCAAAAATCTTTCTAATCTCGAAAAGAACATGAAAGCAGTAGTGTACGGTCAGGACAATGCTGTAGATAATCTGTTAGATAAGATTTTTATTGCACAAGCAGGAATGAAAAGTCCTAACAAACCTATCGGATGCTTCTTGTTCCTAGGACCTACTGGTACTGGTAAGACAGAAACTGCTAAACAACTTAGCGATAAGATGTCAATGCCGTTAATCCGATTTGACATGAGCGAATATCAGGAGAAACATTCAGTAGCAAGACTAATCGGTGCTCCTCCGGGCTATGTCGGGTATGAAGACAATGCCGGTCAACTGATTACTAAGCTACAAGAAAATCCTAATTGTATCCTATTGTTGGATGAAATTGAAAAAGCTCATCCAGATGTTAGTAATATTCTGTTACAGTTTATGGACAATGGGTTTGTTACTGGTTCAAATGGTAAACAAGCAGACGGACGAAATACTATTTTGATTATGACCAGTAACTTGGGTGCTTCTGATAATGAGAAGAACACTATCGGTTTTGGAACTTTAGATAAAACTGGCGAAGATGACAAAGCTGCTAAGAAATTCTTTGCTCCTGAATTCAGAAATCGTCTAGATGCTATTATCAAATTTAGCAAACTTTCATCAGAAACTGTCAAGAGTATTGTTGTTAAGTTTATTAAAGATCTCGGAACACAACTTAAAGAGAAAAATATTGAACTTGCTCCCACAAACGAAGCAGTTGACTATCTAGCTAAACACGGTTATGATAGTAAGATGGGTGCAAGACCGTTATCGAGGTTAATTGATAACGAAATCAAATCTCCATTGAGTAGAAAGATATTGTTCGGCGATTTACAACAAGGCGGAAAGGTAGTCATCGATATTAAAGATAATAAGATCATTTTTGAGATTTTAGAAAATAAAAGAAAAATGATTAAAGGTCCCGATGCCGATACCTTATCTGTTAGCACAACATCGATAAATGATTAAGCCCAAAGAGACAAAACGTAAATTTTACAACAAATGGTTATACAAGGTGACATTAACGTTACCCGGTGTAACCATTTTCCGTGCCAGAAGCCACGAGGATGTAGAAAAATTCTGCCTAGGCGAAGAACCTCTAGATTCAAATGCATTCTGGAATAGAATATTCAAAGAAAGTTGGCATAATAGAGATTCTATACTTAATTTGAGTCGATTTTTGCAGTCGTTTGATCACAGCTTATATTCTACCAGGATTGAAAGATACAGCATAGATCTATATACAAACAGCAGAGACTTCTACGAATCAGCTAGAAGTAACTTTTCTACATTAATTACGAGACTATCTGAACCAAAATTAGACTCGCTGAGTGTATTGGATCAGGAAAAGAAAATAGTCTGTAAAAAACTACCACATGACAAATATCGTTACAAAGTATATTTGAAGCCACATAAACTAGCCCACGATATTCCGAATAAAAAGAATTATTTAAACTGGTTAGACACACAATCGGAACACGTTTTAATTTCCAATAGTGTTAAAAAGTGGTTTATTGAAACTGATTGGAACTGGGATCGACGCTATATGTATGTCGAAGATAAGGATACTCTGCTGATGTTAAACCTCAGGAACTCAGAAGTTTTGGGCCAGGTTTATGAATATGTAAAAGCAGATAAATAATTACTATGCCAAGTCAAAGTACAGTATTATTAGCCCAAACATCTACAAAATCAGCTGATTTTTCCAAGTATACCTATACAGAAAAACAGAAGGGCGACGGTTATTATAACCTAGGTGACGGTAAACATACCGTTGTATTCCTATTCGATAACTTTAAAGGTGCTGTAAAGATACAGGCAACCCTGGCACTTAGTCCCACAGAAGACGATTGGTTCGATGTTACATATGACTCAAACCCAGTTGATCTTACTGCACTCGATAGTACTCCATTAGTATCCGCAGCATATAGAAATTTCACTGGAAATTTTGTATGGATACGTGCAGGTTACATACTGCAAGAGGGCACTATACGCGAAATTAGATTCAATCACTGATAATTCAAACTAGATAAATATAGTATCATCTTCTGGAAGATACTATGAGAGACCTATTATCAAAATTAGACGCTATCGTCAATGAAACTGCCCTGAATCCAAAGGATCCCAAGGGTGACTATCAAGCAAAAAGCCAAGCACTGGACGACCTAGAAAACGATCCTGCTGCTTCAAAAGAACCCGATATTACCAAAGCTATCGATCAGCGCAGAGCAGATCTTGAAAAAGAAGCTAAAGCTGCTGGTGTATTCGAAATGGGCGATGCATTTGGCATCAGCATTTCAGAAGATTTTGAAATCGGAACAGAGATCGTTGATTTCTTAGAAGACGGAATCGTTATTGAACTAGATGATGCTAGTTTAAGATTCCTCGAAGATAGCGGGTTTACTTTCGACGAAGGCGAAATAGTCGAGGGAGAACAACACGGTAATAGTAAAATTTACGATAAATGCTGGAAGGGTCATAGAAAAGTACCAGGAAAAGCTCGCGGCGAAAAAGGCTCTTGCAAAAAGATAGGGGAAGATCAATTAGGAGAATATTTCTACTTCCATAAAGAAAAAGATAAAAGTGCAAAAGATCGTAGTAGTGATGAACTAGCAAGTCGCAGTAAAAAAGCAACACCGACTGCTAACCCCGAAAAGTATAAGCAAATGGCCAAGGGCCAAACAACCAAAGGTGGATGGCATACTGCTGGGAATAATCCAGATCAAGACGAAAAAATCACCGGACCAAAAGGTAAATTGCCAGAAGATCTAGATGTCGACGAAGCAAAATATCAAGGTAGAGAAGTCCCCTTAGGTAAGAAAATGGCAGGGGATGTCAAGAAATCAAAAGTATATGTGCGCAAACCAAATGGCAATATCGTCAAAGTAAACTTTGGCGATAAGAAGATGCGTATTAAAAAATCAAATCCTGCACGTAGAAAATCATTCCGTGCAAGACACAATTGTAAGAATCCAGGTCCACGTTGGAAAGCACGTTACTGGTCTTGTAGGAGCTGGTAATGAAATTAATGGAATTGTTTTCCGTGCCCGGTGTTGACGATGTCAAAGATAAAAAATTTGACAAAGATGTCGATTATGTGAACGATTTAAAATTCTGGATAGATAACAACGATAAGATGCTGAGCAATCATATCTTCCCTGCCCTAAAGCACCATCTGGTTGCTCCGGATCATCCAGAATCTTTTACACACTATATAGTTCCTTTGCAGAAATGTGCAGAAGCATATTGCAGAGAATTCGATCTAATGGATCATAAAGATGAAATATTTAACGAAGACGAAATAAAAAAATTAGCTGAAAGATTTGCAGAGGAGCAATCAAAGCATATACATAAAGGCGACTACGACAATGAGATTGAATGAATTTATACATAAAGTAAAAGAAGAGGCAGATGATAATTATCCACGCCCCGTTGACGAACTTAAAAAATTAATCGCTGTCGCTGAACAACAAAAAGATGTTGTAGAAAGTCTTGCCCGAGAAGCTCAAAAAATCACCACCGAAATAAAATATGATGACACTGTTTCTAATATCATTGTAAGGATTAGACAGTTGGCAGAAAAAATTGATTTCGAAGATAAAGGTTATAAAAGCGAAATCGAATCTGCTATATCAGATGCTGAAGAAGCTATGAATGCTCTAGAATCGGCTGTCTACGGAATTGATGAACCTTTCAAGTATCTATTAAGAGATCTAGATAATCAAGTCCTTGAACTACAATACGAAATGGACGAACATAAGTGGAAGCGAGAATCTGTAGATCCCAAAAAAGCATTAAAGCCTAGAAATTTTGTTGCTAAGAATCAAAAGACTAGTGGTGCCGGCGCACATAAAGACAAAAAGAAAGCTGCCAAGCAAGGCGACGTTAAACATAAAAAACAAGAAATGGATGTTGCAGAAGGTTACGGCCGTTATTATTGCTCCACTGATAAAAAATGGAAAACCAGACAAGGCCCTAAACAATCAAGAAAATAAAATGAGAGTAAAAGAATTAAAAGAAAGCTCTAAATTTATTTTGTTCGTAAATGGTAAACCGGCAGCTCAATATCAAGACAGCTGGGAAGCTATTACGATGCTTAAACACCTCAAAGCAAAGTTTCCAGAAAAAGAGTTTTCTGTAGAAAAAGAAACCTGTGCTACAGATAAGATTGCAGAAGGCGTTCCTCAACCAGGACCGAGTTCGGGTGCTCCAAAACAGTTTGGCTCCGATGCTAAAATACAAACTCGCCAAATGACTGTAAAAGATATTATATCATCTGTACCGGGTGTGCCTTATTATAATAATGTAGTTGATGATTGGGACGCTAAAGACTACAGTTGGGGTGTTACAAAAAAGGTCATTGAATATGCTACCTACTTAAAGGATCACCCAGACAGTTTAGCGAAGTTACCACCAGCAATAGTATTAAACGGTAAGTTTGAAGATGGTGCCCACAGGGTATCTGCTATATGGCTACTACAACAGAGAATGGACCCTAAAAATCCATTATGGAAAAGTGCCAAACTAAATGTGCAGTTTGTCCAACAAGATGTAACTGAGGATGCTAAGTCAGCAGAAGAAATTAAAATACCAGGTGCTTCGGGATGGTATGGAATCGAAAATACCGACGAAGGAGTCATACTCTACGGCGAAGATGTTGAAATCGAAGGCGACGATGAACGACCAACTGGTTGGATAGATTTCCAAGTAAATATCAACACCGGTGAAAATCGTATCTTAGCCGATAGAACTGATACTAATGCCGGTTATTCAATATCAGATTATCTATATCCCGAAGATCTCGACGAAATTATAAACGAAATAGTTGCAGAATTTAAAGATCGCTATGGTGAAACCTGGGATGAAATACAAGATGAATTACATGGCGGAATGGAGATAGATCGTGATTAAACAATATAAAATTACATCTGAAAATTCTGTCAATCAAGATAGCTCAGACGATTGCTATCTTGCTCCTAACGATCCCATTCACGAAATAAAAAGAATGCAATACCTTGGGGGCTTAGGCGCTCAAGCGAGATTAACAGAATACAAGTCTCAGTTAAATCAAGGCAGCAATGTTTCCGTAACAGGAATGGAAAAGCAAAGATTAGAAAAAGAAAATAATATCAAGCCAGGCACTCCAGAATGGTTTCAACTTTGGTTTAGTTTACCTTACCTAACAGGAGAAAAACCAGTAGGAGGAAAAAATGAGAGCTAAAGAATTCATCAACGAAAATAAGAAACCGTTACGCAAAAGTACTAGACAAAGTATGCCGAATCTTACAGCTTCTGGAGATCTAGACAACAACAATCATCCGTACCTTGCCTATCGATTCGGTGTTGCATTGGCACCGTCACCAGATGTATCCGATATATATGACGAGGGTCCTATCGGCAGCGACTTTGCCATGGTGGATTACACCGACGGGGATCGAGAAATAAGACAAGCTGCTGCTAAAAGAATGGGTATTAAATTCGATACCGGGACTGGAAAGGGATCTGAAGAATTACCCGATAAAATTATTAATAAGACAAGTCCACTTGCTAATGTAAAACGTAACAAGTACGGAGTTTAAATGTTGTTCCAATCTGAAAATATTAAAGAAGTATTTGATCAACAAGGGTATTACGGTCCTGTAAATTTTCTAGAGGCAGATGAGCTTGATTATTTTATCTCTGAAAGAGATAGGCATATCCAAGAAATAGATTGGATGAACTCAGACTATCGAAGAAAAGCAAACTTCTTATTTCCATTTATTAATAAACTTTCAAAGCATCCCACACTTATAGAATATGTAAAGAAAATCATAGGACCGAATTTTTCTTGTTATGATTCATACGTATGGAATAAAGATCCAAGAAATAAGAAACAAGTTCCTTATCACAGAGATGGCATCTACTGGAATTTTAAAGATCAAACTCGCGCATTGACCGTATGGATTACTTTATCCGGCTCGACTAAAGAAATGGGCTGTTTAAAATATGTAAGAGATTCACACAAGTATAAAACAGTTAACGATAAAATAATCTTTGACAAACAAAACGCAGACGATGCTGTGGATTACGTTGAAACTACACCTGGACAGTTTTTAATGCATCATCCATATATGTTGCATGGATCAGACGAAAATCAATCTAATATATTCAGAGATGGTTATTCTTTCTGTTTTGTAGCCACTGATACTGATCTAGCATATCAAGTATCACCTGAATCAACCATTATGATTTCTGGAATCGACGAACATAATTATTTGTTACACGAACAAGATCCTACAGGAAATTGGAACGAAGATTTAAAAATCTGGAACAATTCAGTTGATTGGCAATCTAATAATTTTGTAGAACTTATTAAAAATAGCGGCTTCGAATTACCGGGACTAGGACTTAAAGAAAAAACATCATGATTACTATATCCGATTCTGCAAAAAATAAAGTTATAGATTTGTTATTAGAAGAAAATAACAAAGCCCTTATGTTAAGAACATTTGTACAAGGCGGGGGATGTTCGGGATTTAATTACGGATTTACATTTGACGAAATAAAGAATGACGATGACTTCGAAATACAGTTAGACGATAATTGGAAAGTAGTAGTCGATTCTATGAGCATGCAGTACCTAGCAGGTGCAGAGATTGATTATAAAGAAGATCTTTCAGGATCTCAATTTGTAATTAAAAATCCAAATGCTCAAACAACTTGTGGATGTGGGAGTAGCTTTTCAGTATGAACGAAAATAAAGATCAATATCCTGTTTATCCAGAACAGCAAGACGAAGAAGATCGTCCTTTGAACCCTTACGGACAACATTAATGAGAGCTAAAGAATTCGTCATAGAGGAAGAAGAAGAGTTTACCAAAGATAATAATTGGGGGCTATCTGCTGACGATGCCGACGAACTTCTTTCATACATCGATAACATGGACGGTGATAGTAATATCACTAGAACATTTGACGATTATCCAGGCTTCGAATATATGTATGAATACTATAGTCAACGTTATTCGGGCGGTGACTATTTTTGGGCTATCTTAAAAGACGGACTACAAGACATAAGAGACGGCTATCTAGAAATAGATAAGGACAACTAAGCCATGAGAGCAAAAGAATTCATAATAGAAAATGCAGAAAATAAATTTACTCTAGAAGATGCTATTGAAGATTTTATGCCACTCGCCGTATCTTTCCTCAAGTTACCTAGTATTCCAGAAATAAAATTTTCAAAGGATGTAGTCAGCAAACACGATCAACCAACATTCGGTTGCTATCATCATAGTGACGAATACAAATCTATAGAGTTAGACATCGAAGAACGAAATCCAAACGATATCATTAGAACATTAGCACACGAACTAGTTCACTATAAACAAGACTTAGAAGGTAGATTAGGCAAAAACAGTTGGAAAACTGGAAGTCCTACAGAAAATGAAGCTCACGAGAAAGCTGGAGAAATGATGAGGACATTTAATAAAAAATATCCTCAGTATTTAAAAATGCAGGCTGTTGAATTTGATGAAGCTATAAGCAGAAGAGATTTCTTAAAATTCGGAGGTGCTGCGGCTGCAGGAGCAGCATTAGGAAGTGCTGCTCAAGCGCAGGATAAATCAGATCCAGATAGAATGATCGCACGTATATCAATAGAAGGCGAATTTAAAGAACTTGATCTTACAGGCAAATTTAAAGGCGATGTTAAGTCGCAGTTAAATCAAGCATCTGAATTAATAATAGGTATATGTGAAAAAAATCAATTAGGAAGATGCAATATTGAAATTAGATATCAAGGTAAAATTTTAAGAACAACCTGGTCATCGGCAAACCTCGGAATGACTAATGAGAATTTTGCAGACGGTAAAGTAAAAGGTAAAAGTCGCCCAGGACGAGTAAAACGTGCAGGTGCTAGTTGTTCGGGCTCTGTGACTGATCTACGTAAACGTGCAAAAAACGCTTCAGGCGAAAAAGCTAAAATGTATCACTGGTGTGCCAACATGAAAGGCGGTCGTAGTAAATGAGAGCCGGTGAATTTATTATCGAACGCATGGAAACATCCTGGGTAAGACCCTGGATAGCTAAGGCTGTTTCCAATATAGGTTCGTATAATAATGATCTAGATTGGTACGGTAAGTTTTTTAAAAATCTTAATAAGAGCGAAGAATTAACTAAATGGAGAGAAGCTACACTCAGCAGACCTCTAACAATTAAACCTAAATTGTTAGATAGACCGGACAGTCAATATTCTGCATTAGAAGCAGAACACGAAATATCAGGCGATCCCATTAAACACTTAATCACAGTAGAAGTTAATGTAGCACACGCACCTACAGATGAAAAAACTTCAAATAACTTTATAGACAGATTAAGTTCCCTATTAATTCACGAGCTCAATCATGCTAGTCAGCGCACACAACAGATAAAAAAATCAAAAAATGATCAGGATGTATTTGATCTAGAAACTAGTGTTTGGAAAAAGACTCCACCTAAGGCGCTAACTAAAAGAGATCAATATTATCTTTACACATTAGATAACATGGAAAAAGATGCTTGGATTAGCCAAATTGCTAACGACATCTATAATAAATTTGGAAAGGATAGTCTAGGAAATCTAGACAATATTCTTAGACAAGCACAGCGCCAAGATTATGCAACAATAGGCGGAAAGATTGTACAAGTACCTAACTTAAATGCTCTGTACGCAGCTATAGAATATTATGGGCGATTCTTAAAATACAGCAAAGAAACAGCCTGGAACAGAGTCAAAAAAGGACTTTACCAGTATCTTTCAAAATACGGTAAATAATAAACTATGAGAATTAAAGATATCGTTGAATCAGCTACCGCAGGAAGCACAAGTTCGGGCAATATTGCAACTGTCCCGAACCCGCATATCAGCCCCGGGAAAGCACGTGGTAAAAAGAGCTATATCGGTAGTCCTTGGGGTGGTAAGTCGGGAACCAAAGCACCTCCGCAGCCTAAAGTTGTACAACCTAAAAACAAAGACGGCACAGCTAAAAACGCACTAGATCAAGGCACTAGTTTGTTCGGTCAAGGCGCCGCTGTCAAGAGATAAATACGATATGGACCTCGAAATTCAACATAAAGACGATCATGAAGGAAGAATGGCAAAAAGCGATCTTTTAAGCATCGCTAAAAATGCTGTGAAACTTTTGAAAATGATCGACGAGAATGAAGAATTAATGGGTTGGGTACAAGAAAAGATTACTATTGCTGCCGATCATTTGAATAATGTCGTGCAGTATACAGAATATGAAAAAGCCAAAGGTGAAGCGATCAATCGCGGACCAAGAAGCTTTGAGGAAGCAAGATTAGAAAAAGTACAAACTCAGCTACAAGAAAAATGGAGCGAGAAGTATAAAAAATCAATTAACTGCAACAATCCTAAAGGATTTAGCCAACGTGCGCACTGTGCAGGTAGAAAGAAATAAACGGAGAAGCCAATGGACTTTCACAAACTAGTATCGAAACTTAAAGAAATTGAACCAACAAATGTGTTCAATCCGCAAGGTAAAGCCACAGAGGCAAAACCTGTACAACGTGTAGCACTTAGCGAAGACGCTCAAATGAGAGTGTTAGCTGGTGTGTCTAACGTCCTTGAAGAAGGACGCAGAATTAGTGACAGACAACCCGTCGTTGAGAAAAAATTAACAACTCCCGAAAAGAAGAAAAAGGAAGAAGTTGTTAAGAGCATGAAGAAAGACAAAGAAGGCTTTGAAAAGCGTTATGGTGACAAAGGCAAATCAGTAATGTATGCTACTGCAACTAAGATCGCTAAGAAGAAAGCAGAAAGCACAGAAGTAGATGTAGATGCATTAATTGAAGACGAAGAAAGTTCTGAATTCAAACAAAAGTTTAATGCAATGGTCGAAGCTAAAAAGAAAGAAGATAAGAAAACAATGGCTAAGAAGAAAGACGAAAAAATGGAAGAAGGTAAAGGCGACGGTAACTTAGCCAATAATGCCAAGCCATATGATAAGGTCACACGCGGTGATGTTATCGCAGGTCGTTTAGGCAAAGACGAAATGGGCGGCAAGAAGAAAAAAGCCGGTGGTAAGAAAACTGAATCTGTAAAAACTCCTAAGAGAGTTGTTGCTGAGTCAGTTCAACCAAAACTATCTTTTGTCGAATGCCTAAAGATTGTAAAAGAAAGTGGCGGCCAGCAACAGATCGATCCAGTTGACTCAGCACTTTGGAATTGGGCACAACGAGTAGCATCAAATAAAGTTGGTTCTGGTATCCGTGCAGATGCATATGCAGCTAGAGTATATGAGTCATACGGCGGAGAATTCCAATTGTATGATGTACTATCAGAAAATCAAAAGTAATTATTACATTTGGTAAACAAAAGCCAGTCCTTAGTTGACTGGCTTTTTTATTTGCTATATAATAACCTCTATAAGGAGAATTATTATATGTCTAAAATGTACGGACCAGAAGAAAAAGCCAAACTAGAGCGTCTTATTAACGAAGGATCTAACGTACTAAGAGAAGTTGAAGACCTACAAGAAGGTCTTAAAGAGACTGTTAAAGCAGTTGCAGAAGAACTTCAAATCAAACCTAGCTGGATCAATAAAGCTATCAAAATTGCCCATAAAGATAACTGGAAAGAACACGAACAAGAGTGGGATGAAATCGAAATGATTCTCGGTGTTACAAAGAATCTTCCAGAAAAGGAATAAATGATAAATGATATTTTTCGTCCAACTATAGAGTGGATAAAGGATGATTGGGCATCTAACCGTATACGTTTTATTATTGAGCTGCTTGCTTGGGCTGTCTCAATTGGATGTAGCATCACAATGGCGCTTACGGTTCCCAATCCTCCACTCCTTGCTCTATATCCTGTTTGGATCACTGGTTGTGCTATGTATGCTTGGGCTGCTTGGACTCGTAAATCCTTTGGCATGCTGGCTAACTATATCCTGCTCACCACCATTGATAGTGTTGGGCTGGTGAGAATGCTAATTAGTTAAATAAAGAGTAAAGGTAGGCGTGGCCACAAACCGCACGTTAGGTATTTGCAAGCCATAAATTGCATAGGAGAATAAATGAGTTACGTTGATGCGTTCTATGACCGCGATCAAGATACCATCCATGTTGTAGAAAGAGATGGTAAAGGTCAAAGACAATACAAAGATCATCCTGCTAGACATCTGTTTTATTACATAGATTCTAGAGGAAAATACAAATCAATTTACGGGGACCCACTATCAAGGGTAACTTGTAAAAATCTAAAAGACTTCCATAAAGAATTACGAACACACGATGGCAGAAAGCTATTCGAATCCGATGTCAATCCTATTTTTAGATGCCTCGAAGAGAACTATCTAAATTCAGAAGAACCCAAATTAAATGTTTGCTTCTTTGACATTGAAGTAGACTTTGATCCAGAGAGGGGATATGCATCACCAGATGATCCATTTATGCCAATCACTGCTATTACACTGTATTTGCAATGGCTGGATAGTCTTATTACATTAGCAATTCCGCCAAAGTCTATTTCGATGGTGCAGGCGCAAGAATCTGTTAAAGGTTTTGCTAATACATATCTATTCGAAACTGAAGCAGATCTGTTAGATACATTTTTAAATCTTATAGAAGATGTAGATGTAATAAGTGGTTGGAACTCAGAAGGCTTTGATATTCCATATACTGTTAATCGAGTTACTAAAGTGTTATCAAAAGAGGACACACGTAGATTTTGCCTATGGGATCAATTTCCGAAAAAGAGAGAATTTGAAAAATTTGGTAGGCAGGCTGTTACTTTTGACTTCATTGGCCGTGTACACTTGGACTCGTTGGAACTATATCGAAAGTACACATATGAAGAACGTCACACATATCGACTAGATGCCATTGCAGAGTATGAACTAGGTGAGCGTAAGACACAGTTTGAAGGCACGTTGGATCAGTTATATAATGAAGATTTTCGTAGATTTATAGAATACAACAGACAAGATACAATGCTGTTGGCTAAACTAGATGATAAATTAAAATTCTTAGATCTAGCTAACAAACTAGCACACGAAAATACAGTATTGCTACAGACTACTATGGGTGCCGTGGCTGTTACTGAACAAGCTATTATCAATGAAGCACATCGTAGAGGAATGATTGTTCCTAATCGTCCAAAACGTGATGACGGAGAATCTACACAGGCCGCAGGTGCATATGTAGCTTATCCTAAAAAAGGTATCCACGAATGGATTGGCTCACTAGATATTAACTCACTGTATCCTAGTGCGATTCGTGCATTGAACATGGGGCCAGAAACGATCGTAGGCCAACTACGTCCAGAAGCTACCAAGTCATATATCGAAGGCGAAATGGCTAAAGGGAAATCATTTGCCGCTGCCTGGGAAGGATTATTTGGTAGTTTAGAATATAGTGCTGTAATGAATAAAGAAATTGGTAGAGAAATTACTATCGATTGGGAAAATGGCGGTAGCGATTCGTTGAGCGCAGCTCAAATATACGACTTAATCTTTGATAGTAATCAACCTTGGACATTAAGTGCCAACGGAACTATATTCAGTTATGAGAATGAAGGGGTTGTACCCGGATTATTAAAACGTTGGTATGCCGAACGTAAAGAAATGCAGGCAAAATTAAAGGCAGCTAAAGATGCAGAAAACCCCATTGAAGAAGAATATTGGGATAAGCGACAATTGGTTAAGAAGATTAACCTTAACAGTCTATACGGTGCTATTCTTAACCCTGGTTGTAGGTTCTTTGATAATCGTATTGGACAATCCACCACCCTTACCGGAAGAGCTATTGCTAAACATATGGCTGGTAAAGTAAATGAATTCATTACTGGCGAGTTCAATCACGTTGGTAAGGCAATCATTTACGGTGATACAGATAGTTGTTACTTCTCAGCATATCCTATATTAAAGAAAGATATTGAATCAGGAAAACTACCCTGGACTAAAGAAACTGTTGTACAGCTTTATGATCAAATCGGATCAGAAGTAAACGATACGTTCATTAAGTTTATGCAAGACGCATTCCATTGTCCTAAAACTCGCGGCGAAGTCATTAAGGCAGGTCGTGAAATTGTTGCGTCAAAAGGTTTGTTTATTACTAAGAAACGTTACGCTGTTCTTTATTACGATAAAGAAGGCAAACGATCGGATGTTGATGGCAAGCCGGGAAAAATCAAAGCTATGGGGTTGGATCTTAAGAGATCAGATACTCCTGTGGTTATACAGGACTTCTTGAGCGAAGTATTAACCAAAGTACTTAACGGGGTTGAACGAGATGAGATCCTCGAATACATAGCAGAATTTAGACAAGAATTCAAACTAAGGCCAGGTTGGGAGAAAGGTTCACCCAAACGAGCTAACAACATTACAGAATATCAGTCTAAAGAAAAGAAACAAGGCAAGGCAAATATGCCTGGTCACGTTCGTGCAAGCATTAATTGGAATACACTCAAACGTATGTTCGATGACAAATACTCAATGGGCATTACTGACGGAGCCAAAGTTATTGTTTGCAAACTCAAGGATAATCCAATGGGGTATACCTCCGTCGCTTATCCGGTCGACGAGCTAAGATTGCCTCGTTGGTTTAAAGAACTTCCATTTGATGATGGAGAAATGGAAACTACCGTCATCGATGAAAAGTTATCAAACTTGATCGGCGTACTAGAATGGGATATTAGTTCTACTCGAAACGATAACACATTTAACAAATTGTTTGATTTTGGTGAATAATATCATTGTTTTTTTACAACGATCTAAATATAATCACATTATTACTGGAGAATCCTAATGAAAGACATCTTAAAAGATATCGTAGCACATACACACGATACCGGACTATTAGACATGGTCAAAATTACCGGAACAGAAGAGAAGACCACACTTAACGCAATGGCCGAAAATCGTTCGGTTATTATGGAGGCAGAGACTACAGCAGCACATCCCGACATGGTCGGCGTGTTTGGAATGAGTCAAATGTCTAAACTCAAATATAACTTAGAGTGCCCTGAATATAAAGACGGTGCTCAGATTAGTATTATTACAGCAGAACGTAATGGTGAAACTGTTCCAACAGGATTGCATTTCGAAAATAAAGCAGGCGACTTCAAGAACGATTATCGTTTTATGAACACTGAAGTTATTAATGAAAAAATGAAAACTGTTAAATTCCGTGGTGTTAAATGGGATGTAACTGTTAAGCCTTCGGTGGCAGCGTTACAGAGATTTCATATGCAAGTCGGTGCAAATAGTGAACATCCATCGTTCTTGGCCAAGACTGATAACGGCAACTTAAAGTTTATCTTCGGTGACGTTAGCACACACGGCGGAGAATTTGTATTTGAAACTGGTATTAGTGGTAAATTAGATCGTGGTTGGACTTGGCCTGTATTAGCAATCGCTAGTATTTTCAAAGCAGCCGCAGGTAAAGAACTAGAATTAAGTATTTCTAATGAAGGCGCTCTGCAGATTACTATCGACAGCGGAATGGCCAATTACAAATACATTATTCCAGCAAACACATGATCAATAACATTAATAGCTCTAGCCAACATGTATATGCCGCAGGGGGAAGTTCCCTGCCATACATATCTTATAACAGCAACAATCCTTCACAAGGAATGTTACGAATAAACGGTTCCGACATGGAAGTATTTGATGGTAACACTTGGACAAAAATTTATGCCAATTCAGCCAATGTTGGCCTAAATAGCGATGCAGAACAGGCTATTTCTTGGGCCATTAAACGTATGAAACAAGAAGAAGAATGGTATAAGTTGGCTACAAATAACGAAGCAGTTCATATAGCATTAGAACAACTAGAACAGGCAAGAACAAGATTAGAACTTACAGCAATACTAGCGAGAGAAAATGACAAAACCACCAGTTAATTTATCACCATTACAAAAGGACTATGCTGTATATCTACCAGCAATTAGTTGCTTCTTTTCAACTTATGTTAGTAAACAAAGATTTGAAAAGTTTGTTCCCGATGATCGTATCCCGGCAGGATTTGATCGCGGTATCGAAGGAATGAATTTCCTTAATCCAGAACAAGGATATTTTACATACAAATACGGTCTGTATTCAGCAGGTCACGCACAACTAGATCTCGAAAAAACAATGACAATGGATGCAATGATCCAAGATCGAGATCGAGCCAACACAGTCATTGTCGGAGACTCGGGCGGGTATCAAATTGGTAAGGGTGTTCTTAAATTTGATTGGTTAAACTTTGAAGGTCCTAGTGCAAATGCTACTCGAGACAAAATCCTTAACTGGTTAGAATTAACTGCTGACTGGTCAATGTTACTAGACGTGCCAACCTGGGCTTGCGATCATATCCATAGTCCAAAGACTGGTCTTAAGAGTTTTCAAGATTGTTTAGATAAAACTTTGCATAATAACGATTACTTTATACGTAATCGCTTAGGTCAAACTAAATTTTTAAATGTATTACAAGGAAGTGACTGGGATACAGCACAGACCTGGTACAATGCTGTTAAGCACTTGCCTACAGAAGGTTGGGCAATGGGTGGAAAGAATATGTGTGACATGGAAGTCGCACTACGCAGGCTCATCATCTTAAGAGATGAGAAACTGTTAGATGACAGGAACTGGATGCACTTCTTGGGTACTGCCCAATTAGACTGGTCTTGCTATCTAACTTCTATTCAACGACAGGTACGTAAACATATAAATGAAAACTTTACCATTTCTTTTGACTGCGCATCACCCTTCATTGCAACAGCCCACGGTCTCGTCTACACAAACGCCCAGCACACAAACAAACGCTGGTCCGTTATCATGGATAAGGCCCCAGACAACAAAGCAATTAGCCAGGCTTTTCATGTCCCCTTCCCGTTCGAATCAGAAATCGGACGCAGACTTTCAATCGGTGACATCTGCTGGTACAAGCCAGGAATGTTAAACAAGATTGGCAAAGAAGGAAAAACAAGTTGGGATAGCTTCGGTTATGCTCTAATGATGGCGCATAACACATACTGCCATATTGTTGCTGTGCAAAGAGCTAATAACTTAATGGACATTGAAACTGCTAAATTTGGTCCGGATTGGCGCCATTGGAGAAAAGTTAAAGATTCAGATAAGAGTGACGAACTAAGTGAATGGGTTCCACGTAATATTCTTTACTTTAACGAGTTTGTAGAAGAATTATTTACTAGTGAGACTCCTATGCAAATGATTGACGATGCAAAACCTATGCTTAATAGCATGATGGGTATGCGTCTGCGTGGAGGCAATGCTAACAATACATTCAGCAACTTGTTCGAAAGTGATGAAATTGTTTTAGATAAAAGTGTAAGTCAAGTATCTGCTATGCCGGTACTAGATGAAAATGTTTTAGAAGAACTAGAACATGAATTTTTAGAACAGGAGGCTCAGAATGTATGAAGGCAGGATCAAACACCTAGAGGAATCACATCGACTCCTCGATAAACAAATTTCAGATTTAGAAAGAACAGGAAATTATACTGACGAAGCTCTTTCTAATATGAAAAAACAAAAGCTATTGCTTAAAGATGAAATCGCGAGACTTGTGAAATTGCAGTGGGAACACGATCACGAGACTGTTGATTTTGACGATGATCGATAACATTGATCTTGATTTTTATGTATCAAGATCGTATAATTTTTAAAAGGGAACAAAATGGCAAGAGACGTATTTAAACTAACAGACCCAGAATTACAAACTCTAGTAGGCGACTATCAAGACCTCCATCGGGTTTGGAAATTACTAATGGCAGACGGAGTTGTCAACAAGGATGGTTTAGTTGAAGAAACAAAGTTCGGAAAAGGTTTCGCTGAACTGTCAGAAGATCTAACGGAAGAACAAGGTCAGTCAGTGGCAGAAGCTATCAACATATTTATACAAGCAGAATAATGGATCGAAACTACGCATCAGGATCAGCAAATGACGTTATCTTCTTTATAGGTAACGAGGTCGAACATACTCCCGCATACGGAATGAGAACTCTGTTTGTAACAGGTGTTCAACCTACTGATGCGATTGACAGTATTCTCAACGATCAAAATTCTTACATAGATCATTCAAAACATATCAAGCATATTTTCTTTGGTGCTAATCACAGTTTTCATCCTGTTGACTACGACGACTGGAAACAATGGGAAGAAATGATTCAATATTTTCTCGACAAAGATTATTTGTGTAGTTTAGATATTCCACTTAGTGCAGTGGAAGAATTTAATGACGGCGGATTGAATGACAGTGATAATTTTATTCCGCAAATAAGAGTTCCAATTCCTTACATCAAACTTTGGAATTATAACACAATGATAAAAATCGACGACAGAGATTTTAAATCTACTAACCCCGGAGTATGGAGTCACAGTTTGCACGATCTTAAAACTCGTAAAAACTTTACTCCCTGGTCCGATTATTTGAAAGATGAAATAATCAAATGATTAAAAAGCAATTGATTAAATGGTTTGATAACCAAGTGCAAGAATCTTGGAATCGAGCACGTAACAAAGAAAACTATGTTGAAGAAGGATTAGTAAAAATGGGTACTGCACAAGCAATTGGATATCGAGATAATACAATTGAATCTCGAGGATTTAATCTTAAAGTTGTTAAAGCTACAGGCGGAACAATTGTTGAGGTTAATCGTTATGAGATTTCAAAAGAACGCCACAGCAATGGTGTTTATGTTATAACCGATGATAAAGACCTAGGCGAAGAAATAGGAAAAATTATCACAATGGAAGGTTTAAAATGACAGAATTTATTGTTAAAAGCAGCGAAGCTTTTCAAATTCGCGTTAGAAAAAATCGTTGTCTTAGGCCCAACGATCTAAATAGTCTTGAGTTTATTCAAGAGTCTATTAAAGACGGAGAAGTCGAAAACACTTCTACATATCAATTCTTTTTGACAGACTCTCAAATTAAAGAATTAAGCGAAGGATTAGTTAAGTGATCGTTAAGCAAGATATTAGACCACACAAAATGATTTGGGTTACCTTCCGTAAAGAAGGTATCCACAAATATCCAGCAGCCGCAACAGATCCTAACCTAGCAACAGGAGATGAATATGATGTATCGTTTTTGGCTAATCCCCATCGCCATATTTTTCATTTTAGGGTATGGCTTAGTGTCACCCACAATGACAGAGATGTGGAATTTATACAATTCAAGCGATGGCTCGAAAAACTGTATTCTAGCAACGAAGGTGTATTGTCGCTAGACTACAAAAGTTGTGAGATGATGAGCGACGATTTATATGCTCAGATTCACGCAAAGTATCCAGACCGTGAGGTTTGGATTGAGGTCTCCGAAGACGGAGAAAATGGTTCATTTATCAAGTACTAACTTAAAGGAAATAAAAATGGCAAATCCTTCCTGGCTTAACAAATATCTAACGATGAAGCCTGAAGTCACTAGAGTATTCGACGATCTGGATGCATATCTAGATTACTGTCGATTTAATCTACTACCATTTAACCCAGCGGACATGTATAACAGTCCGCAATATAAGGCGTTCCAGCAATCGAAACGTCCTTATCATAATACGAGGTACAACAAACCTCGTAGAGATTTTAACAGATCCGGTCGCAATGAAAATTTTTCTCGTTGATCTAGAAGCTGTTGAAACACGTTACACAGGCGAGTGGAAAATCCACTTGCCTGCGTTACTACGAAAGAGAGGTTACGATGTTCAAGTTATCGATGGCCCTACGGATATTCCTAATGCCACTACTCCTGGCGCCTTTCTTAATTTTGGGGGGACTAACATATATAAGTCTAGCCAAGTTGAGCAGATGGGGCGTTTATTTTGTAACGGAGCCGTTCATCCCGGCGATCACTTTATCTTTACTGATGCTTGGCACCCTGGTATCATAAATTTAAAATACATGAGTGAACTGTTACAGATTCCTGTAACAATACACGCATTATGGCATGCCGGCAGTTATGATCCTCAAGACTTTTTAGGTCGACTAATTGGTGACGCTAAGTGGGTTCGACACGCCGAGAAAAGTTTCTTTTACGCTATTGATCATAACTACTTTGCTACAGAGTTTCATATTGATATGTTTGGTCTTGAATTGTTAAGACTCGACAGAAATTTGCTAGATGCATCCCATATAGCAAAAGGTAAGATTGTTCGCACAGGTTGGCCTATGGAATATATGGCCGATACTCTGTTAATGTATAAGAACATGCCCAAGCGTGATCTCATCCTATTCCCACACAGACTCGCTCCAGAAAAACAAGTCGAGATCTTCCGCGATCTTAAGACTCATCTTCCACAATACGAATTTGTAATTTGCCAAGAGCAACAACTAACAAAGAATGAATATCATAATTTGTTAGGCGAAGCTAAAATGGTATTCAGTGCTAACTTACAAGAAACACTTGGCATTAGTTGGTACGAGGGCGCATTAGTTGATGCTATTCCTATGGTCCCAGATCGTCTTAGCTACAGTGAAATGGCTATGGATGTTTTCAAGTATCCTAGCAAATGGACTGAGAGTTATGATTCATATACTGTATATCGTCCGGACTTATGTAGAAAAATTATCGAACACATGGATAATTACAAAACTCGTTTACCTAGCCTAAATAAACAGGTAGATTTACTAAAAGAAAACTTCTTCAGTTGTAATAATCTACTAGAGAATTTAAAATAATAATAACGGCAATCCACTGCCTAAACATCGGAGAATAATAATTGGCAAAACCAGAATTTAAACCAGATCCAGTGCTTACTGCACAAATAGATAGAACATTCGTCGAAGAAACATTTGAGGACAAGTATGTACCCTTGCCACAAAAGGTTTATGTAAAAGCCGGCGAAATGATGAGTGATAAGGGATATGAAGAATCATATCTCGCAGATGCGATACGTGCTAAAATGAAACGTGACAAGAAACGTTTCTGGGCCGGAGATAACATCAGCGATTACATCTCAGAAGAAGATAAGTCAAAGTTAATTGACGAAGCAACAGAAGCATTTGAACTAGTGCTTGACCGTTTGCTAATTGATCGGGAAAGTGATCCTAACAGTCAAGGTACTGCTCGTCGTTTAGCTAAAATGTACTTTAATGAAATTATGGCAGGACGGTATGAACCTGGCCCAAACGCTACAGCGTTTCCTAATGATAGTGAGGAAAGATATGAAGGCATGTTGGTTGTTCGTAGTGAGTTACGTAGTATGTGTAGTCATCATCACCAACCCGTTGTTGGCGTTGCTTATATTGGCATTATTGCCGCTAGTAAACTTATCGGCTTATCTAAGTACACACGCATCGCCCAATGGTGTGCCAGAAGAGGCACTCTCCAGGAGGAACTTTGTAATGATATTGCTAGGGAGATCGAAAAGGCCACAGGAGCCAAAGATCTAGGAGTATACGTACAAGCCACTCACGGATGCTGCGAGAATCGCGGCATTATGGCACATTCTAGTCTTACACAGACTACTGTACTCAAAGGTGCATTTAAAGATGATCCTGGCACAAAGAAAGAATTCTTTGACAACATTAAAATGCAACAGGAGTTTGCTCCGCGATGATCACCCCATTGCGTGACGACTTAATGGTTCAGCAACAGCTACCGGCACATCCCCAGGATGTTAGGGCTAAAATGTGGCAACACATGGTAGCTGTAATAATGCTAAATCAGACAGGAAGAAAGGCAGTCAAATATGTTCTACCTATCTTCTTGAATCGTTGGTACGATCATATTTCGTTTACTTGTGCATCAGAAGAAGATGTCAAGGATGTAATATGGCCTTTAGGAATGGTAAATGTTCGATATCAACGAATTAAAAAAATGACCAATGATTTTTTAATCTGGGACGGTATCGATGCTACAGATTTATACGGCATTGGAAAGTATGGTTCTGATAGTTACGAAATCTTTTTTAAACAGAACTATAATGTTGTACCAACAGATAAAGAATTAAAAAGATATTTAGAAGAAGAGGTTTTCAATGTTTCTAAAATTGCTTGAAAAAATTGGAAGAAAACGTATCATAATGGATCGTCTAAGTGACGAGCCATATCTAGAAAGATACTATCTATTCCTTAAGGACCGAGAGAAATTTCCATTTAATATCTTTTTACACAAATTCTTAAAAGGAGATCCAGACGATCTCCACGATCATCCTTGGCCATATGCCACATTAATTTTAAAAGGCGGGTACTGGGAAACAACTCCAGAAGGTCGTTTTTGGAGAGGACCTGGTCATTTCAGAGTCTGCAAAGCAGAAAGCTTTCACAGAGTTGAACTAGATCCTAATGTTACTTGCTGGACATTGTTTATGCCAGGTCCCCATAAAAGAGAGTGGGGATTTGATGTTAACGGAAAATGGATACAACACGAACAATATTTGAAAGGGAGATATGAACAAGCGCATAGTAAAGTTTAGTGATTTTAGAAATCATGTCAGCACCATTTGTAGACAGGTTCAATTTTCAAGTTGGAAACCAGATTACGTTGTTGGCATTACTCGCGGTGGACTTTTGCCAGCTGTAATGATTAGTCACTGGTTAGGTGTACCTATGCACACACTTGCTGTATCTCTTAGAGACGGCGGAAGCTGTGAGAGTAATTTGTGGATGGCTGAAGATGCCTTCGGTGCTGTTCCACTCGATCAACAAGAAACAATACGTAGCCGCTGGGACATTAGTTTTAGAAAAAATATTCTAATAGTCGATGATATTAACGACAGCGGATCGACTATTAACTGGATTAAGCAAGATTGGGAATCGGGTTGTTTTCCAAATGAGACTAGTGTATGGAACACAGTCTGGAATAAAAATGTAAGATTTGCAGTTGTGTTTGATAACTTAGCCAGTAAGTCTGAAATTAAAATGGACTATACCGGAGAAGAAATCAATAAAGCAGAAAACGATCTATGGATTGAATTTCCATATGAAGAATGGTGGTCAAAATGAAAAAAGAAGTTATTATGGAGGGGCAACCTCCTTTTATCGAAGATAGCACAGCACCCTGGGATAATCTTCTAGAAGAAGATTTTCACGTAAAAGTATTTTATGACAAATATCCTGTAACAGAAGGACACTTGTTATTCGTGCCTAAATATAACACTGTAGCTGTTCTAATGGATGCATTCGAAAGTGCTGTCCGCGACGGAATGCGCATGGTCGAAGAAGGTGACTGCGACGGATTCAATGTAGGATTTAACTACGGTAAAGCAGCAGGTCAAACCGTAGGTTGGCCTCACGTACATCTCATCCCGAGACGTACTGGAGATATGGAAGACCCCACAGGAGGCGTTCGTCACGTTATTCCTGAAAAGGGCAATTATAGGAAATGGTAATGAGACAAGAAATTATTGGCGTTTTAACACAGCACTTCGAGGCACACATTCTAAAGCATAAAATGAATGTAGACATTATGCTAAACAATCCTATGGCTATTCACGAGCATACTGATTTAATGGATGCCATTGAAAAAGAAATTGATCAAATTTCTGAATACATGGATAAGTTAGAAGTAATACAAAAATATTTTAAGGAATGATTATGCAAGTGAGAGTTGAACAAAACGAAAGCGAAATTGGTAAATGTGGGTGTGGTCGTAGTCCAACTGGTAAGTGCATAGGTTGGCACGGGTTATCTGAGGATGAGTTTCAACAACGTAAAGAACTTTACGAAACAGGCAAAGCAGATCTCAATGGCGATCCAGTATAATAATCAAATATTAGTTCCCTGGAAACAACCAAGTACTCCCTGGAACGAAATATGTGCAGGCGTAGTAGAAAGATTCGGTTTACCAGGTGATCGTTGGACATATCATCCTACAGAAACTAAAATGAAATTCCTTTTTCGAACTGAAGAAGATGCTCTGCTCTGTAAAATATTTTTAAGCGAGTATCTATGAATAAAAGTTGGTTATTAGATGTTCAAGAAGATAAAAGTACAGGTGATTGTTATATCGAACTTACAGATGAGATTTTAAAAGAATCTGGTTTTAAAGTTGGTGATTCGCTTTATTGGATTAACAATGGAGACGGTTCGTATACATTAACAAAAGAAGACTTGACAACGTTTATTAATAAAGGTATAATAAGGAATGAGTAAGTTAAAAATTGCAGAATTGTTTTATAGTGTGCAAGGCGAAAGCCACTGTGAATACAATGAGGATCTATTTGTATGACAGACTTTTGCATTGATAAATTATTTCCTAGTAATGTTATCTATAAAGACTATCAGATTGAAAACAAAGATAGTGTAGTAGATAAAGCAATGGAAATAATTAATCAGTTAGGAGAGAAACCATTTTACTCTCCTTGCGTTAGTACGGTTCACACTTCAAAAGATTTACTTAACCTTGATGAATTTGAGTCTATCAAAAAACAAATAGTAGAAACGGTAACAGTTTTTTGCGATGTTCACAAAATTGTCACAAAAGATTTACAGATAAAGGATGCATGGTTAAATTACTATAATACTAATGGTTATCAAGATTTACATCATCATCCTGACAGTATGATTTCGGGTGTCTATTATATAGACGGAACAGAAACCAAAGATTTCATATTTCAAGCTCCGTGGTATTTTCATCAACCATGTTTCCCAGAATATAGCGAAGTCAATATAGAGAATTGTTGTAATGTTGAATATGAAAGTGTCACTGGAAGATGTATTGTGTTTATGAGCCATTTAATGCACAGAACTCTCCCAGCAGTCAAACCAAGATTAAGTTTGTCATTCAATGTTAGATATTAAACAGATAAGGATTAGTAGTGAGTAAGTTAAAAATTGCAGAATTGTTTTATAGTGTGCAAGGCGAAGGACGGTACATGGGTGTTCCGTCTGTTTTCTTACGTACATTTGGTTGTAACTTTAAGTGTGCTGGCTTTGGTATGCCTAAAGGAGAGCTCAGTACAGAAGTAGAGGCTATTGCCGAAAGAATTACGGATTTTAAAAAGTATGAAGAACTTCCATTGGTTTCTACAGGTTGTGATAGTTATGCTAGCTGGGATCCTCGTTTTAAGGATCTTAGTCCAATGCTTACTTCCGACGCCATCGCAGAAAGAATCTCTGAGATTCTACCGTTCAATGAATGGCGAGATGAACATTTGGTAATTACAGGCGGCGAACCATTACTAGGTTGGCAACGTGCATATCCGGATTTACTGCGTCATCCTAAAATGGCAGGTCTCAAAGAAATCACTTTTGAAACAAATGGAACTCAGCCATTAACTGAAGATTTTGCAAATTATTTGTTAGAATGGCTGATGCCTCATCCAGAATATCACAAAGAGATCACATTCAGTGTTAGTGCTAAACTAAGTTGTAGTGGTGAGGCGAAACACGAAGCTATTCGACCAGATATAGTTTGCGACTACGAAA